TAAAATTGTTCCAGTTATTGTTCCCGAAATTAGGTCGAATAACTCGTTTATCTTTTTACCCGTCTGGCGTTCTATTTCAACACACACAGCAGCGGGTATTATTCCTTTTATTCCACCTCCATCGATACAAAGGATTCTACGTTTCATAATAAATTACCATTCAAATAACACATAAATAGTTTATACGTAAAAAGCCGAATCAGTTATTTGATTCGGCGTTGATTATATTCCTAGTTGGATGATAGTTACTGGGGTCTAGCGGTATTCGCCACCACATCTGCCAAATTCTGTTTGAAATCGGCGATTAACTCTCTTATTAGCCTACCATATGATTCTTTATCACCAGCAAATTTTTTTCTGATTAACTCTTTGGTTGGCTCAATCAATCCAGCGGCACTTGGTGCAATTTGAGGTTCGGGTGCTGTTTCAGCGGATTTTGCCTCAACAGCTTTCTTTTCTTCCACCTTGGTGCGATACCATTCCTCGAATTCGTCTTTCGTTCCACCAAATTTTTCTTTGAATTTCTTATACAAATCAGCAAGACCCGCTTCAGTAAGAGCAGAAGGTTTATGTATGAATGGCGTTCCAGACTCAACTATTACACGATATCCATGTTCGGATATTACATCCATTGATTCGCATACACTCCTGATATCGGATTTGAACTCAAATCCCTTCAACACAAGACCATATAGATCGATAGATTCCCGCAAAACTTTTTTATCAGCATCCAGTGATACTAGAATAAAATTTTCCATTGTTACCCTCAAAAATATGAGTTATACTACCGAAAGTTTATAAAAACTTTTCTTTTCGGAAATCTCTGAGGTCAATAATGACCCCCTCATAACAGATACCGAATACATTATCACGGGACTTGCGATAATATTCCTGCAACGATTCGTTAAGTATGTTCTTACTCAAAATTCTCTTGTTATTTTCAAGAGAATCGTAAAACATATGGAAATCCCCAAAGCCTACTTTGAAGATGGGAATCCCGTTATATTGAAAATCCCCAGTATCCTTCATTATTTCTTTACCTTACCTAGTTTGTTCCAACTATGTCTGTGATTATGTCTTCCATTACCATCCGAATTCAGAACAGGTGAGTCACACACATCTTTAGCGATTGCGACCACTAATCGAATACCTTCATCTGTGATACCCATATTATCAATCAATCCATGCTTCTTACAAAAATCATTGGCATAATTGAAATCACCAAAACTTCTCATATTGAAGGTCGATTCAACTGACTCAATAATTTCAGGAAAATCTTCACCAATCAGCTTGTGATTACGTCTTAACGTATACAATAAAAAGGTTGCTATCGTGAGAGCTTTCGATACTTGATCCGCAAAATTTAGGAGTTCGTCATTATGCATTTCATCATCTTCGACATACTCACTTTCATGATACAAATACTCAGGTAGGTATGACTTATCATTAACCTTAGTGGCAATATTACCAAGGATTGGTTTCAATGTTTTATAGTCAATAGCGGGATTCTTTATGATAAAGAGCGGGTCGATATCACGCATATGATTATAGTAACCAAACATTTCTCGCATATTTTCGCTTCCGATATTCTGTTTAACCATATTCACAAATTGGTCGAACATTGTATATGACCACTGGCTTTTTTCATCAGGTGAACCGATTACATTACCAATTGAGTCAATAACATCTTCATGACATGCATCACTCTCATCATAATCCTCAAACAGTCTTTTCATCAAATATGAAAAAACTTGATTATCAAACGCTTCTTTTTCTTCTTTATATGATTTATGTGCCATATCAATTATACCCACTCACAGTTTATATTAAGCCTGATCTTCGCTACCACTATCAGCATTTGCCTTATCAACATGGTCCTTCGCAATCGGATTGATCCACGCAGAAGCTTTCGCAAAATTAGGATTACCAATAGAGAACTGCTCTTCCGGCATCTTATTATTGATTGCTGGATCTGAACTGAATCCGTCAGGTTTACGATCATCTTGCCATACTTCAATATGGAAAGCAGGGTCACTACCCGGACCATCAGGTTTAGGTCCGAGGAATGCTTTAAGAACACCCTGTTTGTTATATTGCATACATATTGATCTGAAACTTGCCTTTCTACTAATCGGTTTCATTCTGGTAGGGCTAATGTCGATAGCTTGCACAACGCTTGGTTGAGCAGAATGCTTAGATATGTTTTGCGGAGGAGCATTTTCAATTGCAGCCAACATAGATTGCTTAATATCAGCAATCTGATTAGCGTCCGATACAGGACTTCCATATGGGATTCCATATGCAGCTTTTTTATCATCATAGACTTTAACAACCGCACGTCCCGGTGCAGCATAGTTGACCCGATTATTGTTCTGAAGGTTATTGAACATAACACGGGCCTGTACTTCAGGTGGTCTATATGTACTAGTAATGGTAATCTCACGCACACCCGCATCCACACATATACGTCTAATAACATTCAATGTAAGATCGGTTACAATATCGGACTGTGCACTAGAATCATAATTTATCTTGACTGCATCAGCTTCAGGTTCAATAAGAGAACTATTAGTTCCTGATCCACCAGCAGCCCCTTCATTGGGATATCTAAGAATGGTTAATGCCATTAGCTTATCGAAATTGCGTTCTTTCAATCCGCCTTCAGTATGGAAATAATCGAGTTTTGACAAGCTTGCTCCATACTCAACTGATGGGTGCCCAAGTCCTCTATATATAAGGTTTGCCTCAGCTACTCGTCTTTTACGAATAAGGATATCAGTATCTTCACCATTTGTACTTGCGGTCAATCGAATGAGAATATCAGCAATCCACGTGAAATATCGGTTTGCGATATCTTGATCCTTGGGAACTCCGTTAAATGCAATAATATTACTGCCATTTACTTCATCGAACGCATAGTCTGTATCGGTAATAGCTTCCTCAACAGAAACATTCGCACCACTTGCCGATATGATCCTATCGAATCCCGATATTGGAGACATAGCGACTTTGTATTGATATCCAGTCAAATAATACACACCCATCGTTAAACAGTAACTAATAAATGCAGCTTCATCGGATTTGTTCTGTTCAATGGCGAGTCCATTGGTCCATAGGAAACTACATACCGCTGTCTTCACGTATTCTGGACAGGAATTATGAGTAAGAGGCCCCCAGTGACTATGTGCCCAATTACGGCGATTGTTAATGGCTCCCCACAACCGCATTTGAACATACTTGAAAAATGATGCTTGTACTTGCGAATCATTTAATCGGAAATCTCTATACTTAGCATCACCAGTATCCTCATTCAGGACTGTACTTGGACTTAAAACAGCAGCCTCACGAACCACGTCATATTGTTCAGCAGTAAGACCACCTTTAACGTCACCGATTGGAGTCAAATTTTTGTCAGTTGTATTTACAGCAAATATGTTTTTTAGGAATAGATCTCGTCGATCACCACCCTGATCCAATAAAATATTAGCTCCGATACGCATCTTACCATCACCCGCATCGTAGAATTTATTGCTCTTCACTGGTTCCTGAGTAAATAAAAAGTCCCAGTTAGGTTGGAAAAATCCCGGTTTGAATACATTGGCAATACTAACTGGAAGCCCATCAAGTCCGATAGCAATGGGGGGAATCATATCAGCATTATATGGATTACTACCCATAGTCATAGTAGTCTGAGCATCCATAATGCGTCTAGATGCATCGATTGCAGCAAGGGGTGCAAGTGGAGTACCAGCAGTTCCTGCAAGTCCACTACCGATTGCATTCAACTGTGCATTATTAGCACTGGAACGGGTATCCAATTTGTCAACAATGTTCTGTAAATCCTTGGTGAGAATCCCATATTCACCATCCGCTAGAGCGAACCTAAACATATCAGCAATCGCATTGGCAAACTGAGTATACCGAGTTTGATTTTCAACCGGAACTTGCTCACGCTGTTCCTTGGTAAGACCGTTATTTTCATCATTTACATCATAAAAGTCGTATTTGTTGAAAATTTCGTAGAACTTACCTTCACGGCCTTCCGCTTTCTTCATTGTACGCTCAATGGCGTTCGCTAATCTACCTGAGTAATGGGTGTTCATTGGCATATATAATAATCATGATAATTGTTTATATAAAAATAGACTTTTGATTATCTAATAAATAACGATAACTTAATAAATACAATAATCTAGTATAAAATGACATATATTATTAGATATGAAAGAGATATTGAAATCATATCGCTATCGGATTGAACCGAGTGAGGAACAGAAGATTCTGTTGAATAAGCACTTCGGTTCTGTTCGATATGTGTATAACTATTTCCTTAATGAGAGGAAGAATCAATATCTGGAAACTAAGAAATCGGACTCATATAATACACAAGCTAAAAAATTAACTGAGTTGAAACGTGTTGAAGATACTATATGGTTAAATGAGATTAATTCACAGACTCTACAATCTACGGTGAAGAATTTGGAAGCTGCGTATTTAAATTTTTTCAGAGGTAATGCTGAATTTCCGACATTCAAATCGAAGCGATCAAAAAATAGCTTCAAGGTTCCTCAACACATAAGAATTGAGTCCGATTCCATATTTGTACCAAAATTTAAATCAGGGATTCATATTAGAAACTTCAAAAAGTTTACTGGTGAGATCCGACAATGTACATTCTCACGTGATTCGATGGGGAAGTACTTCGTATCGATTTTAGTCTGTACTGTACATACCCCGGTAGAAAAGACAGGGAAGTCAATTGGCCTTGATTTAGGTATCAAGGATTATTGCGTGACGAGTAATGGAACGAAGTTCAAGAATCATCGTTGCACGAAACGTTATGAAAGAGAATTAAAAGTAGCACAGCAACATTTTTCTCGTAAAAAGAAAGGTAGTCATCAATCCGAAAAACAAAGATTGAAGGTTGCTCGCATCCACGAGAAGATATCCAACTCACGTAAAGACAATTTACATAAAATTTCAACTAACCTGATAAAATCATATGATGTTATCTGTCTGGAAGATTTGAATGTAAAGTCGATGGTTAAAAACCATCGACTTGCCAAACACATATCAGACTGTGGATGGGGAATGTTTGTTTCCATGTTAGAATACAAAGCTAAATGGAATAATAAAACTGTTATCAAAGTTGATAGATTCTTCCCATCATCCAAACTCTGTTCGGAATGTGGATGGATCAAATCAGACCTGAACCTATCTGATCGTGAATGGGTATGTGAATCATGTGGATCAACCCATGACCGAGATGTTAATGCCGCTAAAAACATATTAAAAGAAGGATTGAACCTTCTCTCGGCTAGGACGGTCGAGTACACTGATGGAGATGATGTTAGACTTACTCGTAAGCAATTGTCTGTGAAGTCAGAAGACAATTATTAAACATTTGTCACGTTCATAAACATAATTAAGAATAAAAATACTAAGAATTATAAACAGTATGTAAAGGTTTTAAGTGAGGAACTTCAAATGAAGACCAATAAGAAAAATACAAACATGAGAACAGCAGTTGAGTTTATAAGAAGTTATGAGGAAACTCAGAACATCATGGAATCAATTGCCAATGACACTGCCAAGGAACACATGAACTTGATGGAGTCCGTTATCGCCAATGAAGATTACACTGACGACAATGGAGTTTTTGATATGGGTTCTATGCTTGATGTATCTATCAGTGATGATGAATCCAATCAGCCTCGCTACTACAATTCTCCAGTTGAAGAATTGAGCGATGCAGATAAGAATCTTATCATTGACGAATTCACCAAGATGATCAAAGATGACTACAAGACAGTAATCGATTTTTCTGACATCGGTCCTGTTGCTACTGTTATCCAAGACCGTTTCGGATTCAAGCAAGACATTGAAGGATTCCTCCGTGATACAGTCCAGAAAGCATCCGATTGGCAGCAGAGCCAGAAAATGGCTGTTGACCCAGCAACCGGAACCGCTGGACAAGAAATCGCTGGTATGGCAACTGAGGAAGTTGGTGGCCCAACTGACATTGAACCCGATCAGGAAGGAATCACCGCTGGTGCTCCCGAAATGGGCATGGAAGAACCTGTAATGGGTGCTCCAGAAATGGGTGCTCCAGAAATGGGCATGGAAGAACCTGTAATGGGTGCTGAAGAAGTTACCGTTACCGAACCAGTGATGGAAGAACCTATCGAAGATGAAATTTCTCTTGATGGTGTGGAAGACGCACTTGGTGAAATTGGTGCTGAAGCTGGTGAACTCGACACTGAAGCTGGTGAACTCGACACTGAAGCTGGTGAAGCTGGTGAACTCGAAACTGAAGCAGGGGAAGAAACTTCCGAAAAAATGAAAGAAGAAGGTGAAGAGGAAGACGGCGAAGAGGAAGAAGAAGAAGAAGAAGAAGAAGAAGAAGAAGAAGAAACTCCTTCTATTGACGCTCAACTCGAAGCTATCAGAGCAAAGATCGATGGTTCTGCTATCGACACTTTGGTTGAAGCCGCTGCTGACTCTCTTTCCGAAGAAGCAAAATCGATGCACAGCTCGAAGCAATTCGCAGTGAATTGACCGAATGTGATAAGACCAAAGCTCCTCTGGTTGAAGACGTAACCGATGAAGAAGCCGACGAAGCTGCTGTTGCAGTTGCTGATGCATCTTCCGACAAGAAAGCAAAGGAACTCGCTATGGCTGACATCAAGAAACAACTTGGTGATGACATCGCTGAACTTACTGCTCTCGGTGAAGCTAATGCAGAAGCTAACGTGATCGCTCAATTGGAAGCTATCTCCGCTAACTACCACAAGGCTGAAAATGCTAAGGTAGAAGCTGTAGAAGCCGAAAAGAAGTTGGATGCACAGCTCGAAGCTATCGCTACTGGTTACAAGAAAGGCGTTACTGCTAAGCTTGAAGCCGCTCAGAAAGAAGCCGAAGTTGATGCAAAACTCAACAGCTTGGTAGAATCCTATCAGGACTCTCAGAAAGCTAACTTGGACGCTCGTAAGGCTGCCAAGGAAAAGATTGAGAAGTTGTCTAAGTAATTATTAACTCACACTTAACCTTTATTTTAAGCAGGAATTCACATTCCTGCTTTCTTTTTTGGTGGTATACTACAATAAATTTGCTATATTTCAAGGTATGAAAATATTATTTATTGACACCGAAACCACTGGCTTCAGTCATAAAACTCAAGACATGTGGCAGGTCGCTGGGTTCGTTACCGAAGACCAGAAAGTATTAGATAGCTTCAACATCAAATGCCAACCTGTGAATTGGAAAACGATCAGTAAAAGTGCATTGGAATGTCAAGTGCCGCCAGTCACTATTGAGCAGCTCAGGAGCTTTCAGAAACCACGTGACGCATTCTTGGAACTCAAAGCAGTGTTGGACAAACACTATGACCCCAAAGCTCATCAGAAATTTTTCATTGCTGGTCAGAATGTGAAAGCATTCGACTGGAGATTTCTGAATGCGTTCTGGGATCGACACAAGATCGCAGGTGAACCCGACTTCCAACATTACTTCAATAATAGAGTAAGCTATGATCTTATGGACCTCACTCGACCACTGAAGAAAAAGGGTATCCTGAAAGTCGAAAATGTAAAACTTGGCACCATCATCGAATCATTCGATATCAAAGTGAATGGCCCATTACATGACGCTCTCACTGACATCGATGGAACATACCAGTCGTTCTACAAAGCGATTGATGTATGGAAACAAGAGCTTAAGAAAGATCCAACTCTAATAAACGAGCTATCAGAATTCATGCGAGATCTATTCAAACGAATGGGAATCATCGAGCAAGAAACCCAAGATGGATTAGATCTACTTTAATAAAAAGGCCGGGGATTGTTCCTCGGCCTTTTCTGTATTCTTTATTCTTTGATCCTCAACTGAGCCGCTGTCATTGTTCCAGTTGGGTCACTCGGTGAATTGAATCCAAGTGTAGATGCAACGTTAGTACATTCCACGTATTGATATGTTCCATCTTTTGAATTATCAATCATGGCGAATGGGAACATTGCATTCATTGCAATATTGTCATTGTCCTCGGTTACTGTAACTGATAGACGTGAATCGAATCCCTTACCATCTTCTCCGGTGACTGTATAGCCAACACCCGGATGGAATATCAACCCTTCAGTATAACGTTTGTTGACTGATAGCATATAGCTTTTATCAGCATAAAGATCTCGATATACGTAAATAGTACGCAGGTCTTTTGTATTATAGATCAACACGGGCATATTTGTATATGGAGGCATCAACATCAAATGATTTGAAGGGGATGAACATGCCATCAATGAACATATATCAGGGGAACAGATAATATGAGTACCATTCAATTGATTCTGGAACATATCATCAAAAAAAGTATCAATTGAGGTTTTATCAAATCCCTTCACAGATTCAGATACATCAACTGTACTCCGTGTTGATGCTTTCTTGATTGCTGCCAGTATGTTGTTGACGATACGACTATGAATTTCAAACAAGAATGCATCGATCATAGCCTCTCTACCATCAGTATCATGGAATTCACGTAACTGGGTATTAAGATTCGATGGCATATTCATTGTTTGTGATACATAATCGAATGTAGCTACATCTGCGATTAATGCTTTCTTCAATTCAAGCTGTTGTGAATCTGAAAATCCCGGTATATTCATAAAATCATTCTTACGAGCACTAACTTGCATGAAGTAGTATTCTTTATCGGATACATCACCTGTACCAACGAACTGAACATTCACAAAATTGGCTATAAATGGATCTGATACAATATTGGCCATGATCTGAGTAGTCAAATCATTATCGAATGAATGCTTATCGATCACCTTGAGATTTCGCTCCAACAAATGGGCGTACATCTTCCATTCGGGACTGAGTCTTCTATGCTCATTATTATCAAGAAAATTCTTGAATCCTGTGATAAATGCAGAACCATTCATCCATTCAATTGAATCAATGTATGAACTAAGTGCCTTTGTCAATTCTTCATCCAAATCAACTGGATTTGAAACAGTTTTCAGTATCTTACGATACACGTTATGGATAATTGGTTGGGTAAATTTGGATTCCATGATATTCCTTAGGTAAAATTATACCTAAAAGATACTTTTAATCACTCACCCACAATTATTTTTTGGATAGATTTTGGATCGATTCCATATGATCTAATCCATTTACGAATTGCAGTATCAGATACCCCATATTTTTTACCAGTCTGTAGATAACCAAGATCTGATATATTGGTAGTTAACTCGGATATATCGGGACGAATGCATGTTCTACGCTGGTGACCCAGACACCGAGAACAGACTTTGGAGACTTTACTTATTTCAGTTCCACACTCACAATAGTGGCGGGATTTCATTGCCCTACCAGCAAACGTATCTGTTTGACTATGGCAATTCGGACAAAGAAGTCGTAAATTATCCAACCGATTATCGTTTGATATACCGTTAATATGATCTAACTGCAATACAATAGGTTTACCATTCCATTCACCCGATAATCCACACTCGCTACATATATTAGATAATAATCCATCGGCTAAAAGTCGGCGTTTCAGATGCCCTCGATTATATGACGATCCAATAACTAATATGTCATCATATGATTTCATATTATCAACCGATAATCTACGCATTGAGTGGAAATTAGGATGAAAATGAGCTACTGATAAACCAAGATGCTGAATTCGATCTTTAATAGTTTTATTGTTTCTTCCCTTAAATGGGAGACCACATTTATCTGCTATTTCTTTATATGACATTGCATTAAATACGATATCAGAGAATTCTGAATCCGAGTATTTAGTCCATGCTACACTTCGTCTAGCTCTATGTTTCATTCGAACCACCTTTATATTATTGGTATAATACCAGTTTATAAAATGGTTCGAATAAAAAACATTGAGGTAGCAGGATTCGAACCTGCGAATATCGGAGTCAAAGTCCGATGCCTTACCGCTTGGCGATACCTCATCAATTACTACCCCTGTAGGACTCGAACCTACACTAGCATTACCTGTCCCCTGATTCAAAATCAGGTGTGTTAACCCATTACACTAAGGGGTATTATATTACTGGTGTGGTAGGATTCGAACCTACGATAATCGGGTCAGAGCCGATTGCCTTAACCACTTGGCGACACCCCATCAAATACAAAAAGCCCCGCAATCTGCGAGGCTTCCATTAAGTTCAGTCGATAAAAACAACTTAACCCACAACTCTCGCTTGAGATTGCATTGATTGTTGTTGCTGTTGTTGGTTCATCGTTTTCATATTAACAAATATAGATCTTTTTTTCGATCTGTCAATCAACTTTTTGATGGGATTACAGATTCTTCATTATCACCATAATCGGTTCTCTCAAGCACTGAAATCGACTGCACCTGATTTACACCCATGACCGTGATATTATAAGCATCAAGTTTATTACTCAGAATTTCTCGTTGCTGCTTAATGAATGCATCTGCTTTCGGTCGAGGCATGTATCCAGTGCTGATCTGAATCAAATATGCTCGGTCTTTCTCAAGTGCATGAATCACAGGAACCGGAACGTGGGTTCCATATGACATGAAAAGAAGTCTATTGTGATTAGGACACGCTTCCTTGAATAAAGAAGCAACCTTCTTCATGTGTTCTTCGGCCTTTGACTTCGACATTATTCCAGTAGGAACATAAATCACATTCAATTTGTCTTCTTTGATTTCAGTTGCAGCTAACCGCATCTGACTTTCGAATACGTCTATCGCTGGTCGAGTCTCTTCCCGAATAATACGCATAATCGCTTCTTGATTCTCTCCAAGGTCCATAAGCATCAATCGGTCTTCAATATTTCTTAGTATACTCATAATCAATCCTGTGTGTTTGACTACAATATACTTTATTCGATTACCGAAAAAATATTTAGTGGATCTGCATGGCAACGCTCCGAGTTCTCCTGCTTAAAAGGCAGGGGCTAATCTAGTTACAGCTCCAGATCCATAGTGGGACCGGGGGTAATCGAAACCCCGTCTACCGATTAAAAGTCGGCAGCTTTACCACTAAGCTACGGTCCCATATAGTGCATGTGGTGGGACTCGAACCCACACGGTCTTACGACATCGCCTTAAGAGGGCGGAGCAGCAACCAATTCTGCGTCACATGCAAATAAAAAGCCTCGCAATCATTCGACTACGAGGCTCATGTGTTGGTAATAGAGATACTACTACGATGTCACATAAACCTCGCTGCGTTTCTTGCTTTTCTTACCTTTAAGTACCAACATTTTTTCTTCTCCATGACCAATTAAGGTCGTAAATTTTTTAGTCCCAGCACGGGTAACGATCCCGATCTTCTGTGTTTCAAACAGACGCATTAACCATCTATGCTATCACTGGCATGTATAAAAAAGCCTTCTTCAGATTCGTCACTAAATCGTTCGATACCCATGATGTCTTTCTCCTTGCGAGTAGCCAGCGGCTACTTATTATAACCCGTAATCAACTTAATGGCCTGATTACTTGACCTTAGTAGAGGTGGTGGGATTCGAACCCACAGCCAACGGATTATGAGACCGTTGCTCCAACCATTGAGCTACACCTCTATGTAGTGGGCTAGAGTGGAGTTGAACCACCGTAGCATTTTACAGTCCACTGAGCAACCAGTTGCTCAACTAACCCAAATTTTTGTAGTTGGTGGACTACCACCTCGGCGGACTACATACCGCACTTCGTAGTGGGTCAGGAAGGATTTGAACCTTCTTACTGCGATGCCAATACACCTTTTTGTTGACGCAGGGCAGATTTACAGTCTGCTGGTGTTACCGACCCATAAAACAAAAAACCCACTCGCATTGAGTGGGTTTTTATAAGAACTTGGTCTCTTTACTTAGAGACGTTCTATCAACCGCCCACTCCTTGAGTAGCCTTAAAATAATAAAATTTTATTTTGTTGATAGAAGTCATTGTCTTTTCTCTCTTCCTTGAACTTTGTTACATACAAATATAGATCTTTTTACGGATCTGTCAATCAAAAAAAAATTCACTTTCTTGAATTCTTTTGCCTTATTTATCATAATATAGATTTTTTCGCCGAGTTGTCAATCAACTTTTTTTGGAAAAAACATTTTTTATGTCTCGGACACCCTTTACCATGTCAGCCAACCCACCGCTAATCTCACTGCCCTTTGCTGCCCCTCGTCTAAGACGTTTCTCAGCCTTTCCAAGCAACGATTTATCCAACTCATCACGATAGATGTATTGGTTATGAGAATCGATTACACCATCTTCTCTGAGGCGTTTAAGTTCATCCACATCGAGTTCGCCTCTATCTATCTTCTGGTTAAGAAGTTGTTGCTGCTCCTTACGAGACTCTGCCTTTTGATATTCGTTCTCGATTCGTTGTTCTTCATAAGCCTTATCCATGTTTCTTTCATAAGTCTTCTTAGAACGAGCTTCTTTAGCTTCACGGTCGAGCGATGCTTTGTAGTCCTTTTCCTCGTCTCGAATATCCATCAGATTTTCCTTCATGCGAATCAATACATCAGTTGGAAGTTGTTCCAATGAATATATAGCAATCTCAGTTCCTCGTGGAACATAGGTTTTCATGAAACGTTCTTTATTTTTCGGAGATAATGCCTTGAATGCACTGAGCATCGAGTACATCACTGTGTCACGATCACCTTCTACATTGAGTTTCTCTCTCGGTGGATAGTGCATCGCACGTGCGGGATGTGCTTCAAATATGAGGTCATACCCTGCAATGATCGATTCTACCAATGCATCATTATCGCCATTCTTGAATCTGTTCAAAAAGTCTTTCATATTAGTCTTCGCCAGTTATACCAGCTTCCGATTCCATATTCTTAAGACGAGTATAGTAATCAGGAATTTCTTCCAGATGATCGAGTGCAATTTCTAGGGCCAAATCTGGATCATCTGTATGTTCCTGTTCGATCTTGATTCCCATCTGAATCTGCTTCTTGATATCTTCAGTAGATATGCCATGTTTCTTGGCAATTTCTTCTGCATTCAGGTTATCGGACTTACCACCTTCAAGCTTATCTTTGTGCTTATTGATGAGATCACATATCTCTCCTTCATTTTCAAAGATTAACTCGTAACCATCAATGATCGATTCGATTAATGATTCGTTACCGTCGGACTTAAAACTATTAATGAACTTTTTCATATTGATACCTATTGATTCGACAAGTTTTACATCGATCACCTTAATTTGCGTGGGGCTAAAATACAACATATATAGTAGCTTCACTAGGAATTATCACACCATCATATCCAAGTTTGATAAGATTCTGAAGATAAATATCAGGATCATGTTTATAATTGTCATGCCATATTGACATCATGCCATCTAAAGCAGTTTTCCCGACATACATATCAACTGCGATCTCATATGCACTCTCAAAATCTTCAGCTAAATTTGACAACATTCTAGTTTCATAGAAAGCTTCTTCCATTGCATCAGAATCATCCATGTTGTCAAATACAGATTTTATCTCTGGTGCATTACGCAACATGAAATCAACTTGTCGTTTATTCAATTTGGTTTTGTCAGTTAATGGGGTATTAATTTCTATTAGTGCTTTAATTACACTTCCACCCGACTCACTGTATCGAGCTGCTTCGGATTCCACATCAGTAAAATAAAATCCGGGACCATACTGGTCATTCGCTTCGGAAGATCCCACAAATCGATAATCGAATGTGGGGTCACTTACAGTTCTTCCGTGATATACTTCATAAATCATGAGTAATGCTCCTTTTGTACTCCAAATGTAAACCCAGCGTCACGTAACACAACGGCACCTCGTTTAGTTTTTCCATATGAACCGAGTCTAACTAAATCACCAACCAGTAAATCCATATTTGTCATTACTTGAATAATTTCTTCGAAAAAATCATTTTCATATAATTCTTGCATCTGCTCATAAGTAACCTTGCCTTGATATGCACCTCGCTGACCTGCACGATGTGCTTCATGCATCAAAGCGTCAACAAATAAATCAAATGGGATACCGGTTATTTGACCGAACTCATTTGTCTTGATGTTATCAACATATTCGCTGATTAGCCATAAATCATTATCACTATAATCAACCACATTAGCTACTATGTTCATACTTTGAATGTATCCATCACTCTCTACACCATTCTGTGCAATCCCTTTAGGATTACGAGCAAGCTTGAGAACATGATTGTCATCAATCTTGTACACGATTCGAGATGATCCCGATGAAATACGAGGTAGACGCTGCTGTGCATATGCAATACGTTGTCTAAAAGAAGGAAGTTTATCAAGAACATACGGATCAAAGCCTTCTGGGTAGTTAACTCCCTCGAAAATGACTACATACCCAGATACGATAGCTTCAACAAGCGATATATTACTGTCACGTGCCAGTGACTTTACAAATGTTTTAAAATTCATATTACTCTCATTCACCGAGCCGCCTTCAACATCAAGAATCTTGATGTTATCAGCATCAAAAATTGTGTAATTAGTTACACCGTCATATTCTTTGGATGGAAATTTAAACCCATCAATCTCAAATACTTCCATGAGTTTACTTGCATTCGATCCACCCAATGTATCGGATACATAGTTATAAACCATTTCATAGGAAATCCCACCGTTGATGTAAAATTGGAAATCAGATTTATCTAATAGTGATTTAAACTTTGACAAATCATAATCTTCAATTTCTTCATCGAGAGCTTCCCATGCATCGTTATCAGCACCATCAACCAGTAAGGTCTCTATGATATTTTCAAACTTATCATCGGAATAGAAAAATGTACGATGTTCACTCATCTCATCAATTTCATTATCAATCACATCCATTCCGATTATCTTTTTTGCCATCTCGGATACAATATAAGGATCAATAGGCTCATTCCAATTAACAATATTAAGAGAATCAGGCACACGCACAGTATATACATAGCCCTGTCCTGCGGCTCTATCAGCATATCCAATAGCAACCTTCTTACTGCCAGTTAAATAAATACCCCACCCATATGACTGAACCTCTTCTCCAGTATTGATAGCATCATTGGAGAATTGATCGAATTTGGCACCTGTTCCGTGATATAGTTCCATTATTTAGTTCTCGTCATATTCGATAACCAACTCAGGAACCGCTTGACCAACAGTTGATTCACCAGTCACCGCAAGTTGAAGGAAAATGTAATCGGTTTCACCAGCAGCAAGAGGATTAGTAACCCCACCACCAACAGTGTTAATATTGTAGTATCCAACCATAGAAGTTCTTACATTGGTCACTTCACCACCATAGCAACTATGTGCAACCGACTGATAGCCAAGTATCGTTTTACCGGATGTCAACACAGCAGATGGATCAACTGTAACTACTTCATTCACAGTACCACCATTGGTAACAGTGACTCCCTGAATAACAATTTCACTTTCAACATTTGCTATGACTGAAGTCTTATTAGTCAGAAAACGAATTGGATCAGTATCACCATTCACATTAGTGAAACGATAAATACGATTTGTTTCAAAATTCAGAATGGGTGTTCTAATGTCGTTCAGGTAGTAGCACTTACTTCCATTAGGAAGAGCTTCCACACGAACTGTATAATCAACAGTTTCTACCGGATCGGCACTCAAGTCCAACCAACCAATCAAACCACCAACCGTAATATCAGATGCATCACCATACTTAAACCCAGTGGGATATGATGCAAACAATGTAGCATTAGCGGTTACAGTAACAACACGTTCACCCAACCCGTTAGTTGTTATAACAATTGCGGGGTCAGTTACTGGTGTATCATCCAGAGCATTGAATATCTGGAAAGTAAAATCACCATCGGTTTTATCAACGAATGTATACGTATTACCGACAACTATAGGAACCGGAATCTGACGATCTTCGTTCAAATACATTACATTCCCATAACCAATGTCATGTTCAGAAATGTTATAGTCCAATACAGCAACCTGCTCATCCAGATATTGACCGAAATTACCCCCAACGGTAACCAAGAATGGACTTTCTTCTGTATAGTTCCAAATGTTATTGATTGCGACAAGAGACTTGTCGTTAGTAGGACGAGAGTATGCTGTAGAACATCCAATATATAGGATAGGGATGTTAGCATCATCCGGTCTTGTAGTAGCGGGATATATCCGCATATGACTCAACTGATTTGACGGAGGAGTCTTCAAAATAAACTTAAAAATTGACTCGAATGAGTATCCCACATCAGTAGGGACATCAGGTCTATAAATACAATAGGTATTGGCATCGGTTTTATCATCAGCGGGGACAATAGGAACACCATATACAGCAGGAACTGCCGCATCGATTCGTTTGATGCCGATACTGGAAACAGGAGTACCGAAGGCACAATCCTTTCCAGTATACTTGAAAATTTCAAATTCTGCTGACATAGTAATTTCCTTACATATCCAAATCAGTTAGAATAAACGGCTTGGCACTCTCGTCCCAAATTTTCTGCTCAGTTTCTTTCAGATCTGCACGAGCTTGTTCAAGCAGACGAGCACCATTCACTTTACCACCGCCGGGAAGTGTGTAGTCATCACGATCAAGGATTTCACCCCACATAATCTTACATCTGGCAACCACAAGGTCACGGAATGAGATGTTTGCAAATACTTCACCAATAACGGTTTTACGATAGATCTTACAAATTGCTACTCGGTCTACACGAGGAGTAGGAAAAATTCTTAACTTATGTAGAAATGGATGGAATCGAACTTGATACTGAGTACCAACAAGCTTTTTAACATCTGCGATATAACGCTGAGCAGCCGTGTATGTAACGAGGTCGAATTGGCTCCAACCAGTGGTTGCAACCAGACTTTCTCCAGCTCCCACATCAAATGCAGTCCAAGGTGTGAATCCATTACCATATGAAGGTGCCACGTCAATAACGTCAGTCACTTCTTCAGGAACATCATATTCAATAATACCAGCTTTCAGATATAAAATCATCCAGTCATGAAAATTCGCTTCATCTTGATTATAACGAAATAACCAGTCAAGGCTATCATTAATGGCCAAATGTACATGTCCGAGACCGTCTTTTTCAGCAAGTTCCAATTCAAGTTCGAGAACAGGATGACCAAGTCTAGCTTTCACATATTCGACCAAGTCATCTCGTGTAACGTAAATACCGCTGCTCATAAAATACCTATATTCGTCTTTAATACTAGTTTATAAGATATCTCGCACGTTAGGCACTTTCTTCTTTTGAATCTCAGCGATTACGTCCTCAACCTTGATATTATTAGCCAATTCTTCGATTATTGGCTTTTCACGAGTCAATTTTGCAATTCGGACTCCACTCAACTGCGAATTTGATACTAATTTTTCAAATACCGATTGATTTCTATTTCGATTTGTATCATCTTCATACTGGGATTCGATATTAGCCCCAGCACCACGAACTGTACCATCAACTTCACTCTTAGTGCTATTGATTCCGATACGCTTGTACATGTCACGAAGCTCATCAAATGTCAGTATATCCTGTGTTTTTATGACACCGAATTCATTTTCAAGTAGAGGGGTAAGTGATGCATTCGAACCATCATTAAACTTGTCATGCATGAACTTAATTGACAAATTGTTAAAATTGTCTTTAATTGCATTGAATTCCTCTACGAGCTGATTGGCAATCAGACTATGGAGAAGAACCGCATCACCTTCGATAGCTTGACCATTTATGTAACCCGAAATCACGGGTTCGGTGGTTCTGATCTCTATAATGCGATCATCACCTTCAGGAATGAATACACCATTTTGATATTGACCAAACTCAACACTGGTATAGTCGATTTGTTTCTGACCGAATGTATTACCACTTCCTTCAGGATGCTTGGATCTAGCTTCAAGTACTGGCGTTACCAATGTACCATCACTGAGATTGATATATGAACTATCCGACAAATCTTCAATGTAAATCTTGATGCTATTGTATTGCTCCGATCCCAGATATCGTTGGACAAATGCAACCGGATCTTTAGAAGCCAGTGAATTCACTAAAGTTTGGAACTTTTCAATATAATCACCAGATAACAAACTTCTAGTAGTTGATAATGCTCCAGTTAAACCATAGAACAATACCAATTGGGTGAATGATTTAGGATTCTTAGTTTTCCACTCACTTATTTTCTTTCGACCAACTAACTGAGTACCATTTGAATTCATTTTTACCTGAATCAATGTAAGGAACTCCTGTAAATCTTTCAGAATGAGATTACTTGGGATTGTATAGTTCTTGAGATATTTAGGATGTACCCAGTACTCACCATTAATAACAATGGCTTCTTTCATACCTTTCGCATCTTCACGGATATATGGCACATCAGTTGGTGCTTCTTGTCCCTTATGAATAACATATCCCTTAGCAGTCACGTTCACATACGAATGGTCAATAATTGCATCCTTCTGTTGCAACGCAGAGTCACGGAACTTAAGTGCATCTTTATGTTCGACACCGATTGGTAAAAACTCCCATACAAATAAATCGGGACCAGTTACCAATTGTCCACACCACACAACGTTCATAGGAGTGCCGAACGCACCATTTCGAGCACCAGATATAAATGCATCAGCTACTTCAAGCAATCTTAACAAATCAGCACTACCGTCTACAATTGGGGTAATGTAATCTTCTTGGGTAATTACAATTTTTACAGCCAGACCAAAATTGTGCCAAGATAAGAAAGTACTGGCAGGTCCACCCAACTGTAAATAGTCCTGATCTTTACTAGATCTGTGGTTTCGATCAGATTGACCCGACTTTCACCAAACTCATCCTGTAAAATCTTCAAAAGGAACTGTACTTTGTTATATACATCGATCCCACCACGCATATCAGATATCAATTTACTTGATGGGTTGAATATTTGCCATCCGGGTATATCAGAATTCTCGATGATGTTCCCATTTAACATCTTGAAGTCACCACCTCGTCTTTTATTGGCATATTCAGATTGATCGAATGGACCGAAATCATCAAATATCTTATCTCGAAGTTCGCCATCGAAAGGAAGATGTGGCATATTGTAGGTGACCCGAATATTACGAGGGTCGTCATTCTGCTGAGTTGGTGGATATGGAATAACCATACTATCCAGTATTCCACTGGTAGTTCCATCCACAGTAGTTGCATTCAATAAAGTATATTCAATGGATGTATCACTAATCACTCGACCACTGAATTGTCCATTGAACTCACTATTCACTGATCCACTGACAGTAACCGATACAGCATCTGGATTTCGAGACATTACAACATCAGGTAGTGATTCGCTTAAAGTACCGATCACAGTAGAACCATCCTGCACTATCATTGATTCGAATGGAATGTTAAGAACAATCTGATTTCCACTAGGGGTATTGTTCTTTCTATATTTAGTATATGTCTTTGTATCGATGAACCGAACTTCAACCCATCTTACACCCATATCGACTTTTCGATATGCGGTATATGTGGTTCCAAATAATGTCTTCGCCTTATATTTCTCCCTCTTTGTTCCGAAGTCAACCGGAATAAGAATTCGAGCCATCTGCTTGTTATAGGGGAATATGTGGTCAGCCAAACGACCATCTGATTCCCTAAGATTCGTACCCGGAATTGCACTGTATACATCAATTATCTCATTTCCGTAACGCTTCTTTCTGTCATAAATCAACTCACCTGAATTGAATACAGATTGGTTTGTAAATTTCTGAAACCACTTTATTTTTCTAATAAGTGGGTCCAACAATTCAAAATTTCGGTTTACCTCTTGAATTGAGATAGCTAAAGCAGCCGCCAATGCAGGTGAAAAAGTAGCGGCAACAAATGCACCACCAATCTGTGCTCTACCTACCGCCTTTTCAAGTGACTTCAAATCATCAAGTAATAGATTTACGGAGACATCATCGTTGATTATAGTCTCACGAACTATGATAGGATTCTCATCACTGTCCAATGCAAGAATAAATCCACCAGCCCCATCATTGAAATCTTCGTCATAATAGGTCTGATACATATTATAGTTATATTCGGGGTATTTAGATGGGTCAGCATTGAAATCATCAGGTAGAGAATCACCCGACACTTCTTCACCGTCGGAATTAATAATTCGGAAACCTGATACCTGAGCCGCATCATCGATATCATCACTATTGTATATAGGCTGTCCGTTATATACAGCATATGCTTCAACTAATTGTGGCCATGTATACACAATATTTTTTGTGGTAATCGGAGCTTCACTTCCTTGAGTCAAATCACCTAGATCAATCATGGAAGATAAAAGTGGATTATCCTGTATCGAGTCAATAATACCACGGATTACCCCAATAAACTCGCTATTCAATTCTTCAGCACTTTCAAATTGAGCAATGAATGCATCCTTAACTGACATCGTAAATGGGGTTATCTCATCATTTGGAAAATCAAATAAATTTCCCTGTAGATGCTGTTTGGTAAGGAACACTTTAGCACCTGCCATGCTACGAGAAAACCTAAATCCACGTTTTTTAGGCAGATATGAATAGTTTGCATCATACTGGAGATCATCTTCACCATCACCGTTAATGTCGCTCCCAGTTAATTTCTTTCGATATTCGGTGGTAACTACTTCAATCCCAAGAGGAGTAACTCGATCTCGAAGGGATTGCAGTGCTCGATAAAAACGTTTTTTACTCAGGTAGCCAATGCTCTTATTGTCAGGAACCCCAATATTATTTTTAGTACTGTAATTATTAGATCCCCAAAGTCCAAAAGCCGCATAAATATCACGGTCAATCAATGTACTTCTCTTGGTAAACCCACCATATGAGATACGAACCTGAGTAATACTTCCTAGATTTCCAGTTGGTGTGTCAGTAAATGATTTATATGTGGGAATTCTAACATTGAAAGCTGTTGTTGGGTCTCCATACGAGGATATCTCAAACTCACCGTTCATGCGTCCATCATCAGCACCTTCAATCGTAATGAATACTCGGTCAAAACCTACATGTCCAGTATTACCAATATTTTTCTGGTATATCGGTTCATTGGATGGCACATTGAATCCCATAATAGGTTCAGTGGCAACTATTGTAAGAATTCGAACACCAGCATACGTAACATCATTAAGAGCAACCGCAAGATCTTGATTGGTCACTGCGGTAATAACGTTAGTAATTGGCGTAACTGCATCGGTCATAGAATAATGACGAGGAAAAATGGGAATCTCCACATTGTCATTTCCTAATGTAATGGATCTAGGATGATCGTTATCATCGAAATTAATATCAGCAACTTCTATAACATCTTGACCGGCAAATCGGTGTTCTTCTGATGTTCCACTGGGACTACCATATTCATCGTAGTCAGTCACAGTAAATGTAGCCGACCCCGTAGTTGGATTGTATACGAAATTAACTTCTTCGTCTACCACCTCATTCAAATTAACTTCTGATATGGTTCCGTTATCAGGGTCGATTTCAGATGAAGATGCATCAGCTTGTAGATTCAATCCACTCAAATCCACTTTGACATCGTATAAAAATTCTTTTCGCTTAAGAAAGTCGTAATAATTGAATTCGGTATTCACTTCGGGCCTATAAAAAGCTTTTTCAATAGTTTATAAGAAAAAATAGGGTTTCTGCCCTAGAAATGACCCCAATCGATAGCATCAGGATTAGGATTGATAGTTCCCATAGTAGGAGGGGTTTCATAAAGTTCATCCCAACTCTCGACATTATACAGAATTTCGTCATTAAGTAGGACATTACTGTCTGCATATGCTTTACATTTTTTCCAACTTTGGATAAATGCATTGCTAATAATCATAGCAAAGTAGTTATATGGATCATTTTTCCCACTCTTAGATTTCTCTGGATCAAAATTATGAGCATATTTCAGTACATGCTCAATTGCACGACCTCGGAACTCTTCTTTCCAGTCATCAGTATAATTTCGCCATGATGCTGAACCGAGCATCTTATCAATGATAATCAATACAACTTCAGCCAATTCTCTTGGCATGGGATATGTAGAATCAATATTTTTCTTGAACTTATATGCCATCACTAGATCGGATAGGTATTCTTTCTCAATGCGACCAGTTCGCATGCTCTTAATTCGCTGGTCAAATGTAATTGGTTGAGGTGCGGCCTGTTCTAGCTTTTCCTCATCGGTTAGTTTTTTTCTTCTTGGCATGGATTCTCCGGGCTATTCTAACTTGTCATTGGAAGTCAATTTGTTAACGAATTCAGTTAATGAGTCCACTAACGTCTTATTATTGAAATCCATTAAGTAGAGGATGCAGAATTTTCGGTCCTCACCGAAGTACCATTCCAGTTCCTCATAACACTCAAGAATATATTTCAATTCGTTATCCAGTTTTATGTTAATTCGTCCAACCTTGTTAGCTGCATGCTTTCGATATAACCAAAGCTTAGCAGCAACATGGAACATTGTCTCACCAGAATTGTAATAACGGTAGACTAGAGCTTCTTTCTCGGTAACGTTATCATGAAGAATTACGTTCTCAATTAACTCTCGATATTCACCCGCAAACGTAGCATATGCACCATCTATAAATAGCATTTGATGGATTATATCAACCCATGACATACTGATATCATGGAATACAGCCAGAAATGAAATCGGTAGGGGTGAATCGATAGTTTGATTGCGGATTCTCTCTTTATTCAGCACACTATAATAAGTACTTGAATTATCTCGACTACTATCAATTGTATTGAAATAATCTAAAATAACAGGATTATCACTACGCCTTGGATCAAATTCAAGAACACGTCTGTGCAAAGAAACATGCTTATATCCGATGTCATTATATAAGTATTCATCATTCATTCATTTCCTACCACGGATGTTCATCATCCGCTTCATCATCTACAGCGTTATCATCATTTGTACCACTCCACTCAAATATTGACGGACTGTATAACAAATGCTCTCGTTCGAAAAAATGTTTATATCTGTCATCATAATCAGAGTCAGATACTGTAATGCATGTAACCGATAATGAATTAAGATCACATCCGATTAATATGCAGCGAATGATAATTGAGTCCACTAAGGTCACTCGCTTGAAATCGGAATGTTTACAGTCACAAGATGTGTACGCACACTGGATTATATCGGATTCTTTCCATTTGACATTCACACATGAACAATCATTGAATCCAGTAAACAATATTCGAGACTGAGTTATACTTAAATCATCGAGATTACATGCGACTATCATTGAATCACTCAATGCCACGTAATCACATACAGAGGAATTCATGTTACATTCATATATATGGCATCGGGAAATTGTCGATCCGTTGAAATCGATATTATGCATGTTACAGTTGACAAAATCACATCCAATGAATACCGAATTACCAAAATCCACATTAGATAAATTACATTGATAAAATGTACACCCACAAAAATAACTACTTGACAGATTAGAATTTCTAAAGGTCGCACCTATTATTATTTTTCCAGTGATGGCAACCGAATCAACAATGTCTTCGGTATCGGTTATTTTTATCTTGAATTTGTCGATGGCAGTTGCTTCATATATAACGCTCGAATCACCATCTTTGAATATCTCTACAATGGTACGATCAAGCAATTTCTGCTCTTCGGCCATTTGCTCAATTTCATCTTTTGTTATTCGATGAGTAAGACGATTGTCAAGCAGACGTAAATCACGACGAAGGATCTGTTCTTTGATCTCCTCCACCGGAATACCATACTCTTCAGCGACTTTGGTATTCCACTCATCTGCTTTCAGATCAACTAGATCTTTAAATGTCAGTACGCTCATATCTTTTATATCTCAAGCACGTCAGTGCATTTGATATAAAGATATTTTTTATGCGTATATATAAATCAAAAATTAGTTTTTGTAGGAGTTAACTTACGTTGACTAAGTGATGAATATCGACCATCGTTGTAAAATTCAATGACATTATCAAACATCTCTTCCACCAACTCGCCTCGGTGTGTAATCATGAATATATGTCCGATTTCCCGCATCTTTTCCTTGGTCAGAATGACCATGTCACGAAATGCTTCGGCATCAGTTGAAATATCCAACACTTCATCTAGAAATAGAGTATTGATTCGGAAATCTGCTATGGTCGATACGAAATCACGGAAAGACAACGCAACAGCATAATTAATCTTTCGCTTCTGTCCCTCGGATAATCCATCATAAATCTCAGCCATCCCGAATCGACTAGAGAATTCAAGATCCATTGAATCAGTGAATCGAATCGTATACGGAAGATTGAACTTGTTAAGATTGTAAGCGACTGCTCTATTCAGATTAGGCATAAAAATACCCATCACAATCTGTTTTACACCATTATCAGCATACATCTTAGCAATGAATTGTGCTATCGCAATCTTGTCAGAATACTTATCCACCCGACCACGAGCGGTAATAAGATCTCGTTTGGCACCCTCAAGTTTCTTCACGGTTGCCGCTAGAGATTCCTGTGAAGCCATGTTTTTCTTAGACTCAACTTTGAGTTTCATTGCATTGTATCGGGTAACAACTTCACCCAGATTTTTGACAGCACCATCAAAATTTTCGTTGATTCGACCAGCTTCAACTCTAAGTACCTGAAGTTCTTCATTAAGGATTTTCAGGGTTTCTTTCTTTTCGTTCAGATCAGTAAGTTCATCAGTGATAGCGTCAACATCATCAAACCCACAAAGTTTGATTTTATGTTCTTTATTCGAAATATCACTTTCAACTGAAGATTGATGAAAATTTGTTGTCTGAACTGTGAATAAATATTCATTCACCTTTGTATATAATGCATCAGCCGATTCTTTCTTTTTGGTTACTTCATTTTTCATCTTTTCCAACTCAATTAGCTCAGAATTAAACTGTTCCAATTGGGCCGTAGACGCATCTACTTGGGCTTTAAACGTTTTCCATTCATCTCGATACTTAACTTTGATGACATTTACATCATCTTCAGTAGATGGTTTACCGCACGTAGTACAGGGAACACCTGCTTTCAGATCTTTAGCACGTAGAGTGATTTCTTCCATACGAGCTTGATTCATGTTTCTGGTTGATTCATGTGATGCAATCGCATACGAAATAGTTCTTATCTTCTCATTAATTGCTTTAAGTTCGGATTCGATTTTGTCCAATCCGCTTGCCATAGCTTCATCTGAAAGACGCTTATATTCAGCATTTACTCGATCACATTCAATATTAGCATTAACTAGTTTTTCCCGATCTGCTTGTAATTGAGGAATCAGAACTTTAGCGGTTTCAAGAACTGCGTATCTACTATCGATATCACCAAGATCAGTTATTTCTTTCTTTTTTGACTTTCCTTTATCGGTGATGGTAGCTAACTGCTCCTGTACTTTAACCTTAAGTCTGGTTTTTTCATCGACTTCATTCTTCAATATATCTAGTTCGGATTCCAGTTCTTTAATATCGTCAGCTCGTTCCTTCTCCATTTGAACAATGATTTGCTCAAGCTCGACTACATCCTTTCCATATTTTTCGACATCACTAGTGGCAGCATCAAACTTGGTTTGTGCTTGCTTAAGCTCTTTACCATTAAGATCCTTGAATTTGTCAAGACTCAATGTAAGAATAGACTCAGTCAACTTACGCTTACTGGCAGTATCGAGTTCGATGATAGGTTTGGTCTGGATTGTATTCAGTGAGATAACATTCTCGAAAATGTTCTTATTAAATCCCAGAATTTCTTCTTCTATATGTTTCTGGGTTGTACCAGCAGTCTTTGGTTCTTCAACGCCATTCAAATCGATGAATACCGAAGTAGATCCACTTTTCGACATTTCACGTTTAATAATATATCGATTTGTTGATTTCGAGTCTATTCTATCAAACTCAACTTCAACCCTTAGTTTCACTTTGGAATTCGATGTATTGAACAAATATTTCAACGGTAATGGCTTAGTATCACTGCCACGAACTTTTCGATAGGCAGAACCAAAGAATGCAAACGTAATTGCTTCAATGATGGTGCTCTTTCCGAACCCATTCGGCCCCTTCAGCCATGTAAGACCACCTTCATCACCAAAAATCACTTCATGGTCACGATTGCCATATGATAGAAGATTTGAAAATTTTACTCGACGAATGATAATGTCATGCATTAGAAAATACCCTCACCCGACAATGGGTCATCAAATACACCAGATATATCACCGAATACTCGTTTGGGAGCAATATCAGCAGCCGATGCAGCAGCTTCTTCTTTAGCAAAGATTTCTGGGTTGAAAATATCTGGATGTTCAGTCACATATTCCTTATTCAACATCAGATAAATACCTAGATTTTTCAAGTTGACCATTTCATCAACTTTTTTCTTAGTGAAATTAGCACCGTATAGTTCGTCCAATTCACATAATTCAGGTTCAGTGGCATCTAACATTTCACAGATGGTTCTCTGAATGCGGGTTGGAATATAACTCAAATCAATAAGAGTTTGGTTTCTCCGATACTGGTTCTCCCATCCCTCGGATATGGCTTTCTGGTATACATTTGAGTTGGCCTCGAATAATTTTTCAGCACCTTTTTCACCTAACTGGTTTTTCTTTCCGGGTAGAGCCATGCCATTAATGTTATCGGATGTATCACCTTGAAGAATCTTCAATTCCAAATAATCTTCGGGATTGCTACATGCAATCATTTGATCCAATCGATGATTATATATTTTCAGATTCGGAATTGTGAGCAACTGGTTCATGTCACTATCACCAGTAATCAGAATGATAGAATCGTACTTATCCTTGTAGTAGTTACAGGTCACATAGATGATATCATCACCTTCCGCATCCAGCATACGAATAGGCTTCGATCTGAATAAATTTGCAATTTCATGGGCAAATTCGTCTTTGTATTCACGCCAGTATTTTTTATCGGTTACAAAATCCCATACTTGTTTCTGACGTTTACCCTTGTATACAGGAAGTAATGGACTGGTTCCATTGGGAAGATACGCATTCCATAGCATATCCTTCACTCGACTGGGCATTTCACCTAACAGTTTCGATGGATTATCGAGAACAGCAGCATCAGTTACAATGTCAAGTTTTGCTACATGAATCTGGTCGCCTTTCTTCGTTACCTTATACAAGAAATTGTCATATCGAATATAGTAGGCGGATGTGTCGTAATGAACTCGACAGTTGTTCTCGTAGTATTCCTTTACTACCCCATTTCGCCATACATTAGTACCTTCGAGTGCAAGCACCATATCAATAGGGTTAAACAACTTGACATACTTGAGTACTTTTGATAGCATGCTAGTACGCCAGATGGATATTTCAGCTTGTGAAGTTCTGCCATCTGAAAATAGACCATTTCCGTCCAACCCATCATCATCAAACATGGAGCTGTTATTGATCTTAGTATTGATTGCATGCCATTGATGGTATGAAAGACTGGCCCAGTCGATAATCACCAGTCGATTATCGGAATACGGGAAACTTGAAAGAGGGTCATAATTTTGCATAAACGGAAACTCCTGAGGTGAAATATACCAATTTTACTCGTTTTTACTGAGACTTTTTTCGATCAGCAAGTATCCGTTCCTTTATTTGATTGTTCACTAGACGCACTTCAAGTAACCGCTTCACCTGTTTGTTCGTATGATTGAGCTGGGCCTGAAGGAGACTCAGAGTAACTTGCTGGTCTTCGGTTAGGTCGTAGTCACCCACTGCTGCATCATACCGATCATATAACTCTAATGCACGATCTGTCTTGGCAACGAACTGACTGTACGTTCGAGTCTTCAATAGATCTTCATTGAAATCTATCAAATCGATGATTACATTAGTGAATTCGTCCAATTTTTTCATTTTTTAACCAATTCAGTCTCTACAATCGACTGTGATTTCTTAGTGGACTTCGATTCCAACAATGCTACGGTTCCTTCTTCCATGTACTGAGGACCCATAATATCGTATATCAGGTGGTTACGTAGGGTTTCTGCGATCCAGAACGCATCACATAAGTCAGAATGCGGATCTTCGTTTTGGGGAAATTGAGCAAAAATCTCTGGATAGAACTGAGGAAAATCAGATTTGAATGCCAAACTCATCTGAGATTTGTCGGCATTACCCGATCCGGTTGCAAAATGCTTAACCACACGAGGAGGGTAAATGATAATGCCCTTACCCATATCGTAAAACATCTTCTTCATACCACCGATAAACTCACCTAACTGGAGAAGAGAACTGGTTCCGCTCTTACCGAATGCATATCCCTCAAATGCAATGTGGGTTACATCTTCCATATCTCGCTTCAGGAATGCATATGCGATATCTTGGCGATCAAACATACAAAGCTTATTGTATTTTGTTCCCAGACAATCCATGTGGACATCATCGGATTCAAGACATCTCTTTCTGACCATGTTATATCCATAGAACTTTACCGAGACAATGTTATAACCATCATCAAGTTCCATTATACACTTACCAGTCGAGTTAATTGAGGGGTCTATGCCACAGATTTTCATAAAAAACAATATATGTTATAAACTATTATAAAAATGGAGTTTATTATCATGGAAAAAGACAATAAAATCATCACCGCAATCAATGCAATTCCTACTGATTATCCACTTACACCTACAAAAGTTTTGATGGATCGTTACGTACAGGATGGACAAGCAGTAACCGAAGAAAGAAAGAATAATCTGAAAGCTCTTCTTAGCTAAGAAACTTCGAATTAGCTCCTTTACCCTTCACTACCTTCTTATTACTCTTTGCATTCTTAACAGCAGCTTTTTTCTTAGCGGCTGCTTTTTTCTTTTCAACGATTTCTTCATCAATACCACCAGTATAGATTCCACTCAAGTCTAGCTCAATGATAGGAATTTCATCTTTTGCATAATAAGTCTTTCGGGTCTCATAGTGCTTCATTGAGTAATTAAGCATCACTCTACCCGGACCACCACTGCGGGATCTGGTTGTATACGATGCATCGTCGCATATATCGAACACACGAGCAAGTTTTTTCAGTTTATGTGGTCTAACAATACGACCTATAGATTGAACCACTTCATACATAGACTTGGAAAATTCAGCGAATACAAGATTATGGAGGAACTTAATGTTAACTCCCTGCTTCATTGTCCCATACGTTGCAATGACTATATGCCCAGCAGATCCTTCGAGTTCTTGTCGGATTTCATCACGCTCATCAACCCCAATGTCACCTTGAATTACTCGATACTTGAATTGAGGATGATGTTCCTTGAGATACTGATGCATTTCTTCAAGAGTATCTTTGTTTCGATACAATATAACGGTGTTCTCATTTGTAGTAATCTTCTTTGCCTTAATAAGCAAATCCATTACAGCCAATCGACTACCGTTGTTTGCAATCAGAGAATATTCGGCCTGATAATTCTGCCGACATATGTATGGCCGCAGATCGTAGTCATACGGGACTTTGATTGCATGTATTTCAACCGGAGTAAGAATTCCAAGTGCAACCAGTTCTTTAAGACGCACAATCTCGATCTTTTGTCCGATACCACTTTCAATCCAAGCAGCATCTAATCCTTCATCAGGTAACGTACCAGACAACCCAACTTTGAATTCGGTTGCATTTATACAATACTCAAGAATTTCTCGAAGAACGGGACCTCGTGTACCATGTGCTTCATCGATAAATACAGCGTCAAATACTTTGAAAAATGACTGAGGTTTGTTTTGCAAACTTTGCCAAGTGGAGATGGTTATCTCCTTGAGCATGGCTTCTTCACCAAGCCTCAGTTCTTGTAATGCTTTCTTCTGCTTGTCACTCAGTTTGTCATCAGATTCACCGTAGATGAGAGTACAATGATCTTTAGCTTTCTCCCATCCATAATCATCTCGGAAGTCGGTGAATAATTGCTTAACCAATGCAGAGGAGGGAACAACAACCAATACATTACGTTTCTTTTCGACTTCGGTTAGATATCGGACTCCGATATAAAGAGATAAAGACTTACCAGCAGATGTACATGCCAATAATGATGCACGTCTTCGGTTTAATGCAGTTTCAATCAACCGCAATTGATGGTCATATGGTATAATCGGACAGTTGTCCTTTCGATTATACAATTTCAATGAATCAGCATATGCACTAATCTGTTCACGAGTAACTTCACCAAATGGATTCGAATAAATCTTTCGAATATCCTCACTGACTTTGATCTTCAGTTTTGGCTTACTATCCCTAAGATATCGAACAGCACGAGGTATCAATCCAATCGGAAGAACCTGTGTATGCTTATTGTAGATGTATTCGACACCATCACTCCAGCCTTCTTCGTATTCCCATGAATAACGCTTCTTATCATTGAAATATGAGAATCCAGCATTAAGAATTGCATTGATACTACTGATATCAGCTTTACACGGAGCCGTGATTCTCACGACTGCGTTGTTATGGTTCAGTTTCGAAAACTCAAGTTCAAGTTTATCCGATAGTGTGTTTAATGCCATGTATAATCAAAGTTTTTCTCGATAATAAGTTACTATATTCGAACTCAATTAACGATCTAAAATATCTTTCGCTGTTTTTTCTTCAGTCTCAACTTCTTCCTCAAGATCAGGATTATTTTTATCCATCACTTCATTAGGAGCTGGTTCTTCAGTTTCTTCGGCAGTGGCTTCGATATTTTCATCCTCGATGATATCTTCGGCACCCTGATTCTTCGCCACTTCGATTTCTTCAGGAATCTCTTCAGTGACTTCTTCATTTTCCGTATCAATGATATCTTCGGCACCCTGATCTTTGACCTCTTCTTCGGATGTATCAACAACCTCATCGTTCTGAGTGTCAATGATTTCCTCAGTACCAGTATCCTTCTCACGATTAAGCACTTCGGCGGCTTTTAATAGAGAGTCAGTAACAATGGAAGCATCTCCTTCAGTAACTCCGATAGTATCAATATCCTTTTCGAGTGTTGCTCTGCCATCATCACCATTGCGTGTGATTTCATCATTAATCTCGATGAACTCATTGTCAACATCAAAACCCTTTGCATCCTTCATGATGGAAGTTGCATTGTTACGGAACACCGTGAATACCGAGTACAAGTGCTTGCAGATAGTATGCTTACGATCAGGGTCTCGAATATCAGGTGGTTTAATCGGATACTGTTCACGAGCAACGCCACTATTTTGATCAGGAGCCAGTGCTCCTTTATGCGGACCACCGGGGCCGAGATTGTATTTCATACCAGACCAATAAAAATCTGGGCATGTGCAATGTACACGCACATCAGCATTCGCAAATGCTTCAGCGAATGTCTTCAATTTCCACGGACCTTTAGCAACAGTGAACAACCCACCTTTCAATGGAACATGAATCTGAACTACTTGCTGGTACTTGGTTCCCTTATCACTTTGACTAGGTACTTCCCAGTGAGTACGAGCATTTCCATCAGGGGCTTGATCTAATCCACGATAGTAAGCTGGCAAACTAGTTGCTCTCATCTTTCGGCCAGTATCGACAGTACGTGCGAGAGTACTGAACGTATCTTCAGTCAAGGTTTCTCGATTTGGATACATTCGATTCAAATTTTCTGTCAGCTTCTTAATGTTAATCATCGTTAGTATATCTTGAACAAAAACTTCGTATGAAGTTCACTACCTATCATTAAATATGGACTTTCTTCACCGAGAACATGAAATTTTATCGCATATCGGTTACGGCCTTTTTTCTCTCTTAACTGCAATACATGAATAGGACTTGATCTATAAGAATCCTTAACATGGAAAATTGTGTATACTTCATTGGCATCTTTCAACTTACCCGACTGAACAGCATCATAGAAAGTGGTGATATATTCACGTGGGAATTTATTAGGTCGCCCCAATCCAGTAGGATTCGATCCATTGTAACAATTGATAACCTTTCGACTAGTATCTTCGTAGTCAACCTGTTTGCACATGATTAATCTACGATCAGCTTCATGCCAATCAGTGGGAACGCTTTCGTTAATCATCTTCACCTCATCGAGGGAGAAAATGTCGGCTATCGGTTGATACGTTTCCTCATTGATATTCTTGAATGCATCATTATCGGCGACACGCTTGTAACCAATATCAGACTTGATGGTCAATCCCTTGGGTTCCGCATCTTTAGGTTCTTGAGCCTGTTCTTGTTTTTCCTTCTCAGGCTCTTTGGGAGGTTCAGGTTTTGATTCGGATTCCTTTGACGGTTCCACCACTGGTTTATCGGTAGATGGCTTTGCTTGCTGCTTGTGTGGCTGCTTCTTGGGTTCCGATTTGGAAAGTTCTGGCTCACCGTCACTAAAATCATCAATGGCTTTGCTTGGATTACTCTTATCGGTGATATCGTACATTCCACCCTTCGGGGTATTACGTTCCAGTTCCATGATATCGGGTCTTACCTCATAGATAGCCTGTATGAAGTTATTCATCTCAACTCCGCTATCCTTGACCGATTCCAAGAACGATATTAGTGTTTTCTTTTCCATTATTGGCTCTTTTGCATGCTTTTACAGTAGTTTATATCAAAGGGGAAAACATATATGGGATTCCTTCCATTTCTCATCTGCCCAATCCTGCCTATTCTGATCTAAAACGACCTATTCTGAAAAAGAATTCCCAAAAAAATATGAGAATGTGTATATTTGCTCAAGATGAAGGAACCAAAGGTTAAAATAAAAGTACCAGATAACCTGAAAAAGGATCTGATAAATATTGTAAGTAGACAAAACATAATGTTTCCTTATAATATTGATGGATTCCTCTATGTGGTTAATAAGATAGTACAGCTATCTCTGAACAATCGAAAGTATCAGAGATTAAAAAAAGTTCCTTTGTATTCGAAAATTTTGAGAAGGGAACTAGGTAAGCACTACAAGAGATACCTTGAATTCCTTATAGAAAATGGTTTCATTGAGACCGATGACCACTATGTTGTATCCAGTGACGAAGCAGAGGGTAAATGTAAGTGCTATGGTCTAAAAAGTAAATACCGAAAGGGAAAACTGATAGACCATGAAGTTACCTACAAATCATTGCTACATAAGATCATTGAATGGCGTAAAGAATATCTCGGAAAAAACGTCAGTGATGAAATGCTGAATAAACTCTATGGGATGCTTCAAACCTTTAGTATAGACATTGATGGAGCCACCGCATGGCTCCAGTCAATGCGAGATAAAGGTGAGATCTCTGAGAACATGATGCAAATCGAACTCGACAAGTGTAAACGGATCAATTCCAAAGATGAGTCCGATCTTTCGTTGTTCATTACGAAGGATAATTACAATCGAGTTCATACCAACATCACCAATCTTTCGAAGACTATCCGTGAACAATTCCTTTACATGAATGGTAAAAAAGCAATCGGCATTGACATCGTGTCATCACAGGCTGCTTTGCTGTATACGCTATTCAGTCAACAGCTTACTAAGTTGAAAGAACATTCTCAAAAAACTATGTTCGAACTTCTTGATATGAATCAAACCATGAGAGTTGACGTTCGCCAGAAATATGTCAATCAGAAAAATGGATATAGTGGCCCTAATATTTATGATGGTAGGTTGAATGATTCGATTCCGCAAGTGGATAACAAAACCCTTCCTGAGATAATTGCCGCATGTGAACATGATTTGGCTAAATACAAACGAGTCCTTCAGTGTGAAGGTCTTTATGAATTTTTCCAAGACCGTTGGGATTTTGTGTTCAGTGAGAGTAAAACTCGAAAATTCATGAAGAATCAATGGATTACCTATGTATTCGGACGAGGAAAGAACAAACTGACTGCCAATATGCATCAGCTATGGGAAATCGAATTCCCTAACTTGACCATGTTATTGAATCATCTAAAGGATGGTGACTACAAAGCATTGTCTCATACCTTACAGAGAACCGAAGCCGATCTTATTTTCAATAAGGTTTGTCCTCGAATCGATAGCGAGTTCGATGTTTCATACTGTACTGTACATGACTCTGTTATTGTTCCTGAAGAAATGGTTGACGATATTGCCTGTCTTTTTGATGAAATTCTTGAAGAAAATGGTGTTGTAACTGGTGTTGCATATTAATGTAATATCCGTCATTCCCGTAGCATATGTTTTATACATAAAGACATTGAGGTCTATGTATGAAACGTGTAGGAATTATAAAATCTATTGACCATAAGACAGTAACATTGATTGGATTCGGCGAATTCAACGAAAATCGATTAGTCGAGAATGAAGATCTTGGAATTGAGATCGAAGTACCTGTATTCAAGATGGATAGCGGTACAATCATGGAAAATACATACGGATATTATTGGGGTGAAGAAGCCGCAATCAAAAATGAAATAGCTGAATATGAATCCAAAGGCTATGTTATAAACTCACTGGATATCTAAGCGTTTCGATGCAATGAATGGTACTTATCTCCATTCGATATGAATAGGGATATAAACAATTTATGTAATTGGTATTCATCTTTTAACCCGGAAGTACTATCATGTCATTTAACTGGTATAACATCAATGTTCATCGCAATGGCGGGGACGGTTCTGCTTTGTTGGAAAAACCTAACAAGTCAGGTAAGTATGCAAGAAGAAAAGACGTTGAACCACTGCTCGCTCGACTTCAGAAGGAACAACGTGAGACAAAACAGTCACTTAAGCATATCAAGTATATGATTGAGACTTTTCGCTCCCAGTTTTCCAAAGATAGTAATGAAGGCATGATTCACAATTGTGATATGATGCTTAAAAAAATTGATGGATTCCTATAGGATATCGTCCATAATCATTGAATTTCTGACTTCCATAATAAGGATTCCCAACATATTTTTGCCGATTGGTGGAGATACATTGAGGTCAACCCCCCAAAATCTATCTCCCCACCAATTTCCTTCTTGAATATGTTCGGTTCCGGTTTCGAGTAACATGGTTTTGAACGGTTCTTGAGTGAACTTTTCGGTAACGCATTTACGCATTACCTTCACTTTTATGTCGTCCCAATCGGGACGCAGCTCGATTTCCTTTGACTTATGCTTTACATCGGCAGGTTTTTCGGTATTGAGGCAGAATAATTTCCACTCTGGATCATCCGATTTAGCTGACATGTATGCATGTTCCACTGAACGATAAGTCACGCCTTCAAATATGATCTCACATGGCCAGAAATTACTGAGCCATCTATGTTCATATGATGTGAAGTGAGTTATCATATACAAAAAGATATAAAAAATCGTATATTTTGGAGTATGATTACGATTTTAATACCATTTTTTAGCCAGAATCAGTACAGAATCCGAAATATTAAGGCTGTAATCAGCAATTATTTGAAAAATTTTACTGATTGTAAGGTTGTTGTCGTTGAACAAGTGCCTATAGACAGCAAATTTACCTCTGAATGCTTCGTTGAATTCAAATCGAATGCAAATTTTCATGTATATCCTCTTCAAGTAGAGGGCGATAGGTTCAATAAGTCATTTTTAATCAATACAGCCGTTCGGGAATACATCGAAAGTGACATAATCATGATGTCGGACGCTGATTGTATACTTCCTCAGTTGAGTTCGTATTATCTAAGGTCTCAGCTCCAAGATACAAGCATTTATTTTCCATTTTCTAAAGTGAATTTCCTTAATGAAGCCCATACTCGTAGACTTCTTAGTGAAAAACCATTGATACAGGCTTCCGTCAGCCAAGATCATTTCATTAATCGGTATACAGGGTTAGTGAATCTGTTTACTCGATCTACTTTCAATTCAGTTGGTGGATTCGATGAATCATTTGAAGGCTGGGGTGGTGAGGATGATGCATTCGTTGACAAATGCAATCGGATCGTGGCACCCATTAGACGTAGTTCCGATGACACAACTCTCATTCATTTATATCATCCCAAGGTAAATACATCAGAATATCTCAACACAGAATGTTTCACGTGGAACAAAAAACGAGTTGCTACCATTCGTAGAATGCCACTTAAACGACTTCAGTCATATGTAGAAGCATTGCAGGATGGTGTAAATGTACTCGATGATATCGTGCGTGAATTTGATCGAGATGGGAAATTATCATTCTCTGCTGTAATCTCGATAGGTTCTGGTACAATAAATGTTGACACCACGGTCTATGACATAATACCAAAAGATGGTAAAGTTGAATTGGATGGAATCCTCGATGCAGTATATCGAACTGACGGGCATTTGTTTTTAGCATACATCATAAGTCAGATAGATTCTAAGATTTCCGACATGACGGACGAAGAAACTCACATAGTCGAGAAGTATCGAGCTATGTGTCAGTAATCACCTTTTTAGCAAAGTGTAATGTACGTCACTTAACAAAAAGATAATTATTTCCTATATTGTAATACATAAGGCCATAATAATCAATGAGGTAATCTATGGAACTGTATGTACTCGGAAGCGGTAATGCTTTCACAAAAAAGAACTGGCAATCCAATTTTCTTATTCATCAGAATGGAAAGTGGCTTCTTATCGACTGTGGTAGCTTTGCTTCAATTGCATTGAAGGAAGAAATGGGACTTAACGTATGGGATCTGGATGCTGTATACGTAAGTCACATTCATGCCGATCATGTGAATGGACTTGAAGAAGTCGAATACTGCACATATTTCAATCCAGCGATTCCTCGACCAAAGTTATTTGTTCAGGGTCAGTATATCATCAACAATGAAGGTCAAGCCTTCTCATCTGGACTGGTGAATGATTTGTGGCATGACTGTCTGAAAGCTGGTAGTCGTGGATTGGAAAAACTCGATGCCCAATTGCATACCTATTGGGATGTTCAGGCAGTTGAATCCAATGGACATTTCATCTGGGAAGGTATCAAATTTGATATTGTTCAGACTGTTCATGTGTCAGCCCATCGGAAAATCGAGAACTCTTTCGGTTTAATGTGGAATGATCCCGACACCGGAGAACGTGTTTACATTACGACTGATACTCAGCATTGCCCCGTGAATGCTATGATGGCATATCTGACTGAATGTGATGTGATTTTCCATGATTGCGAGACCGCACCATTTGCATCGAACGTTCATGCCCATTACGAATCTTTGAAAACTCTTCCCGCTGAGATTAAATCCAAGATCTGGTTGTATCATTATCAGGATAATGTGATCGATGAATGGGATATGTGGTCAACAAAGGCTCAGAAAGATGGTTTCCGGGGCTTTGTGAAGACAGGGGCTATCTTCGGTCGTACTTACAGTGAACAAGAGGCTGGGTGCATCGGAAAGAGCTATTACACAAAGATGGCTCGACTTGAAGCAGAGAATGCAGAGATGCGAAAGAAGCTTGCTGCATACGAGAATAAAAAAGGTTCTCAGGACTGATAATAATTTATGTGCTATAATCCGCAAAGTGTTTATTCATTTTGCGGGTTTTTTGCTATATTTATTCTATGGCTAAGATTTACGCTGGGATCGGATCACGCAGACGGACTCCCTTATTCATAAGTAATATGATGACAGAGGTTGCTGCTAAATTGGAGAGCATGGATTATGTTCTTCGAAGTGGTGGTGCTCAAGGAGCCGATAAAGCGTTTGAAGATGGTGTTGTGTATGATGATGCCAAACAAATATTTCGTCCGAAACATGCTACTCAGTTTGCAATTGACCTAGCTGCCAATTTCCATCCATATTGGGATAATTGTGACAGCATCGCTCGTAAGTTGCATGGTCGAAACAGTATGATAATATTAGGTGAAAATCTTGATTCGCCTGTGAAATTTGTTATATGTTATACTCCCGATGGTAAAGCTTCAGGTGGAACTGGAGTCGGAATTCGGATAGCGGAATCATTCAATATTCCTGTTTTTAACCTATTTTTCCCTGATGTTCGTGATCGTATCAATGATTTCATAGGTGTGAAAAAGGTAGAAGTAGATTTGCTATAATCTATATTTCAGCATATGATTGATTATTACAGAATACTTGGTGTAGAACGCAGTGCAACACAGGCTGAAATTAAAACCGCTTATAAAAAACTTGCTGTTAAATATCACCCAGATAAAAATCCCGGTGATGAAGATAAGTTCAAAGAAGTGAACGAAGCTAACGCAGTATTGTCCGATTCTGATAAACGAAAGGAATACGACAATAAAATGTCATTTTCCCATGATTTCAAACGATGGGGGGAAGCATTTGGGGCAGCTAATACAGCGGCGAATTTTGGTCAGAAAGCCAGACGCAAGGGTCCAAGTAAAGGTCCTGATCAACGAGTAAATTTTAAGATAAATTTTGATGAATCGATTACTGGCGTGGAGAAAACAGTTGAGATTTCCCGGCGTAAAAAATGCCCTATGTGTGATGGGACTGGAGCTAGTGTTCAGAAAAAGTGTCCGACTTGTGATGGAAAGGGTGTAGTCCGAGTAGCACGTAAGGATAGTTTCATTGCAGGTGATGGCCTTGTAGTCGAATCATGTTACACTTGTGATGGGAGCGGATTGGTTATTGATACTCCTTGTACTTTATGTAAAGGCCAGACAACATTACCAGATACGAAACAAACTAAGATTAAAATACCCGCTGGGATATCTGATGGTGAATTCATTACCTTAAGTGGTCTCGGAAGTGCTGGTAAAAACGGTGGTCAGAATGGTGATATCATTGTATATGTACAAGTTACTCCTGATTCCCATTTCGAACGTGTCGGTAATGATATTTTTACATCGATTGATGTTACACCATCTGATTTGGTTCTAGGCCGTGAATTGAATCTTAAGTTCTTTGGTCGAGATATAAAAGCGGTAATACCGCCATGTACTGGCTCAGGGGCCAAGATTAAGCTGAACAAACAGGGAATCAAAGATGGGGCACTGTTCTTATCATTTAATGTATTGGTGCCAACCACTCCAACTGAAGAAGAAGTTGATTTATACCAAAAACTTCGAGATCTCGAATGGAATTGTGGTAATTGAGTACAATAAAAACTAACTTTCTATCGAGGACAACATGCGTATACTATCCATCCTGATTGAACTAATGAAAAGTTTATTGAGTGCAATGATTGTGATTCCGATTGCATTAATCAGTGGAGCGATTTTAACAGTCGTTATGCTATTTGCAATGTTGATTTCCTTATATGAAGAATTTAACCGTAACATAAAGTAGGTAAACCATGAGCAAACAGCTTACCCTCGAAGATCGATACTACCTTAGCATGTACTGCCGTAAGTTGCCATGTACAGTGCATCTTCGTTTCAATATTGATACTTTTATCGATCAGATCGAGATCAGTTCGACAGAAGCTGAGCAGTATAATGTGACTGTGGATCTCGATGCTGGTACATTTACATGTAATGACGAAAACTATACCGTAGAGTATGAACGTTTTCCTCCTGCTGTAATTGAAGGGATGAAACATTATGTCAAATTGCTGGATGTCGAAGACAACAAGAATAATGTGATGCTTCAGAAGATTTTCACATATTTCAAGAAAATCATATGATAGATCGTGGTATAATAGCGTTTTACAATGACGACATGGTCGAGCTGCGACAAGAATTCAAAGATGAGTTCAATCGTTTGACTGAAACGGATGAGGAGGGTTTATACACCTTCCTCTTTTCCTCGTATCATGAATATATGGTGACAACTGAAATCGTGTTCTGTATGATCTATGAAGACACTGCATTGTTTTTCGTTACGCCATATGCCATGCAATTATCACTTGATAACAATCTTATGGTTACAAGTGGTGATATTCACCCAAATGGACAGACATTCGAAACTCTGTTTGCGGAAGGTGATAATTCATCAGTTGTTCATATTGGGGAATGTTGTAATTCCAAAGGATACGCATATGGTATATATGCGTTTGGATACAAACGAGCATTGGCGGCTGCTATCGAGATGGTGAATAATGAAACCTATGACATTGAGCAGTTGATAATTGATGATCAAGATTTGATTGATGTTTCGATTGATTATCTCGAAGTTCGGATTCAAAAATTCCAAGATCAGGTTGATAAATCCCATGAATTGGAAGAACCCGTAGAAGGACTCGATGAGAATCCATATTCGAATGCTTATTATGACAATGAAGGTAAACCATTGAAAAATAATCCACTAAATCAAGTTGAGAGATTAGGAGATGGAAATGTGTAATCTTGGTATTTTTGTTCCAGTGTATTATTCAGAAGAATCGGTTGCGAAAACATTGATGCGATTGACTTCAATGTCATACACAGGAATAAAACCAAGATTATTTATTTGTGTTACCGGAATGCGAGAGTCGTTTAAGTCATTTGTCGAAGCTTACATCAATGAATATTCAAGTGATTCAGTAACCATACCAATTTTTGATCGTGTGGAGTTGATTGTAGATGACCTTACATTTGATCCCACTCGAATGATTAATGATGTAATTCATGATAATCCAGATTTACAGTTCATTTCGGTGGTGGAACCCGATATTGGCATCGAAGACACTGAATGTTTTTTAAAGTTCGTAACTATTTATCATGATTACGATTTCAAACGGAAACTGGGTGGTGTATGTACTGAAAATGCCAAACATAAAATACTTGGTGACCATATTCGATGGCAAGTCGAGCACAATACAGTGGTTCGTTCACTGGATGGTGATGGGTTTGGAAATGGTGTGTTATTCACTGAACGCAGTACGTGGAAGACTGTCAATGGATTCATCGGTAGAGATTATACCAATGAATTCTCGAAAAAATGTTTCCGTCACGGATTACTTGTGACATATGCTGAAGGAATTAAATAGTGGAAGTCTATCGTTATAATCATGTATTCGACCATGTCGAAGCAATGTTGCGTGAATACGTAGGATCGAATCCAGCGTACAATCGAACCGTTTTTGTTCTTGGATATAATGTACTGAAAGATCTTAATGATGTGCGTCAGAAGTATCCGGGGTATCGGATCATTATCTATCAACTAGAACAGTTATTTGATGGCTCTTATTGGGCGAATCGTCATGCATACGAGATGCTGAAACAGGCTCATGAAATTTGGGACTATGACTATGCCAACATACAGTGGTTGCGTCAAAATTTCAAACTCAATGCTAAGTTCGTACCCATGCTGTATACTAGGTCACTTCAAGTGATTCCATCGAATCCATCACCTGACATCGATATTCTGTTTTATGGATATCTACATGAGAGACGAGCCAAGTTGGTGTTTTATTTACAGCAGAAACTTGCTGGTCGATACAAACTATTTGATTTGTATGGAGTGTGGGGACAGGAACTGGACTCATACATTGCTCGAAGCAAAATCATTTTGAATGTGCATGGAAGCGACAATGCGAAACAGGAACAAGTTCGTATGTTCTATCCTGTTATCAATTCTCGGTGTGTAGTGAGTGAGAAGAGTGAATATAACTATTTAGGGAATTCAATCATCGAATTGCCTTATGATCGACTTGGTGATGGCGTACTCACCCTTCTTGGTAATGGTAAATGGCAAGATTATACCCGAACCGCAGCCACCAACTACAAACAAATATCAGATAGATATCTTTCTAAGATTCAGTTTTAACGAAATCGGTAACAAAAGAAACGTATTTTTCTTATAAACTATAGAAAAACAGCGTTTTCCAATGTTAGAAATTAGAATTACTGAAACTGGTAGTCAGATTGATGGAACTACCGGAGACTATACTAAGTATGGTCTCGAATTTGCATTTGAGCGTATTGATGATGGTTCGTATGATTTGCAGGATTTTCGTCTAAGAGGCTTCTTTAATCACCATTATTCCCTCACTGTATTGTCCGATATTGGATATTACGCTTTGCGAGAATTTCAAATTTTTCAGGGTGCTGCTGTTGGTCAGATCCTAAGTGCTGGGTATGATGATTGGATGAATGATATTCGTCCTCCTCGTATTGACACGAATAAATTTGCATCTGAAGTAATTGCATGGCTACCTACGGCCACGCTGAATGCATCGACTCCGCTTACCTACCAAGGAAGCGGAAAACTCATGGGATATTGGAATGGCGATCACAAATTGGGTCGATATAATGATACTCGTGAATCATATTCATTTATTGAAGCCAGTACGACCGCTACTAATCCGTTGACATGGGTATTTGAGAAACGAGATAACACACGTACCATAAATATGTCATCAATCTCATCCGTTGGTAATGTCGTAACCGTAACAACCAGTGGTAGTCATGGATTTTCAACTGGTGATGCTGTGTTTATTACAGGATTGAATTCTGACCCTCGCCAATTTGGTAATGCTGGTGAGCGATATGAAGGTACATTCACCATTACTGTTACCGGAGCTAGTACATTCCAATATATAACGAAACATGAAGTTACCGCAGCCACACATAGTTCAACTGGTAGAGTTGAATTCTGGGAAGTGTTCGTATATGAACAAGCAATAACTTCTATTCAGGGCGATGGTGCTGGATCTGTTACAATTGAAACTGCTCGTAACCACTCTCTTCAAGTTGATGATGTAATTGCAATTGAGGGTACGAGTAATTATGATGGTGCTCAGTTAACTGTAATTACACGAAATAGTAGCACATCTGTTGTATGTACTATAACCGGAAATACATCAAGTACATTGGAAACCGTTGGTCGAATTTTGTATTCGAGTAAACCACCTTCTGGTGCGATATCAGTAAATTACATTGCTGGATATGAGCCGTTACTATATGACGATCATACATCTTTCACATATTTGCGATATGCTGATAAGGACACGTATATTGATAACCTTATTGCAAATGATTATGGTGCATCGACTCAGTTGCTTGTTAGAAATTTTGCGTCAAATACTCCACCTAATTACCAGCGAATGGTATTCCGATTCCCTATTGCTGGTATACCATTGTCAGAACTTATTTTTGCTGAAATAAATGCAATCTATGCATCTGGTAGTGATGGCGATGCGGTGATGACATTGTATCAAATGACTTCTGATAGCTGGTCGAATTCGGACACTTGGGATACAATTAACCCTTTAATTGATGAGGCAGACCCAATTGGTTTATATAATTTTATTAACGTGTCAACTGGTGAAAATAATACCTATACTAAATTCGATGTTGACGTTGATAAGATCAGTTCTTGGATTACTGGAGAGCATGTTCCTGATGTGGGATTTGTGAAAGTAGCCACAGTAAATAGTCAGAGTAATGTGTATTGGAGTAGTGAGACTGTCGAATACAAACCATATATTGTAGTGAGTTCGGGTGTGGTTGCTGACCAATATCCGCCGACTATTCATTTGACAAATGCTACGAATACGCTATCAGTTGTTACATCACAAGGTGATGGTGTTGGAAATATTCTGGTGGATATGGGAACTGCTCATCATATGTCTGCTGGGGATCTGGTAGATGTTATTACGCCAACTTATCAAGCATTTGGAACTTCCGTATTAGGAGGCGGATATTCACCCACAACTAATGCATTCTATATAAATATTCCGGGTAATACGTCAGTTGTTATTGATAATGGTGGTGTGATAGTTCAGTATAATGTTATTGAAGTATCGGCTGTTGGTATTGATGATGTTGAAATGTCAGATGATCCCGCTGATTTAATTATTCGAAAAACTGCTTCGCATACCATAGTAACTCCTACGAACATAGTTAAGTCTCCATCCACCCAAACTTCATTTGATTTCGTTTTGAATGACCTTGATGATGGTTATTTCGATGTTTCGGTAAAGGATGCTACTGGAAATCAAAGTTCGATTATTGCACCTCCATTGCTTATGTATCATTATGGACATGAGAGTGGTATACCATGTGAAGTAGTTACTTCTGGTATGACTGTTGATATAGTTGGATTTAATGTGGATAGTCCATTAACAGCTATAATCGCTGATGATTTTCTTACTGGTGGTGTCATATCTGGTGGTATTACTCAGAGTGTTGGTATTGGTGATATTGATGCTGGGAATAATCTATTTACGATTTCAATTCCATCGGGTACACAATTGGAATACGATGTGATAAGTGTTAATGATGTCACTGATACTATTTTGGTGGCTAATTCAGAATTAAAAATAGGTGATAATATCGTATTTAATTCTACTGGCAATCATATGAATGATCCACTACTTGTTGGGTGTCTGTATTTCGTAGTTGCGGCTACTCAGATCGGGAGTGATACTGAGATTCAGATATCAACAACATATATGGGAACTGCTTTGGGATTGGATGTATCTCCGGTCGATATGAATATGGTAGTATACAACTACAGTACTCCTTTGTATGTACAGAAAAATGGATTCGATAGTTCTGATTATGGAAATTTATCGCATATCAGACTTGATGATTACCCACCTAAATTCGAGATTGATACTATCGTTGGTTCCGGTGTCGATATCAATGTAACAATTTCGGATATTTACCCAATTGACCAGAGTTCAGTTTCATTTGTTAATGGTACACAGACTGCAACTCCTATCGTTGATGTAAATGGTGATGGTCGTGTATTGATTTATGAAGTACATATCACTGGTGTTGGTACATTCCGTGTTGATGCTGCTGATGAGCTTGGTAATAGTTCATATGCCACTGCTGATGTTCCTCCAGTGGAAACTCCATTCATCGAGGTGACTGGATATACAATCACGGATCAGAATAATTTTGTACTTAATGTTCATGTTATTGATGATAACATTGACCCAGTTGAAGCTCCTAATAATTACACCGCTGGTGTGTTTGTTGAAGGTAGTATTGAGAACTCTACATTCGGCGTGGTTGGCAATCTGACTTCAGTTGCTGATGGGATAACATTTACAATAACGGTTGATTCACTGGGTGATGGTATAATGACCATTTACGCACGAGATCTAGATGACAACAATAATTACATTCAACCGCCCGTTCTTACATCAATTACCCCTGAATGTATTAGCAATAACTCAGAAGTGTATTTCACTGGACTTAATCTTGCACAAGAGTCGTTCATAAATCGTCAGTTCTTGAATCCACTAGTAAGCATTACATCATCAACGATGACTACGATCAATGCATATGTGGCATCTGGTTCTCCTGATGGTAATTTCAATTTCACGCTGACCGTTAATCAAGATAGCCTTACTATGATTAGTAACACCCTTACTGGGATTCTTGATAATACTCCACCGATCATCAATATTATTGGCGATCAGATTATGGAAGTTATTCAAGGTGAAAGCTATACTGAACTCGGTGCTACGGCAACTGACAACATCTATGGTGATGTTACTTCCAGTATCGTTACTCAGGGTATCGTTAATACTAATGTACTGGGTACATATTATATTGCATACACTGCCAGTGATCCATGTGGTAATTCATCGATTGCCATTCGACAAGTCAATGTTGTGACGGGATGTCCTGTATATATTTCAGTATCACCAAGTTCTGAATATGTTGGTGGTCTTGTTACTGTTACTGCTACGTTGGGTGAGTTTAATCCCGTTCCTGTTAATAACATAGTAACCTTTAATGGAATCGTAGGAACTGTGGTAGGTGGTAATAGAAGTGCAATTCAGGTGATCGTTCCATTCGGTGCTACTAGTGGTCCAGTGCAAGTTGAGACTGGTCCTACTAATACTGGGTATGAAGAATGTTCTCTATCCAATATCTATCAATTCACCGTTCTCTATGAGAATGAAGAATTCATTGATAATCAGGATACAGCCACTAGAAATAAACGTGGTAAAGCCACTACTAATTCTGGTCGTATATCTCCGTTTGAACGAGGTGCCGAACGTACAGCTATATATAATCGTGATTTGGGATATTCGGGATATTCTGAAATCGTTGATGAAAATAGTATGATTCAGAATCTATATAGCATTGTGCTTACTCGTGTCGGTGAACGCATATTTAACCCAGAGTTTGGTACTGATATAGAAGATTTCATACACAACATTATTTATGATGTAAATGAATTCGAGTTGAAAAGTATCCGAAGCATAGTCGATGCAGTAAAACGATTTGAACCTCGTATCACTATAGTTGAGGAAGACTCCTTTATATCATTCGATCCAGACAAAAATGATGCGAAGGTTATTCTGAAAGTACTGGTCCCATCCGGTAGTGTACGAGTTATTGGTATTTCCCTCAAATCTATGCGAAACGGAGAAGCTAATATATGATAGTTCAAAATATTGATTCGAATACACAGGTAATTTTTACTGATAATGCTCAGAGTGATTATTTATCTATTGCCACCGAACTTGGATATACAAAAAAGGATGGCGGTCTATATAAATACGTGACCGCTGAGTTCTCTCAGATGTATCATCCTCGTGGTGCACAAAGTTCAATTCCATGTGTTAGACTTATCGCAAAGGGTGTCGAAACTTACATCGTTAAGAATTCATTTGATTTCGTATTGAATGTAGATCATATCAGAAATGCAATTCATGGATTTGAGCATTTTGGTAGTAACTATATTCCAGTGGTGGATTCTATAGAGTTCAAAGGACCATTCAATGAATTGTCTGGGAATCGTATTCAGGATAATATCGGGAAGATTATATCGTTTGCTGAACAACAAGTTTCTGATAACTCATCTATGATACATAAAGTCATGCATAGACTTGCAACTGATAACGGACACATGTTGGCACCGATTATTAAACGGTATCTAAATACAATTCATTTATTCAAGGGAAACAAGAATCTATTGACTGGATACGCAAAACTTGAGAATTACTTACGTATGATAAAGCAGCCTACAACTGGGTTGATTCAAGATGTGTATGATGGAATTGATGCTGATTACGTGGTTAATTTCAATAATGGATCTACACAGGCTAGAGTTATCGTTACTGGAGTTCGTGATGGTGTTCCTGTAATTGAATTGAAGTTCAATGGTTCATTAAATACACATGGAAAAAAGGTACAGAAACCGGAACCATATGTCTTATTGACAACCAAACCGATCAATCTAGGTCGGGAAAGGCTTCCATATAATGTGGTATCCTACAGAGGAACCCCTATATTCATAACCCCTCTAATATTCAACTCAACTAAAATTCTGAGTGAATTAAAGGGTGGTATAAATCTGTTAAAATAATTGTGGGCATTGAAGATTTATATGTCGTATCTTTCAGGTATACATATAAGGAATTTTTATTATGCCACCAAAGAAAAAGAAAGATGATGCTCCCGATTTCAGTTTCTTCAGTAATGTGAAGACTGGTGACCGACTGGCCGATAGTGGACGCAAAAAGGAAATCAAGCACTGGATCGATACTGGTTCATATACATTCAATGCCCTCATTTCGGGGGATATGACTAAAGGATTTCCGGGCAATCGTGCTGTGATGCTTGCTGGTGAGCAAGCTGTAGGTAAAACATTCTTCGCCATTTACGGATTTGCACGTCCTCTGGTAGAAGCTGGATATTTTATCTATTACATTGATACCGAAAACGCATTGACTGATGATGATCTTATTGCATTCGGTCTTCCCGAAGGTTCTTTCAAGATTGTTACCCAGTCTATTGTTGAAAAACTAAAGGTCAACTTCGATAAGATCTTGACACAACTTGAAGAAGCAATGGGAACCAAAAAGGAAAATCCCAACAAGTGTGCATTCGTAATCGACTCACAGGGTATGTTGGACAGCCTTAAGGGTCAGGAAGATATCAAGAAGGAAAACTTCGTGAACAACATGGGCTTGCAGAAGGAACTTAAACACTTCTATAAGTCGGTTCTTGTTCGTCTCGGTCAGCTTGATTGTCCTCTTTTGATTACTAACCACGTATATAAGAACATCGGTGGTTACGGTGACCCGAATACGGTTGCTGGTGGTAGTGGTGGTCTATACGCTGCTTCTGTAATCTTGAGTATGCGTAAAAAGCAGTACAAGGAAGGAACCGTTCGTAAAGGTACTCTTATCACTGCAAAGAACATCAAAAGTCGTCTGTGTATTGATGGTCAGGAAGCTTCCATGTATCTCGCATGGGAAAAGGGCCTCAATAAGTGGTATGGCGTGCATGAATTTGCCCTTGCTGCTAACTTACTCGAAAAGTGGTCATCCAAATTCGATGCCAAAGGTGTTGTTGGTCCAGAAAAAGCTGGTAAACATAACTGGTATGTCATCAAAGACCCTAAATTGACCCCTGATAAGTGGTTAGTTGTTAAAGAAACTGACATTCATAAGAAATCGACTATCGGAACCATTTTCGATGAAGTCAATGAATACGTCAAGAGTCGTTTGAAGTTAACAAAGCCAATTGACTTTGATTATAATGACGATGATACCAACGAAGAAGAGAGCCTTGACGTGGATGCAGATGTAGATTACTCCGATTCCACCGGAGAAGGTGATGAATTCGATATGAATGATTAAAAAATATCATTTTCTTTCATAAACAAGATAGTTCTATGAAGTCGGGAAAAAACTTCCCGACTTTTTCTTTTAATTGTGTATATTTGTAGGCAAGGAGAACACGATGTTGAAAGTATATGATCTTTCCAACGAAGACTTGGTAATAAGAAAATTTTTTGAAGACAACTCTCTACAGCACCGAATTGCACCACACTTAGATTCTGCTTTATTCGAAGATGACCACAACCGAAAGATATGCGAATGGATTAATCGTTTCCAGAAGGCAAATAACAGGTATCCGGGGGCACAGGAGCTTATAACAGCTTTACCTGCATGTAGTCAACGATCCAAGCTGATTAACATCTGCAACGCTGATATACAGCCAATGGAACGCAACTTCGTTGTGGAAATGTTGGAGAAGTTTTTCAAGGAACGAAAGACGAAGAAAGTATTGGTTGATGCGGCTGAAGCAATTCATGACAGAGATTTCACTAATATCGCATCCATAATCAAAGAGTTACAGGACTCGGTGAATTTCAATATGAACCTCGATGTTGGTATCGATGTCGTAGAAGATACACCTGAAGCACTCAGACGTTTAAATGAGACTTTACGTGCAATCCCATCAGCACTCGCTGATGTGAGAAGGTTTACATCTACCGGATCTGGGTATGGTGGACATTATCGTAAAGCTCTGAGTATATTTCTTGGTATGCCCAATGTGGGTAAATCAATTGTTCTATGTAATGAAGCTGCGTTTGCATATCAGAAGGGATACAATGTATTGTATGTTACCCTCGAAATGTCAGAAGAATTGATTTGGGAACGCATTGCATCGAATGTAACTAATATTTCATTGGGTGAAGTTCGAGCCACTTCTGCTGAAGATATTCAGAGACTTTTACAGACAGTCCCAGATGCAGATACTCATTCGGTTGGTAATCTAGTTGTGAAAGCACTTCCAACTACGGCCACCGTAGTTGACATTGAGAATGAAATCATCGAGGTCAAACGGACGAAGGGATTCGATATTGATTTGCTCGTAGTTGACTATATCGGTATCATGAAACCATCTAAGAGATCCAATAGTGTAGCCGCTCATAGTTTGTATACAATGGGTAAAGAAATTGCGGAACAGCTTCGTGACCTTGCAAAGGCTCGTGAAATTGCTGTGGTGACTGCTTCACAGATGAATCGTGATGGATATAGCAACAAAGAAGCTTCGATGCAACATGTTGCTGGTAGTGCTGGTCTCAATGATACTGCTGATTTCATGATGACTATCAACCAGCCACCCGAAATGAAACCATTTGCTCTATTTTCTCACAATATTCTGAAGAATCGATTTGGACCAAATACTATCAACAGTATCTCGAAAGTCGATTATAGTCATATGCGTGTTCGCACCGCAAGTGAAGATGATATGAGAGCATACTCAGAGGCACAATTATCTAGCGGTGGTGAAGTTGAGACATTTTCGCCTCGTAGTGATAAAGATGGGTCCGATCTTGCTCCATCTAAGAGACGAGATGATATTGAAGCCCAGCGTAAAAAGATGGAAGAATTAAGGGCACCAACTGTTAAGACTGGAAATGATGTTAATAAAGGATCGGAAGAAACTATATTAGTTAATACCGATAGTAGCAAACAGAATCATGGGGATTCTGGGAGTCCTTTTTAATGTCACTTAGTCTAAATTTTATAAATGAGATCAATACCATTCTAATGACGAAACGATCTGAAGATGATGTTGATCCGTTTACATTACACATGCCCGAACACAAGTTCAAGAAGAATGTGGAAAAATTCAATTATGCAATCACCATGGTTTATGAGAAATATAAAGAGCGTGATGTGAAATTGTATCATATCATTCTTTCATTACAAGAGTTCTTTGAAATGGATTTACTTGTACATCAATTGCTTAGTCCGAAACTGAGAAAGATTGTTAAAGCAGAAATGGAAGAAGCTTATCACATAAGACCTACTCAACGGAGAAAGAGTAATGCCCAGAAAGCAAGTGATACGACCGAGTGAACAGGACAAGAAAACCCAAGACACATACAACGAAGAACGACTTAAACACGAAGATGTTGGATCGGTTGATCTAGTTGCGTATGCTGGTGGGTCGATAAATAACCTTCCTGTCAAAAGCAAAGCATTCAATACATGGCTCGATGCACATCGAAGTAATAATCCGTTTATTGGAAAACATGTAACTGCTGCCCCTGAAGAATACACTGAAGAAGTTCGTCTTAATGATGATGAAACGCTTAGTCCAGAAGAGACTGAAGCATTTCTTAATAATGATGATATCGGTTTGCAGACATTCGATCCGAACTCTAAGTTTGGTGGAGAAGCTGAAGAATTGGGCGAAGCTCTTATTGGTGATGACAAACATGATGTTAGATTCATTGATATTACAATTGCTGAAAATATAACAAACAAACTTCTCGGTCGTCCTATTGAAGAGATCGAAAAAGAAGCTACTAAGGCAATGCAGTCTTATTATGGGGATGCTCATTACACAACTGATATTGATGTTTCTAAGATTATAGAAACGTCAACTGTGCGACTTATCGAGCAACAGAAAGCGGCTGGAGAACACCCAGAACAATTAAAACTTACTGGTTACAAAGAGTAATAATTTCCTATATATCGAAATTATTCCAAGATAAAAAAAAGTTATGTCGTACCGGAAAAAATGACGTATCTTTGTTTATGTCTTGGAAACAGGACATGAAAAAAACGAACAACTTATTGACTAAAAAGAGGTCGCTTAGACCAAGGAGTACAAAATGTCAGAAGATTTTCTTACCATAGATACCGAAGAAGCATCCGCAATTGATGCAAGAGCACAGGTCGAAGCCAGCGGTGGTCGTCAAATTGATCCCACTATGTGGAAACCCGGACTTGGTCGCAATGATGAACCTTACGAAGCAAAGGTTCGCCTACTCCCTCAAGGTGTTAATGGGGTGAAGAATAAGCTCCCCGCATCCGTATCTTATCAGATGCATTATCTGAAAGACAAGAAACACAAGATTTCCAAAAATGTCCCCTGTCGTAAGACCATTGGTGAAGATTGTCCTGTCTGTGAAGCAGCATGGGCCATTTGGAACGCTGGTAAAGACGCAGGTGGAGCACGTGGCGAAGCGTTGCAGAATCTTGCTAAGAGCCGTCTCCCTACTACCCGTCACGTAATCAACGTTCTCGTGCGTGAAGATTTGACCAATCCTGCAAACAATGGAAAGGTTCTTAAGTGGGATCACACTGACAACGTTAATGGCAATTTGATGGAACCTCTCCGTGATTCTACTGAAGAAGAAAACGGAAAGAATGCCACTCAGAAGCCAGCGAAGTCCTCGCTGAGAAAGTCGAAGGAAAAATTCACTCCTCATAGTCCACGCAATGGTCGTGATCGAATCGTTATCGTTGAAAAGAATCCTAAGACTGGCTATGCTACGTATGACGGTTCTTTCTGGGACGAAGATGGTCTTACCGACTTGGCCGCAACTACTGAAGAAATTATGGGTATTCTGGATCAGTGTCATGATCTAAGCGGTTATCGTGCAATTCCTAGTGCTGAAGAACTGATGGCTCAGTATAACGAATTCATCGCCCTCGTTGAGGCTAAGGAACGTGCTGCTGCTGTTAATGGTGTTGTTGCTGATCGTGCATCGAGTACTGGTAATGACGCAGCTCCTCCTAAGGTTAAGACTGCCAATGCTTCTTCTTACTTCGCAGCCAAGGAAGAAAACAATGCAGTTGCTGGTGATGCAGCCGAGGAAGATCCATTCGATATGAATGATGGTGCTCCTTCAGTTGGTGCTCAGGTTTTCGAAGAAGCCACAAACACCGATGATATTTCCGATTCTGATGATGACGATTTACCATTTTAATCATCAACAATGATATATTTTCTAAGGAGAGGAATTTTTTTCCTCTCCTTTTTTATTTATATCAAATGATGAAACACAATAAAAAACTATTGAATGCAATCAACGCAGAGCTGGATCACTACGATGGAATGGCAAAAGAATTGATCCGAATTGAAGGATTATCTCGAATCCGACGATATGGTAGACAATATTATCAGAATCACATACATGAATCAGATGGTTTATTTTCCGATTATACGAGAACTTTTGTATATTTAAAGTTCATGGAAGATACACTTAAAGATTTGAAACGTAATGGACTTTGATTCTGATTTTGACTATGACCGCATACCGGATTACATCCTTCATGATGCGGTCCATGAAACCCTTGGCGATAGAAATTTATCGGGTGGTGAACATGGTTCCCCATATAATTTCCGTTGTCCTATATGTGGTGACTCGAAAGATAATCCGCATAAGAAACGTGGGTTCGTTATGTATAAAAGAGGTTGGGGATATCAATGTCATAATGAGTGTGGTTCAATGAGTTTCATTCACTTTCTCAAAGAATATCATCGAGAAGTGTATCGCCGAGTTATTTTTCACGCCTTCGATAATTCAGCTAAGCGAGAATCGAAGTACCGTAAGAAACAAGAGGAATTGTCTCAAGCCGAAAAATCATTCAAGGGAAAAGAAGTATACCAGTTTAAGAAAGGTGAACTGATAGGTATATTAGAAGATCATCCAACATGCAAAATCGCACGTGATTATTGTATCAAACGTAAAATCCCTCAAAGGGTTTATCATAGATGGTTCGTCTGCTTACGAGATAAAAAATTTCTCGATCTTGATGCGAATGGTCATTATATATACAATGATCGTGGGTATCCTACTGGAAATGAATATGGAAATCGGCTCATTATTCCATATTATACTTACGGTGGTAATTGGGTACAATTCGATGCTCGTGATCTTGCACCGAAGTCAAATCTTCGTTATAGAAATCTTGAGGGTGCGGAACGTGAATTGTATAATGCTGATTTCATCAATGTAAACCAACCATTTTTCCTCTTTGAAGGATCTATCGATTCAACGTTCGTTCGTAATTCGGTTGCATTTGGTGGAACCAAGCATCTATTATCCTTTTTAAAGGAATATCCACACATTGCAGAACATGCATATAATGGAACTGTGATATGGGATAATGATGAACCCGGATATGATGAAATGCCGACTACGGTGAAGCTAGGGTTTAATTGGTTCGACTGGAGAACTATAAAACCGCTACCTGAATTTGAGTATTACATTGATGAAAATGGTGAGCGTAAACAACGTGTTATTAAAGACATGAATGATGCTGTTATGTTTACTGATGCATTTCGTACTGATTCTGATGGTTTTGTAGTTTTAGATGATCTAAAAAAATATATTAGGAAAGCAGATGGTGCAATGATATTGCTTACTATGATTTACGGAAATCGTGAGAAAATGCGACGAGAAAAAAATCGTAAGCGTAATGAGCAAATGAAATCAAACACAAAGAAAAAAGAAATCCGACCATACTTTTGAGGTAACAATGGCAGAGAAAAATAAAAAAGCAGATGAGATTCTGGTGAACCGTTCAGTTAACGTTGAACCCGGACTAATTTCTGGATTCGAAGGTGAAGATGACTCCTTCTATGAAGGAGATGGAATGATAGAAGACGGTGATTTCGATGATTGTGAATTTGATGACGAAGACCTCGGTGATGCTCTTGATTCTGCCATTGAAGAAGTTCAAGCTGAAAAGGATGCCAGAACTCAGGCAATGAAGGATAAGGCTTCGAAGAAACGTAAAGTTGTAAACGAAACCAAGAAGAAATTAGGTATTCGTAAAGGTAAACAGAGCAAATTCAATAGTAGAAGTCATTCATTCCTTGGTGAAAGTCAGAGTGACCGAGCTATTCATATCGTTCTTAACCAGCACCGCACTGAAATCTATAAGGATGGTGCCGATATCGCACCTCGTATTTTGATGGGTATCCCCGGATTCGGTAATACCAGTAAAAAGAATGCATTCGAACATCTGATTACGATACAAGAAAAAATCCGTGAGAATCGAGGTGATAATCCAGCTAATGCACCTAAATGGATAATCATCAGTAATGACACTTCTATCATCCTTGATAGAAATCTTATCAGTTATCTAGAAGAACTGAGACCGAATACACACGCTGCTGCACCATATGGATTCCAAGAAGTACGTGCATCTGGGCGTTGGTACGATATCGAGGGATTGCCAGCACATAACCTTCGTGGTTGTTATGTACAAGGTAGTATGTACAACAACGATTGGAATTTCATTGTGGGTGCTGAATACAACAGTCGTCCAAAGACTCGTGTAATGATTGGGCATGGTCCATTCATTGCGATTCGAGGTGAGACATTTATGCAGATTGATTTCAGCGGAATGGCAGAAAACTGCAAAAGTGGTTTCTTCCATTACATGGCAGATATCTCAATGGAATGTGCTTCTCGTGGGCTATTAGTTGCACAGGTAAAGGCTTTGTCATGGCAATATGACAATATTACATCACATCGAGATGAGGAAGATTTGCTGAACGATCAGTCGTATTTCACATCAAAGTGGCAGCGAATGCTACCAATCAGTATTTTCAGCTAATAACTAAAGGAGCAATGTCATTTACATGTCGCTCAGGCAAGTGGTGTTCTAAGTGTTAACGACCGAAGTAATCCATAGCTAGACAACATTGCTCCTTTTTTTATAAACTATAGAAAATACAGGGTATCTCTTATGAAATTAACCAATTTTGAAAACCTCAAAGACCTAACACAAGGTATTTCAGAAAACACACAGGGTGAACTGTCCACCCATCTTGGAAATAATGTATACTCCCCTCTGGATGATGGTCTTGGAATGTATAATAAAGCGGTTACTCGTTTCGATACATACCGAGATAATACTGTTTCTATGAACGAGGCCGTTGAATATGTATATGACATTAAGCCTATCTATGATCGACTTGATGTAATCAAAAACTATCTTCGGGCAAAGCTTAAGCAAGTTAACGAAAAAGAAAAGAAAGCAGAGGAAACATTCAAGCCAGATCATCGTGTTGATTCTGCACTCGGTTTTATGCGTGGTGTTGAGGGTGGTGATGACAGTGAATATCGATCCATCAAAGCTGCAATGAATGATGCCAAATTTCCTCCCCCGTTGAGCACCGATATCACTTTCAAAGATAAGGGCCAATTCTTGAATATCCTAAAACAACTATTCAAGAATGAAGATCCTGAAACCTTACAACATATCATTTCTAGTGCATCTGGATTCATTTCGACATTCGATATTGACAGTGTTCGAGAATTCATTGATAAAATTGATTCGGAAATTGATCGAGGTAAATTGTATTCGGGTGATCTTAATAATCATGATCGTGAAAAAGCTCTCCATTTGATTGTTGGTGATATGATGCGTTATATTTTACGCAATTTTGATAACACTGATGATAATGTTGACCTTGCAACCGATTATGAATCTGTTGTAAACTATGCAATCGAACAGTGGCTCCCTAAAGTTTCTGCGGCTCGGTCTACTAACGATTGGATACCAAAAGAAATGCACGAAGAATCGGATAAACCTCGTCTTGGGGAGATTCCTCAAATCAATGCAGGTGAAGTTCGTGAAGCACTTCTAGCTGAATTCGAGAAAGGTGGAGCTAACATTGATGTTCTACGCAATCTATATCTTGGTGAAGATGTGAAAGAAGAGAACAAACCCGCATTTGAGCGTCAAGGCAAATAATTTTTCTTCGTAATTTGACAAACATAAAACGATCTCTATATGAGGTCGTTTTTTGTTTCCCAAAAAATCAATTAATTTGGTATATTTATCTACATCTTAAGGAGTTTGTATGCCGACTGCGATTAATTTCTCTAAAGAATACGTTGAGATGCTTCAGAAACTATTGAAAGTATCTAAAGGTGCTAAGAAAGAGACCCTATTATTTTATCGTGATGAAAAGGATGATATGCCAAAAATATCTCTCATGGATTTGGGAGCACTTGTGCATATTAGCACCACCAAACAACATGCTAATTTCGATATAGAGGAATTCGGTGTCACTAAGTTGAGTGAGTTCATGGATTACGTATCCGCATTGGAATATCCCAAACACGGTGAGATCTATTTGAATGATGAAGTTTCTACTAAAGGTCGAAATTATTCATGTGTTGTACTTGCTGATGATTATACGAAGTATCGAATGATTGTTGCTGAAGCCACAGAGTTTGAAGCCCGTAAAGACAAGAAAGTTCCAATCGCACGTGACATTGACCCAATGCAACTTGTAGCGAAATTTATGGTGACTCAAGATGATCTGACTAAGTTGACTAATGACATCAAGTTGATGAAAGGATGTGAATTCTTTGGATTGACTGTGAATAATGATGTTTCATACTATATGAGAGGAACCGAACGTCAACAAGTTACTCGCAAAGTGGATGGGCTTAAAACCAAAATCTACAACAGTGAGATACTAGCATCTGATGGTATTGAAAAATTTAGGTTGTTCCCTGCTAGATTGTTCAATTTCATGTCTTATTTCAAGACCGATTTCGAAGTCGAAATTCGATATATGGAATCCAAGGATATCGTTGGATTCAAAGCATTCGGAAAATTGACCACTGCTGGTAAAGATGATATCGATGTATATCTGGGAGCCACTGAAAGTACGTCTCAGACTATGAACAACTACGATATTATCGAATAAAGCTGGAAAACTCGTTAATTATAAACTAATAGTAACTCTACATTTAGGTTACTGTTATGAAAATGAATAAAGACGATATGTTGGGTGCCCTTAAAGCTATGAAAGTAGATAATGGCCCCAAGAATACCGAATCATTCGCAAAAACTGACTTCCTTAAGAACATTGGTGGCTATATGCCTAAAGCCGATGGTAAAGGTCAGTACAAGGATGATTCCAGTAAGAAATTGAATTCGGATTTGGCTAAGCCCGAAAAAGAAATCAAGTTCGAAAGTAATTATGGCTGCAAACTTCAGCAGAGTGATATTAAGAATGTAAGCCAGAAATTTCTTGCTGAAAGTGCTATTCTTGAAAACAGCTCACCCAATGCATTCAGATTGGACTTGGGTAGTCTGGTTCTGGATAAAACTCATGCTAAGGTTGGATTGACACGTGCTGGTGAAAAAGTTCGTGTCGAATTGATGTATCCTAATGCAAATGATAAAATCACAGTGAAAATCACTGTAGATGGCGTTGAAGACAAAATTTATGAGTTGTCATTAGAAGATGAAGCCTATGTCGGTAATTTCGGATCTTCTATTCTCAAGGAAATTGATTCTATGATTAACGAAAAAGAAAGCATGGGTATCGGTGACTATGATGATGAGTACTACATTGGCAATAAGAGTGGTGGGTTAACTGGATTTGCTCCTAGTTGGGAAGCTGGTGGTAACGTTACCGAAGCTGCTGTTTCTCGTATGAAAGATTTGATGGCATTGGTCGAAGCGGATGACGAAGAGAAAGATAAGACGGCTACTCCTGATGTAGATGTAGAAGGTGAAGGTGAAGAGTTTGATGCGGGTGACGTTAATGCCGATGAGAATTTCTCGGAGTCTGATTTCTCACTTGACGATGCTGGCGATGTTAATATGGACGAATTCAATGACCTTGGAGCCAGTATGGGCGGCGGCGGTGCATTGGATCTCGGTGGTGGAAATGACTTCGGTGGTGGGGATGTAAATGCCGAAGAAGGCGACAGTGGCGTATCGGTGGAAGAAAATGTCAATTTCATGACATTCCGTGAGAAATCCGATTGGTTGAATTCAGCACTCGACTCCATGCAGAAACTTGTTGCTAAGAGTGTTGCTGATAAGATGCAGGACGGTGAAGGTGTTATCCTTACCTCCGATGAAATCCTTAATGGTTCCGTTGGTATCAAGAATGATAGCAATCCAGAAATCATCGAAAAGTTCTTGAAAGTATATCCTTCGCTTGATGAAATCGAACTCAAGGAAGAAGACTTGAATCGCATCGAAGAAAAACTTTCTCTTGATGATGGTCAGTTTGATGCATGGCTTCAGGCTGAACTTCCTGAGATGAGAGGCGATAAAGATGTCAGTGATACCCTCGACAACGATATGTTCGATGACTTCGAAGAAATGGGCGGTGAACAGCCTGATGAATTCGGTGGCCTCGGTGAGTTCGATGACTTCGTTGATGAAACCACTTCTGACGAAGGAGACATTGATAGTTTGTTTGCTGATATTGCAGCCGAACCTACCATTGATGAAGAAGAGGAAGAAGATACAGAGGCTCGTAAAGAAGCCGAGAATGAAGTGGGTGGAGAGGAATTGAACGAATTCCCTAACGTATAATCCACATTCACATTTTTATAGCAGGAGAGACAAGTTCTCTCCTTTTTTTATGCCAAAATATGTATATTTCATACCATTGAGGTATAAAATGAACGAAATTGAAGTATCAGAAGATGAAGTACAGGGATTCAATCCGATTGTCATGGTAGTGAGTCCATATAGCAATATTGCGAACCACCTAAAGTATTTTGCCTCCGCCATCAAGGATGAGTCCGAAGCCGATATGCACTACATCAACATTGATTGCTACAGTAAGGAAGTGAATGGTAGCAATCTACAAGTCATTCGACTGAGCAATGATACTGGAATGTGGACTGAACTCAATCCAGTTGATAAAGTTTCGGGTGCATTGCTTCCTGAGTCCGTATCGGTAAATCTATTTGATTTGTATAATGCGGTGGAAAACTGTCCAGATGAACTATTGAAGTTCTGGATCGATGAAGAAGATAACGAGTTGGTATTCAACTCGTTCCAGAATCCAGATAAAGACATTGATGAACTTGAAATTCGCTTCAAGATACTCAAGCGTGGATTCCCTACTCGTGCATTGTCTACTGAGCCACTGGACGATCAGAATAAGCTCGGTACGATCACTTTGAATGCAATCATGACCAGAATGATTACTGAAGAATTGAACGTTGAAAACAGCATCGATGGGATAAATATTGTGGTTCGTGATGGGAAGCTGCGATTCCAAGCATCTTATCATGGGTTCAATAGTGATATGCGAGTTAAGCAATTCGAGGACGAAGTATATCCCAATGACTTTAGCGTGTTCCTACCAATCACGGTATTCATTCAGATGGTGAGTACAGGGCACGTATATGATCTGAAAATTGACGTGTATGACAATGGTAGTATCATACTCAAGACAGATGCATATCAGTTCTATTACAAAGCTGAGTTGGGTCGTCCTGATTTGAAGTTGAGTATCGCTGATTCGACACGGTATCTGATTATTGATGCTAAGCTTATCGATGGCACCATGAAGTTGATGAATCGTTTGAATAAAGCCTCTCAGATCAACAATATGATGATCGAATATGTAAGTGATGGCGAAGCTGATCTATCATGTCAACTAGATGGTCGTTGGGGTATCTCGATTCGCACTGACTTGGCTATGCTGTCGAAAGAAACCGTTGTGATTGACGCTGACATTTTTCAGGAAATGGTAAGCGGGACGCAAGTTGATGCAATTCAGATGAATATTTTCAGTCCTAATGTAGTGTGCATGAAGCTGGAAAATGGGTTGATTGAGAAAGTCATGGAATACGATCATAAGGTATTCTCTGAATATCGAGAACAAAAATATCAAGAATGGAAGAAAAAGAATGATTAGAGTAGGATTTTCTGGGTTACCGTCCACTGGTAAAACAACTCTCACACAGGCTGTGAATCTGGCTCTTAAGCAGTCCAATGATTTCAGTAAGGTGGAATTGATATCTGAGTATGCTCGTTCATACATTAGAAAGTATGGCCCTACTCAAAGTATCTGGGAAGAATATCGCCTTGTTGATATTCAACAAGAGTGGGAAGATTTGATCGATCCTAGTAAGGTTGATGTTCTTTTGGCTGATAGTCCTATTCAATTGGCGTTCTTATATGCTACTGAATTAAATACCGGATCTCCGAAAGACCAAATGGTCATGTCTGATGTATTTAAGAAGATTTCTCGTATAACCGCCAGTAACCCATACGATATCATTTTCCATCTTCCTGAAGATGGTATTCCAGTGGTTATCGATGATGTCCGAGACGAGTGTGTAAAGGACAAGAAATGGCGTGTTGAAGCAGATGCATTCACCAAGTCTCTATTTAAGATGTTCCAACCTCGACAGTTCGAAATCATCGAGGTATCCGATCTTAACGCTAGAGTCCAATGGGTACTAAATAGTATTCGGAATTATACAGATAAAGGACCCTCACTTAGAGATTGTATCTAAGCAGGTTCCTCGGTTTCTTCTTTAACTTCAGATTCGACTTCAGGCTCCTCGGATGTTTCCGCAGGAGCCGTTTCTTCGACTGGCTCCAAATCTTCGAAATCATCTAGATTGATCTCAGCATCTCCGAAATCAACTTCCCCTGCTGGTTCTTCTAGTTCAGTTTCTAGTTCGGATTCTACTTCATTTGCTTCAGCATCGAGATCTTGTTCCATACTAGTCTCAATATCCTGTGCAAATTCTTCATTCTCTTCGGCTACCACATTTTCCTGAACTTCTTCAGATTTAGCCCCTATTGGGTTAATAACCTGTTCTTCGAAACGTCTAGCGATCTCTTGTGCAATGGAACCGTCTCGTGATCTGAGATGGCTGAATTTGTTGGGATCGAACATTCGTTCGTTATCTACCTCTCGTTCCATTTTTTTCCACAATGTTTCGAGTTCACGGTAGGTTTTTCCAGTCTTGTCGGCCAGTCTTTTAATATATGATGTGTGTACTACTTGCATATCCAATACCTATTCAATTACTAAAAGTTTATAATTTTCCTTAGTTTTATAAACTAAAAGTAAAGCAAGTCCATAATGAACTTGAGAGGCTAGAAAGATGGATATGTTAGATCTAGATAAATTGATGAGAGATGCCAAGGTATTCGAACGAATCACTGAGGGCACAGTTGATGATTCCGCATATAATGCAGTAACCCAGTGCATTAATGAAAGTGCAATCATGGAATCACGTGAAGAAGTTGAAGGTATTCTTAGTAGAGGCAACGATGTAAATGATCGCCTCGACTTTGCCGATTTGGAAAGAACTATTAACGGAGCTTTGGGTATTACAGAATCCGCAAAACCAAAAATCGAAAGCGATAAAAAGGAGAAAGAGATGAAAACTCAACCAATTAATGAAGCGGCTGCAAATCCTTCTTCCGGAGTAGACTCCGCTGAGAAGTTCCTGAAAGCACAGCCTGTTAAGCAGAAAGAATTTGTGAAAGCAAAGACTGACTCTAAAGACAGTACTGAACTTGATGCAGCTAACACCAATTCCGAACACGTTGTTACTGAACACAAGTCCGATAAGAGCGTTGAAAAGCAAGCTGAAAGCAGCATGAAAGAAATGCAGAAAGACGCTGATGACAACAAGGAATGGGAAGAAAACTCCAAGAAACAGGAAAAGGCTGAAGCCAAATCTGTGCTCAAGGAAAATGCTGATAAGTACATCGGCTTCATCGAATCTCTCAAGACCGATGAGAATGCCAAGTACATTAATGGTATTATTGAAGCATTCAATGTTACAATCAAGCCTTTGATTTAACAAAATAAAACATATACTATCAAATCGCCAACGGCCTAAGATTTTCTTAGGTCGTTTTTTTCATTTATTGCTATATTTCTCTATGTAGATTACGGAGTTATTTTAGTGCCTGAAACCCAACCAGTTAAACCGATGTGGTCGGCCATTCACCATGACCAGAATTCAGGTCATGTATTTGTATGGTACACAGACGGTAAGAGATACAAATATCCAGTAAAGCATAGATTCTTTACTCCCGACAGAAACCAGTATGGTTCATATCCTTGTGGTATGAAGGACATATATGGCAATGACATGTATGAAGTCATTGTAAGTGGGAAAGAAGAACAGGACATCAAGAACCAGCATTCCGGTCGATACAATAAGTTGGCTGAATGTGACGTTGATTTCCGTACTCGTTGGCTTCAGCATCAATATGAAGATCAAGGTGATATTCGATTCAATTTCAAGGATATCAATATCTGCTTTCTTGATATTGAGGTCGCCACCAAAGGTCGGTTTCCAACCGCCGAACGTGCCGACTATCCTGTAAACTGTGTTACTGTGTATTTCTCCAAGGAAGATATCTATTATACCCTTGGCCTTAATCGTGAAATTAGAGAAGATACCGCTAAGAAACTAGCGGATGAAAATTGTGCATATATCAATTGTCCGACTGAAGTGGATTTGCTCACCAAGTTGTTCATGTTAATTGGTGAAAATCAAGTTGATATTATCACTGGATGGAACTCGGATTTTTACGACTTTCCTTATCTGGTAAATCGAGCACAGAAACTCGAAGTTGATATCAGAAGAATGAGCCGCCTCCCCGGATCTCATAAATGTGCTTACATCAGCAAGCGTGATAACGCATTGAAGATTGGTGGAACTGAAGTTATTGACTTTTTGAAGTTATATCGTAAGTATACTTTCTCTGAACGTGATAACTTTAAACTTGATACTATCGGTGAAGTTGAAGTAGGCGAACGTAAGGCCCCGCTTCCTGATGGCTACATGTCATGGGTTAAATATTGGGATGAATTCGTTCTGTATAACTTTCAGGACGTTCGCTTGATGAAACGAATCGAAGAACATTGTCGCATGTTCGAAACTACTGTGACTGCTTGTTCTGAAGCTCGTGTTCCATTTTCCGCAATATTTGAAGCCAAGAAAATGCTTGTCGGATTCTTGCTCAATTATTTGCATCAACATAACCTAACTCTCCCTCCTCTTCGTGAAAATGAACGTGAGTGGTTCCCCGGTGCGTATGTATATTCTACTCCGGGGTATTATGATAAATTGGTGTCATACGACTATCGCTCTATGTATCCGTCTATTATGATGGGTGCTAACATTAGCCCTGAGACCAAGGTTACATATGGTATTGATGAAATAGTACCACCAGAGGCACTCGCAAAACTCGTGAGAAGCCCTTGGACAGCTAATGGTAAACGACAGGTGTTCTATCGAAAGGACATTGTTGGTATCGTACCTCAGGTTGTTAAAATCTTGTTCGATGGTCGTAGTGACCTTAAGAAGAAGATGAAAGAAGCACTCAAAGCTGGTGATCAGGCTCTGGCTGACTACTATGACATGAAGCAGAAAACCTATAAGATTCTAGGTAACTCTCTGTATGGTTTGTTGGGTAACCCATTCTTCCAGTTGTATGATATTGACAATAGTGCTACCATTACTGCATTCGGTCGAGAATTGATTCAATCGACTATTAAAGAGCTGTGTGAATATTTTGAGAAATATTTCCGTGATGATCCACGATTTGAGATATTATTTGGTCAGAAACCTACCATTGACGAAAAACTTCTAGGAACATTTGAAGGAGTTGATGGACTGTCATATCATCGTATTTCTCATGGTGACACTGACTCATTCTTCGTTAAGTACACTGACTTTTACAGTGATTTCGAACCAAAGGTTGGTAACGAAGTTGAAGTGCTTGTATTTGATGGTAACCAACTAATATCCTCCGAAAAATTCGGATTGGCTAACGGTGAGACCGAGGCTAAAAAAGCATTCAATGCTGCTTGCACTACTTACGTATCTGACTGGAAGAAGATGAGTGTAAGTAAGAAAAAACGAGCATTTGCAGAAGGTATTATATTCGGTGATAAGTCATATCGTATCATCTACAATCGCTATCTACTAACTGATTTCTGTCGTGTGTTAGATGCTGGATTAATGGAAGATGTGCTTGCTGGCATCATGGAGAACTATGCCAATCGTTGGAATTATTACGAGAATACTATCTTCTTGAAACGTGAGAAGTGCATTCATCAGGCCATTGTTACGGCAAAGAAGAAATATATCTGTCGTGTAGAAAGTAACGAAGATGCCAAATATTTCGATAAGAAAAAGGCCGAGCAAGATATCTATGAATTGCATGCAAAATTTGCAATTACTGGTATGGAAATCGTTCGTAGTTCGACTACTCCATTCGCACGTGAACGTATTTTGGGTCTCATCAATAAAATGTTTGAGAACCGTAATAAGGGATACATTCGAAAAGAGTATTTGAAAATCAAGAAAGAATTTTTTGATTACGTTAATGATGGTAAGATATATGAAATATCGATTCCATCCGGTGTGAAAAAAGATCCGCCTAAGTGGGTCGAGTACGTGAATTGGAGTGCTGAGGATAAAAAAGCAGTTGACTGGAGACTTCGATCAAGTTCAGTATGGAATTACCTGATTGAAAATGATGAAATTCTATCGGAGATGCCACTCGAACCTATTTTCGAGGCTTCAAAGGTGAAGTTCATTAAGGTCGGATCTAATAAATTCGGTATTAAGAGTATTGCATACGTTGGGGATAAATGCCCTGACCGACTGCTTGAGATATTTAATCCGAACTGGGACGAGCAATGGACAAAAACATTTGCTCAAACAATGGACAAAATTTTCATTGCTATCGGATGGGGTAAAAACCTAGAAGCGGATGAAACAGATAATCTAATCGAGTTTCTATAATGAACATGGACAAAAAGATTGAATTCCTCGAAGAATACGCTGAACTCTCCGGGGATGAAATGGGTGAATATTGGGAACTATCATAAATCCATTTATCATTTTGGAAATTTATGTATTTTTCGTTAATGCTATTAAGGTGTTGTTAATAGGTACAATCGCATTTCTGACGATATGGAAATTATTTGATCTGGTTGGGGGTTAAGCATATTGATCGATATGCTTTCCCTTTTCAACTGATTCGACTTTTCTATATTCCTGTGTAGCCTGTTTTACAGTTGGTTTCGGAGTATATGAGGTTCGGATTGGGGATTCGTAATAGTAATACAGCGGATTAGTGTAATCGATTTTCATTATGGAGCACCTAGATTGTATCCAGTTCCCCCACCTGCATAATCACCACCTACACCATTCACATTATATGTGGATTGATCCTTTTTTAGAGAATCGCTACCGAGTGCAGTTCTACCAGCAGAAGGAAACTGAGCCATTCGCTTACCAATATATGCTTTTTCAATCTGCTGTATTTTTCGCTCACCGAGTGTTTGTGGAAAATATTCATTGTCTTTATTCTGGAGATAGTTCACTATACTAGCTGGCTTGATATGAGTTACATTCAATCCAAATGGTTTATTATTGGCATCGTCAGTGCTTAAAGATTCGATAAGATCATACCCACGTTTGATTGCCGATAACAGATCGGAATTGGTTTGGTCGTCCAATGAATTTAAAAATGTAATGAATTTATCCATACCTAGAGTTTATAAGATTTCTTCACAAAAATCTGGATAAGTTGCTATCTTTACTCACAAATACGAGGTTTACATGTCTGAAATTGATATTTTTAGCGGCGAAGGCGTAGCGGAAGCAGAGAAACAAAAGGATCAGGCTCAACGCATTGTTCAGGTTAAAGCCCCTTGGGTTGCTCGGTGGAGACCACAGACTATTCAGGATGTTATTCTTCCTGATAATATCAAGAATATGTTGGAGTATGGACTGGAAAATAATGAATTCACTCATATGATTCTTCATTCGGGTAAACCCGGAACTGGTAAGACCACGACTGCACGTGCAATTCCCACCCAGTTGAATACTGATTATGATTTCTACGCTGGGGCTGAATGTAATGCTGATATATTTGACAGCATTCGTGCATTTGCGTCCCAAAAAACTATGGATGGAAAAGCACGGTTTGTTATCATTGACGAAGCTGACCGCCCGAAAGCACAGGACCCAGCTAAGTTTTACAATGGTCTTAACTCTCTGATCGAAGCAACCGAAAGCACACTTCGATTCATTCTGACTTGCAACAACCTATACAAGATTCCCGAACCTATCATCTCCAGATGCTCACCTATTTCGTTTGCATATGATTTGGATGATGTATCTCTGAAGAAGCAGTTGTTCAAGCGAATGAAACAAATCGCTGATGTTGAAGTTATTCAGAAAGGCGGAACCGTAAATGATGAGACTCTGAAACAAATTGCTCGTCACTACTACCCTGACTTTCGATCCATCATTCAGACTATGTTCATTAATTATCTTGAACATAAAGGAAACATTGATGGTGTTCCTACATTTGTAACCCATGACCATATCGAAAAGATCTGGGGGTATTTGACAACATTCAATTACATGGAAATGCGACAGTTCGTGTCGGGGACTATTGTTGATTATCAGTCGGTATTCGCACCACTCGGTGACTATATCATTGAGAATCTTCCTCCACAGCTCCGATTGAATTTCGCTGTATTACTGGCTGAATACCAATATCGAGCAGCAGCACCTGCGGTGGATCAAGAGATTAATATGAATGGATTCCTTGCCAAGACCATGCAGTTACTTCAGACAATGAAAACTCAATGAGGCGATAATGGGTAATTTCAACCATTTTAATTTCCTCAAAGAGCTTAGACAAGGATTTGAGCCAACCGAAGAAGATTTGGCTGATTTCAATCTGTTCATGACTCAGATGGCACTCTCTATGGATCGGAAATTTATTAATCATTGTGATGCAATAAATACCGAGAAGTTTTTTAAGTTGCCTAAAAAGATTCAGTGTCTGGCATTCACGTCTTTCAAGGGTCAATATATTGATACAAGTTGGAAGAAAGCTAAAGCTGGCACTACTAAGGGAAAAGCAGAAACTATTGAGAAGGTAATGCATGTGTTCGACTTGTCGTATAGTGAGGCCGAATCATGTCTTCATTTCGGCACTGTTGATCTCGATGAAGTCGAGGATTTATATGCTAGGTTATTCGATCCCGAATCTATCAAATTCAGAAAGTCCCGTGTGACTAGGAAGAAAGTATGATAAAGGGATTGATAATCGGAGCACACATTCCCTTATTATACCACATTGATGTTAGCATATATTGATGAACATGACTGATATTGAGATTGTACAGAAATATTTCAACGTAGATGAAGAAAAAGCCCAAGTCATGATTGACAATGGGCTTAATATCAAGTATCTACGCACTGGATTTATCGGAACCGAAAAAGAACGGTTGGTTGATAAGTATCAAGAACGAGTTGATGCAATTGTTGATGAAGAATTTTCGGGTTGATTAGTCGATATATCGCTTCAGATCCAAATTTTCCAGACTTAGTTTACCGTGCTCAGAATTTGGTGTATCCTCTTCTGGTATTTCCACGTCAGGTTCTTCCAATTCATCTTCTTCGGATTCTGTTGATTCGGGGATTTCAGGAGTTTCCTCTGATTCTGGGGGTTCCACTAATTCATCTTCATGAACGATGATTACTTTCTCAATAGGATCTTCTTCACCTTCATCATTATGCATCTCAGCAAAATATCTGAGCAGCATCTGAAGTTTCTCATCCGGTTCCTGACCTTCATAAGCTCCAGTTGCAAATGCGAAATCGATGAGATAGTCTAGAATCGACTGACCATTCAGATCAGTTATATCCAAGACATTCTTCAACGTAATTTCGTCATTACCATCTACTTTCTCTATATCTTCGAATTCCATATTCTTTTCCAGAATCCGTTGTATGAGCTTATGGTTCACGGTTTCAGTATGTGCTCCTGTGGCACCGACGATCATAGACATCAATACGGTATCACCGTATCCGTTTTTGTGACTGAGAATCATTGGATCGACTTCAAGGAGTTCCTCGACGCAGTTTTCTCCCCAGATATGAAGATTGGTTGTCCAGCCGCCATCATCTTGTGGAATTCGTTCAATAAACTGAATCGGATGATTACGAAGAGCTTTGCGTTGACTATCTGTAATGGTATCAATAGATTTCTCGAAAGTCTCTTGAATACTCTCAATCAATGCGAAGTCATCTGGACGTTCATCCTTCAGGTTATTCAAATAGTTATGAAATAATCTTTTGTCCATAGTTACATTCTACCTAATTTCTACTATAGTTTATAAAAAAAGCCCCAGTTGCGGGGCTTTTGTGTTTTTACTTACTGGTGCTCCTATTCCACCGTCTCGATCATCACCGTTTTCGAATGAATCTCCATCAGCAAGGAGATATTTCTGGAACATAAACTGAGCCATTGCTTCACCAACCGGAATCACAAGTTCTTTATCACCCTGATTATGAAGCTTGATGAAAATTTCGCCTTCGTTTTTGGGATTGTTGTAGTAGTCCGAATCGATGATACCAGTCGAATTGGCCAGTCGCACCGAATACTTGAATCCATGCCCAGATCGGACAAATGCTTTAAGTACTTCATCGTCCAGCATGTAAGACTTGAATTTTGTTGTGATGACACCAGAAATATCTCCGGGTTGTAACACAATGTCTTCGCCGGAGTTATTGTACACATCATAACATGCTGATTTCTTTGTTGCACGTCTGGGGACCAACAGTTTGTCGGTTTCATCAGCATACTTCGATACTACTTCAAATCCACGAGTTCTACTCATTTTATTCTCCATGATAGGGGTTTGGAGTAAAGATAGCAAATATTCAAAAAAGTTGTTGCACAAAATATAAACATCTAACAATAGCGGAGGCTTTTAGAAATTGTCAGACGACAAAACAAAAATGTCACGCTTATAAACTATAAGTAAAGAAAAAAGAGCTTTTTAATAGGAGTAACATTATGCCAACTTTTGGACAAGGTGCCCCCGGCGTAAGAATCAGATTGCGAGATGCAAGTGCTGTTAACTTGGTTACTAATCCAAGAATTACAGCAGGTATCGTTGGCTATTCTTCTAGAGGTGAATTGAACAAGATCATCGATCTGACTTCAACCGCTGAACAGGATACGATTCTAGGTAACGGGTACAACAACCCTAAATTCAATCAAGGTCTATATGCAGCCAGAGCTGTTATCAATGCTGGTGGATTCGTAGAATATGTACGTCCATATGGCGAAGAAATCATCGATGACGATAGCGATCCTGATTATGAAACAAGTCAAGAATTGAAGACTGACACTTTCTTGGTAGAATATGATTTCTCTGACGGTGCTCCTACTTCATTCGATATTTCATACTACGCAGCAACTCGTTACTACTTGGATGGTCTTGCTACCAAGAAGGGTAAGCGTGAGATCCTCACAATCGCCAAGACCCTTCTTGAAAATACCAATGTGGATTTCGAAATTGACGCAGATGCTCAGACTGACTATGATAGTGGAACCGATAAGGTTGCATTGTTCGCTATTATGAACAGTGACCCTACTGCTGCTACTCGTGCAGGTGATCGATTTGTGATCTCTTCTATCGTTGTTAATAGCACCATCGCTACTGTAACCACTGCTTCTCCTCATGGATTCAGCACGGGTGACACTGTTACAATCGCTGGTACTGTGAACTATAATGAATCAGATGTGATCATCACGGTTACTTCCACAACTACATTTACATACACTTCTTCAGCTACTGTATACGGTACTGAAACAACTGGTGCTGTGTTCAAGAATGAAGATACTTCTGAAAGCGGTGTTGACTATCTTAGCATTAAAACCGTTGCTACTGGTAAAGCTACTAAGAAGTACGATTACCTCGAAATCGTTGGTGGTGCAAGTGTAATCACGACTGCAAATGATGGTGATACATTCTCTGTAGTTGATGCATCAAACACTGAGTACACACTCGAATTTGATAATGACTCTACCGTTACTTCTGGTAATTTGGCCGTTGAGATTGTGAATACAACATTCACTAGCAATTATGCAACTGATGCAACTATCATCACTGCCGCATCCGGTACTGGTGTTAAGTTCCTTGTTGGTGACGCTGTTACATTGACTAATTCGATTGTTACTCCTGATTTACCTGCACCTCTTGCAGTTGGAACCGATTATCTAGTAAGTGCAATTGATGGCGATGACATCACTCTTGTAACAAATGATGGCAACGCAACCGCAATTACATTGACGGATGATGGCACTGGAATTAATACAATTATCAACCAGACTGCAATCCTTCGCAATATTGCAAGTGCATTGACAACCGCTGGTTATGGAACTACTTCTTCAGCTAAGATCGTGTTTGACGGTAAGTTGGTTGATGTTACCAACAACTTGATTAAGTTGAGCAACGGTTATGCATCTAAGTTCTCCATCAATGATTACGTTATGTTCAGTGACTTGGAAACTGCAACTGGCCGTGAAAAAATCTCGGATCTCGGTCTTACCGCTGGTACAATCTATCAGGTTGCTTCCGTAAGCATTCCTAATGACACAATTGGTCTTAAGGATGCTACAACTGGTAATACTATTTCGATCACTGGTGTAAGTGCAACAAACACTCTCTATCGTGTTCTTAACCTTACTACTGCAAAGGTATCTCTCACTGTTAATGATGGTAATCAGAAACTGAGACTTGACATCGTTGGTAAGTTCAATTTGACTGTTCCTAGTGCTACTCAGGATGCAGCAACTTCTTTCGTTAACACTAACAGCTTGACATACTTGACAACTGCTAATGATCTGGAAGATATTGCAACAACCACTGATGGTATCGTTCTTGACGATGCGGTTGGTCGTACATTCTTGAGCCTTGGTCTCGCAGTTGAAGATTATCAGGACATCGATTTCGATGGCGATCAGGATCGTGTATTCACACTGACCGCTGATGGTGAAGCAGTTGCTCGAATCTTTTTGATCGTTGAATACTACTTCGGTGGTGAAACTTATAACTTCAGCGGTACAATCGTCCCTTACGTATACAATGACTTGAACCTTGATATCAAGGAACAGGCTAACAATGTAGCAAATGGTTGGAAGTTCGTTATCAATGAAAACATCTCTCTTGAGAATGCGATCCTTGATCCTAACTTCGATCTGTCTCAGAGTTTGTATAACGAAAACATCGAAAGTGAATTCGTACAAGTTGCATTCAATGCTAACGATCCTGCTATCGTGAATGATGTGGTTTGGGAATATGACCCACGCAACAACAACGGTTCGGCAATGCTCGGTCAAGCATGGCAGTTGTTCCTTAATAAGGACGAAGCTCGTGCTGACATGTTCATCGCTGCTGGTACTGCGATTAGCAACCTGTTCGTTAAGAATATGGAAACAATCAACTACAGTGTAATGGATACAATGCTTGATATATGTGAAAAGAGAAAGGACTGCTTCGCAATCTTTGATGGTGTTGATGAAAAGAAAATCGATGTCGCTCTTCGTAAGATGGTTGGTATCGGTTCTCAGGGAGATATCTCTCGCTGGGGTGCTTTGTTCGATGGTCGCTCAATCTTCTTCGACTCAGTTTACACTAAGTTGAATGTTGAAGCAGTTAAGTCTATCGAAGTCGCTGCAATCATCACTCTTAACAGAGCTGCGAATGTTTACTGGTTGCCACCTGCTGGTTATGAAACTGGTAGAATCCCTGCGGCATTGTCCAGCAGACAGAAGTACATCCGTACTTACAACTATGCTGACGATCCTACTTCTGACATCGCTCGTCTGTACGATGCGAACATCAACCCAACTCGTGTAAACGATCAGGGTCAGTTCATCTATGGTCAGAAGACAATGCTTAAGAGAATGACCGCTCTCAACAGATTGAACGTAATCATGTTGGTTGCTGGTATTCATAAGAGATTCGCCGATTTCTTGGATCGTAAGGTATTCCAGTTGAATACTCCTGCTCTGAGAAATGGAATCACAGCAGAACTTCAAGCACAACTTGAACTCATCAAGTCTGCTAACCCTGCTGGTTTGACCGAAGGTATCTGTATCTGTGACGATACCAACAACACTGCTGATATCATCGATACCAACCAGTTGATTGTTGACATCTTCTTACAGCCTACACGAACTGCTGAGTTCATCACTCTTAGAACAACTGTACAAAGAACTGGAGATACTGCAAGCATTGTTAGTGCTCAGTTAATTGGAGGATAATACATCATGGCCGATTTTAGCAATCAAACAAAAATGTTCTTCTTAAGTGGTATTGACAACTTAAGAGATCCGGTTAGAACCACTCGCTGGAGAGTACTCATACCATCCAGTGTGTTCGCCGCAAGCGGTATTCAGGTAACCAATGGTGACCAGTTCACCAACGGTGAGGACGGTACTGATAACTTTGCACTTCATGTGAAAAGCTGTCAGATCCCTACTCTGAAGAATACCAGTGCAGATCATCACTACATGGGCTTCCCACAAGCCCACGTGGTTAATACCGATATCTCCGCTGATATCGAATTCGAAACCATTCTTCTTGAAGATATGAGAGCTTACGAAGCGATGTTGGGTTGGGAACAGGCTTGTCAGAACACTGGCGTTCTTGTGAACGAACAGTTTAATGACAGAATGAACCAGACTGGACTTCGTCTTGGTCTTGGTAACCATAAAGATATCGAGAACCCAACCGTAGCGGTTGTTCGTAATAGCAACATCAAGATCGAACTGCACAACTGGATGCGTGGTGAAGTAATCATGCGATTGAACCTCATCAATGCATATCCAACACAGATCACTGGTTTTGATCTTAGCTATAAGGATGCAAACATTGCGAACTTCAAGTTCACATTGCATGCAGACCGATGGACGATTCAGATACCGGAAGACTACGCAACTGGTCTTTAATAGAAAAGGGAGCCGATTGGCTCCCTTTCTTTTTAGATAAATCCACCGTATCGTTCTTTCGTTTCACGGGCTTTTATCATAGTATCTACTTTATTCGAGTAGAAGCTAAACTGTTTCATTGTGCGGTCAATGTAATCTACATATTCGGCTTGCATATCATATTCACGTTTTTTAGCAATAACTGCCTCATTGCCCTCAACCAAAAGTTTAATTCCACTTGAATCAACTTGATAGTCAGTAAATCGTTTTACTTTATCATATTGCTGTGCTCGGATACGATTCAAGTCACCTTCAATATCGGTTAGCTTAAATCGCTCCTGCATCAATATGCCATTTAGGTTAGAATAGAAATTACCCGCACTGTAATTGATGTTTCTCATCGCACGGTCAATATCAAGAACACCATTTTCGTCTTCGATTTCCAAGTATTGGTTTACCCAATCTCGAAGCCTGATGATCTTTTTGTTCTTGATCTCAATAGGTCCAAAGTTTACATTTTCGCCAGACATCAATTTTCCTCCATTTTTGTCGATTGAAAATAAATATATTAGAGTGTATACACAATTAGTCACACCCACACCTAAATATACGAATTATGTCCGATAAATTTGACGCAATTGAACGATTACTTGGCCTTCCCCCCGGCTCCACGTCTCAGAGTGAAGAAAAAATAGGGGCAACCCTCGCCAATGGAGTCAAAAACAAAACTAAGGAGTTGGTTGAAAAAAGCCATGAGCTGGAAGTGCTTGGTAGCTTGCCATCCAGTGAACTAGTAAAAAGTGGATTCGATATCGCTGAACTCGAACAGGACAAAGTTCGAATCAAGAGTGAGGCATTTGAAGTATACGAAATTAGCAAAGCTCTTCTTGATGGGTTCAAAACTCAGCTTGATGGATTAGTAAATCCCAGTGATCGTATGTGGACTGCTGGTGCTAAACTAATTGATTCGGTAACTGGTAGTTTGGATAGGCTGACTAACATGATCCTCAAGTTCAAGCAAGAGGAAGAAATGAAAGGTCTTACTATTGTTGGTGAGAACGAACAGACATCCAAACCTATGACACCGCAGGATTGGATAGCATATATCAAAGAAGTGAAAGACTCCGAAGAAATCGATTCAATTACTGCAAATAAACCGCCCAAAGATTCCGAAGAAATAATTGAACAATAGTCAACTTTTTCGGGTATTTTCACCTCTAATATAGTACCTTTCAAGGCATGGATAAGATATGCTTAATTGGTGATGTGCATTTTGCTCGTAAAGCTGAGCATCCTTTGATAAAGAAACATATCAAGGATGGTCAACTTGAGTTTTTCGATCACCTCATTGAGGAATTGAATGAACGTAATGTAAAGACAATACTCTTTACTGGTGACGTTCATGATACTCGCCAAACAATCAATGTGGAAGCACTTGTAAATACCAAGCGTCTATTCCAAACAAAGATGAAAGATTTCGATATTCATATTATTCTCGGTAATCATGATATGTATTACGAGAACGATTATGATATTACTGCACTTGAATTATTTGAAGACATTCCTAATGTTACCGTATATCGAGATGGAGTTCAGGTCAAGGAGTTCCTTGGGAAAAAATGGTATATGTTCCCTTGGATTATAGGATCTCGTGAAGAAAAGGTTGTTCAGTTCCTTGAGAAGATGTCTACTAAATCTCGTGATGATCGCCAGAATACTGTATTCTTCGGTCACTTCGAAATGTTCGGGATTAATATGGAAGGTAACAGTATGTCAACCTTCGGTCTCGATCCTAACTTATACATGAATGCAGCAAGTAATATTTTCAGTGGTCATTATCATGGGCAATCGCATACCCAGAAAGGTGATGATAATTTGTATTACTTGGGATCTCCTTACCCCATGACATTCGCTAATGCAAATCAGAGTCATGGTGTATGGATACTTGATGAAAATATGGAAATGGAATATATCGAAAATACCATTTCCCCTCGATTCGTTGATTTATGGGATACCGATGACATTGATGCAATTGATAATTTGGAAAATTGCTTTGTTCGTCTGTATATTAGCAGTAATCTTACGAAAGAAGAAGAATTTGAGATAAGATTAAAAGTCGAGCATAAAAAGCCTATCTTAATAAGGCCAATGTCATATGCTGGTGACAAATCGGAAGTAGAATCTAAACCAGAGGATGAAAGAGAAGCCAATCAGATCATGAAGATGACCACAGTCAGTCTGTCGGAAATCTTCATCGAACAGAACTCTGAAGATCTACCTAAACTCAAACTTACAACGGATGTAAAATCCGCAATCATGAACCAAATCAAATTTTTTGATGAAACCATTAACTCCTAAGAGGTATACATGTCTGAGGAAACCAATGAAGTCGTACAGGACGAGCAGTCCAAATTCATACTCACCGATGAATTGAGAGAAAAGGCATCCAAGAAGCCTGTTTTCAAGATTCTCTACATCACCGATGGGGATTCACGCCTTCGTCCTTTCCGTGGTGAAGTAGCAGTGCGTAATTTCGCAGAATTCTATCGCAAACAAGCTGAAATTTCATATATGACAGCATCATCTTCGAAGCTGGCTACGTTGACCAAGTCTGATCTCGAAGGAATCAATATTCTTTGGATTGATAATGCAACCGATTTCAAGGCGGCTAAGAATCTATCCGAATTGCATGTCAGTATGTTCGATGATATCGATCCTGAATGGAAAGAAACTATTGAGAAACTTGAACAGGATGAAGATAAGTCCAAGGTCGAAGCATATGTTCAGGACCTTGGTAAGAAGCGTGAAAATAAGCTTCGTATTATTTACGCACTTGATGAATTCGTATGGGAAGGTCCTATCGGACGTTCACATGATATTCAATCCGTGCAGATCATTGAAACATTCGTGAACATCGCTGACGTGATTGTAGTACCGACTGTTGATTTGAAGGGCGTTATCAAGAATCTGAATGAGCAAGCTCGTGTAAGAAATGTTCGTCCGTTGGTACTTGATGCTAATAAACCAATCGCTGTGATTCCTACTGCAATGAATCTCGAATTCTCTCCAGTATACAAGAATTTCACTCGCAATAATATCGGCACCACTCAGCTCACTATGAATAAGCCTAAGGTGCTTATTAAGGGGTTGAGCATACCTGAGAATGTTGAAGAGTTTATTATGGATAATCATCGCAAGATGGATATCACAATATGCTCTGTTGATGAAGTGAATCCTCATATTCTCGGTCTTATGCAGCGTGGTAAGGTGAAGCATATTTATCACTGGGCTAACCCCTATGTCAATAGTGGGAATATCTATCCTACCTATGCAATCGAACGTGATATTGGGTTTGACTTCGTGATCCACACGTTGTCTGAGGATCTTCTCGGTCGTGCATATGAACTGAGCTGTGGTGAAGAAGATATTCTCTTCTCCGTATCTTATGGTGCACTGCCTATTTGTGGTATCGACCATATCATCCCAGATGGAACCGATAAGGAAGATGCTGATGAGATCAAGGCAAGTATGATGGGATTTGCTGCTGGACTTACATTTGGTAAGAACACTCCTGCTAAGCAGATTCGTGCAATGATCGAAGCCCATAAGATTCCCGTTCGTTGGAATGAATCATATAACAAGTATCGCCCATATGTGGAAGGTCGATTGATTACTTCCCCTAACATTATCAACGGATATTTCGTGATTATGCTTGGTAAAGAGATGGCGATGGCACGTGAAGCATTGGCAACCGAAACTCGGTTGAAGATGGAAGCGGAAGCCGATGCACAAAAGGCCAAAATCGAATCCACGCAGGATGCTACTCCTGTACAAACTGAACCAGCGTCAGACAAATTGATTGACGTTGAAATTAACATCAATAAGGGACAGTAATATGAACAGAAATGAAAACCTTAAGATCGTAGGATTCTTTGGACAGTCTGGTGCAGGAAAGACCACGATAATCCGAAATGTTCAAGGCCCTATTAATGGACAGCGGATCGCTCCATACACTGGAATCATTCGCTATCTGTTTGGAAAGAACAACACCAATGGTAAGAAGACTTACATCAATCCCGATGAAATTCTTCATAAGTACAAGGGCGATTTGGAAACCATGAAGCCCAAGGAACGTGCTGCTAAGATCGATGAGATTTACGAAAAGTATATCAAGTCGCAGATGCAGTTATTGAATGATTTCTCAACCGAAGTATTTCTTGCCACTCAGGATAAGCATTACGTTCCTTCTGTATTGATGACAGATCGAAGTCCGATTGATTTCTATGCCATCACTGTATGTGGAATGAAGTACCTTCAGAGTGAATTGAAGCGTAAGCCGAACGATCATTGTAAGTATTTGATCGAGTTGTGCAAGAAAACTGCTGAAATTAACACCAAGAATTTCTATAAAGCTGTTTTTGTGACTTATCCTTGGAAGGATCAAGGTATAAACAAGTTGAAAGATGGAATCCGAGATCAGTACTTGACTGACTTCTATACCGGGGAAAGCTGGTATAAGATCATTAAAGAAGTTGACATTGAAGGAGTTCAGGTTTTCAATATCAGTGGTGATATTACTGACCTCTTCAAGAGAGCGAAAGTAGTCGAGGAAGGTCTTATCGAGGTATAAGAATGTCTGGTAACAAATTGACCCAACAACTTGATAGCGATGCAGTTGCTGCATTGGTGCAAGCTAAGAAATCACAGCAGCAACTAAGAAATATGGGGCTTGCTAGTGGTGCTGAGGAGCCTATTAAAAAGAAAAAACAGGATCTTCCACCTGTTTCGAAACCTGTAGTGGCAAAAAAATCTGTGGCGGAAACAAACCCTATACAGGAACCGAAAACAGTGGATATTCCAAGTGATTATCTACAGAGTCAAGCACCTCTGGGTGCTTCCCCTGTTTTCCCTAGTGCTCCCACAAGCTCTGGTATCCCGCAGAATCAAATTGCATACGAAACGTTTATTGAAGTGGAAAATCTCCCATCTAAGGGACTTTTTTACAACAATAAACTTCTCGCTCAGGCATTGAAGGTTGAAGATTTGTTATTGATTCAGAGTATGGATGAGTTTAACATTCATTCACGTTTTGATGAGATATTTGGTCGCCGTATTCGAGATGTTCTTCCCGATGAAATATTATCTGCGGATGAGTTGTATCTAACCATGTGGTTACGTGCAACATCATTCCCCGGATACAATTACCCATCAAATGGATTCGTATGTGAAAATCCAGAATGTGATTTCCAGATTGAAGATCCAGAATATGCAGTTCGATTTCAACAGATAACATGGGATGCAAATTTCTCTCCCGATGAAGTTGCAAAGAAGTTTTTACCACATGGTTACGTAGAAACTCAATTGAGATCGGGAACTGTTGTACGTATTACATTGGCTCGTAGATGGCATGCTAAACAAGTGCTCACGGTACTTGAAGAAGATTTCTATTCCAATGATGAGATGCCAAGTCAGGAATATGTTGATCTTCTTCGGCTTGCTGTAATCACTGATATTGGTGTTCCAGATCTTCGTGAACGTGCACAAGCAATCAGTCAATGGAGTGCATTGGACTTTTTGGATCTAGTCAAATTGGTTAATAGCAATTCTCTCATTGCAGAGCCGATTGTTAATCACATTTGCCCAAAATGTGGGGAGGTAACTCCATTGAAGGGGTATCCGTTTCGCCCTGATACGTATGTTCCCTTTGATACCTGACGATAATGTGAGTGAAACCAAATCCCTCATATCAATGAATTCATCTAATACGTTTCATGACTGTGATAGAATGTTCATACCGGATTTTATCAAACTCGATGCGACTATTCAGAAGACATTGAAGAAAAAATTCGAGAACTCGTCCGATATACTTGAACATCTATCTCATATGTTAGGACTGACGAATTCTTAATATCACACTTCGAAAAGGACTATTTTTTAAAGAAATGGTCCTTTTTTCTTTTTATAAACTATAGGTACGATAAACCGTAGATTTGTATGGCTGTAAACGAAGAAGATATTAATGCTCTAACCAGTGAGTTGCAGAAATTCCGTGAAAATTTTGGCGGGATGTTAGATGACACACGTAAATCACGTGTGACCTTAGAAGGTATTGAAAAGGCCATTAAGGAACAATCTGCGGCTCAGGCCAAAGCTCGTGACGAAGAAGATGACATTATCACATATGAAGGTAATGACACTGATGATATGAAGAAGACTCTCGATGCTCATATGAAATTGGTCGAAGGATTGAAATCTGAGAAAGAAGAGGCTGAGCAAGCTGACGTTGAAGCAAAAAATACGAAGAATACTGCGGAAATGCTTCGCAATCAGCAGAAAACTAGTGCCAATCAAATGAAGACCAATGAGTATCTTCGTTTGCTCACAGATCTTACTAATGAGAATAATACTCGTACCCGAAATCGAGACCAAGAAACTAAAAGCCTTCTCGGAAAGAGCATGGGTATGATCGGAAAAGGCTACGGGGTTGCTGAAAATTATTTTGGTAGAACTGGTGCTAAAGGCAGTCAGATTGGCGGTGGCATTGGTGAAATGATGGGCGGTGCCCGTGAATTAGTCAGTATATTCAAAAAAGGATCAGATTTCTTTACACAGCGTGGAAGTCGTAAACGTCAATCTACTATTGGTAAATTGGTAAAGGATATCAATAAAGATAAAGCTCTTATTGCGGCTGAACGAAATCGACTGGATGAATTGAAAAAATCCGGTGGTTCTCAATCTGATATAGATGCCCTCCAAGCGAGTATAAAATCACGTGCTGACCGAATTCGTGGTAAGTCGAAATCGTTTGGTGAATATACAGCTCGTGAATATATGCATCAGCGTGGTCGAACCGATAAAGACTATCGCAAGATGAGTAAATATGAGCGTGAACTTCTTATTGAACATTCTGCTAAAAATATTGCTGTAAGTGCCACTAGTGATATTAATGGAAAAATCACGGCAGCATCCAAACGTAAATCATCCGATGACCAGCAATTGACATCTAGACGTAGAAAAAATGAATTGCTTAGTGAAGCTCAAGGTATGTCACGTGAGGATGCATATGCTTCGATGAGAGGATCTAAATCGACTGGTATAGGTGGTATGTTAGGTGGCTTTGCGGGTGGTCTTGCGGGTCTATTAAAACCAAAAGGAGCCGATGCCTCGACACCGGATCGTGGTATGCGACTTCAGTCTAAATCACTTATGAATACTCCAATTGTTCCTGCAAAAAATCCTAGAACATATGGACAATACATTGCTGGTATTTATCAAGAACTCGATGAATTGAATGATACATTGGGTGGTGGTAAAGGTAAAACTGGAAAAGTAGCTACTGGTGAAGGCGGAGGTGGCGGAATCTTCTCTGGTATAATGGGAGCCGTTCTAGGTGGTCTTGGTAGTATGGTAATGGGTAAAATGGGTAAACTAGGTAGATTCCTAATGAAACCATTTTCCAAACTTGGTGGAAAAGCATTTTCAAAACTTGGCGGAAAGGGACTTCTGAAAGGAGGATTCAAGGGTGCCGAGAAAGGAATTTTGAAAGGTGGGCTAAAGGGTGCCGAAAAACTCGGTGGTAAAGAAGCACTTAAACTAGGTGGTAAGGGTGCTCTTAAGATGGGTGGTAAAGAAGCTACTAAAATTGGTAGTAAGGGACTTGCTAAAGGTGTTGCTAAAAAAATTCCTGTACTCGGTTTGATCGCTGGTCTTGGATTCGGTATCGATCGTCTTATGGATGGCGATTATTTAGGTGCTGGTGGTGAAGTGTTGTCAGGTCTTGTATCATTACTACCTGTACTCGGAACAGCCGCCTCAATTGGTATTGACGCTGCTCTTGTTGCACGTGATATCAAAAATGCTAATGGAGCTGGTGATGAAGAAGAACAAAGTCTGAACGATTTCGAACGCTCTATCAAATCGTCTCGAACTGATGTTCGTCAAAAGGATGTTGAACGTACACGACCAACATTTAAGACCATGACAACTGCAAGTGTTGTTGAAGGTGCGGTGGGTCGAGATCAATTGAATGCAATGCAGATTCAGGCTCGTTTGATAGCAATGGAAATGAGCAAGCTATACAAGAGCGATGAATATGTTCTGTCGCAGAGACAAAGTGCTAAGAATCAAGCTACTTATATGAAAAACACTATGGTTGGATAATTGTTATGGCAACGGATAAAAAATATACAGAAAGAAATTTTACCAATCGTGGGTTGGGTGATACTAATGCCGAAGGTGAGTATGTTGTTGAAAAAGGTAAAGGATTAGCTACAACTCTTCCAAAGCCTAATATTTTGCGAATTGAAGTTCTTGATGGAAATGCACGTGAACGATATTTGTCATCTGTACAACGTGTTGGTGACCAAGTGCGAAGATCATTGTATCAGCGTATCAGTCAGGATGGTGAGCGAGTATTTTATGGCTTCCTAGTTGGCGGCGGTGAGACCGAATTTGATCTAAGCATTGAATGGAATGACAGAAGTGCTGATGCTACGCTTTTGGGTGAACTTAAAGGTATTGTTGCTGGTACTAGCGGATTAGTATCGGGTGCTATGGATATCGTTGATAAGGTTGGCGAAATCGGTAGCCAGTTACTAGGCGTTAACAAATCAGCTACTGGTAGTGCTACAGTTAAGAATTTTTCAGGTGTAAGTCTGAACGATTATTCGATTACATGTGGTTGGTATCTACCCGAACAATATCATCTATGTGTCAAGTCACTGAAAACCCTGTATCGAATGGCATATCCCAAACAAATTGGTGACTTCGGATTAGCCAATATTATTAAGGACGTAGGACAAGGATTACAACAAATTCAGGTTGGTGATGGTCTTATAGCTGATACATCAGAAAAGGTTGCATCAACTGTTGGTGAAGCAGTAAATCAATCGGAAATTCCTCAGAAAATGTTTAATGGATATAAAGATATTCAAGAGGCATTCGGTAGAAACTTCACATTTAACCCTCTCCCTGTGCGTGTATGCGTAGGTCAGCATATGGACGTTGAGCCATTGGTAATAACTGGAGTGAGTACAAAATTCTCAAAAGAAACATTTATTAATTACAGTGGTTCAAAAAATGATATCGGACGACATCTTCCTATCTTCGTTACGACTACGATTAGCTTTAAGTATTGGCTCAACCCTGCTCCTAATCTTCAGTTTACAAGTCTTCTTGGTGAAGAATTGTTTGGTGAAGATCCAATTCCTGCAAAGTCGGTTAACACTTATTCTACCGGTACGTATGATCCAAATGGTAAAACCGTTCAGGATGTAATTGAAGAAAATAATATGACCAGAAGTTATATGGATAACACTGTTACAAATATTGGTCGTTACGGTAACTCTCCATTGAGTCCATATTAATCCGAGGTTTATGATGGCATATCCCAGAATAAAAAAATTTAACTTTTCAATAGAGAGTACATATGTTGTACAAGCATATGAAGTTGGTCGATTGGATAAAATTGCATATAAGCTATATGGCTACGTTAACATGTATAAACCGTTGGCGGCTGCAAATAACATCGTTCTTAATCAGGGATTTCGAACTGGAATCCGAAAGGTCGATGATGCATTAATGCATGAGCTACTTCTTAGAGGGTTCACTGGAACCGAATTGGAAGCGGAATACAATAGACTGATGGATGAGAAACGATATAGTGCATATGATTGGCATTCCTACGCTGATATTAGCTATGGAATGGTAAGCGATGTATATACAGGTCGAGTGTTGTTTGTACCAACATTTGAAAGTGCCGATAGCTGGCTCAAGCAGTATGAGTATTTGGAGACTAATTAATGTCATCAGTATCAACCACCTCAGGTGACGTAAAGATCTTAATTACATTGAAGAATCTTGCGTTCACCTCCATGTCAATTCTTCGATTTGATGTATTCAATGCTATGAATACTATACCAACTGGTGAATTCGTATTGGCCGATAAAGGCAGTGATTTCGTAATCGCTAATAGTGGTGATTATGGTGTTATATATTTTACCGATACAAGCGATACCAATATGGAAAAAGCGAGTGCTATTCCATTCATTATTGATGAAATGATTCAAGTTGAACAAAGTGGTGCTGATACTGCATATAAAATCAAATGGACTGCTGGTACGAAAGAATCACTTCGTAATAGTACCCGTGCATTTAAGGGAACAAGTCTGGAAGCATTGGTTGACATATGTGAATACCATGACTATAAAGCATTGGATTTGTTAAGTAAAACAGATTTTGAAAAACCAACTGATTCAATGACATGGCGATACATCCAAGATAGTATGTGGGAATCATTTGACACTGTCATATCCAAATCATATATGAAAAACGATTTTTTATTTTGGGTATTTGACGATGTAAATAATTGTATCAAGATATCTACATTAAATTTGGAACGTGCTCTAGAGACTACTCATTTGTTCATGTTTGCTGATAATGCGAGTGCATCAAAGAGTGAAGTTAAAAAACGACTGAATGAACCAGCGGTTACTATATGGGCATATAATGGTGATTCACGTGCGAATGAATTAGGGAAAAATCGAAAAAAATTATTTCCTAATATATCATTTTCGGGGATTGGTGATACCGATATGAATCAAGCCGGATTCAGAAAAGGTTGTTTTTCCTCCGTATTGAAATCGATGGGTGATGATAAACAAAGTGAACTTCAGAATATCACTGACCTAAAAGACCCGAATGATGTATTCGGTGATCTGCAAGTACGTAGACATTGGCCGAATAATACCCATAAAATGTATTCATTATCTGATGTATATCGTGATTACAAGATGGCAACATATGGTAAAGTAATGTATGTGAGAATATACAATACCATAGGACCAGCTATCGGTACTAAAGCATCTATCCTTGCATTGAACAATGACCTAAAAGTACGTGGTGCTAACATTGACACAACGTATACCGACACATATATACTTGCCGAAAAACAGATTCGCTTCACCACCGTTGAACGAAATACTACAGGTAGACTTAAAGGCAGTGGTAATGATGAAATGGTTACCATATTGAAATTTGTATCCGATAATTATGGTACGGCTGGACTTGAAGACACCATGAAATTTATTAACACCATGAAGGAAGTTAAGTAATGGGTAAGTTGAATGATAAATATTATGATGCTGTTGTGGTTACTGATGAAGTAGATCCAAATCACGGTGGTGCTGTTCGTGCGTTAATCAAAGGCGTTACTGAAGACCTTAAGAACGATGAGCAGCCATTTGTCATTCCTGCGGTGAATAGCATACAGGCTGTTCCTACTAAAGGAACTATACTGCGTGTTGCATTCGATGACGGTGATATTAACAAGGGTAAATACTTTCAATCATCTCCTGAGCCTCGATATCTTCCAGATGAATATGTATCGGATTACCCGAACGTCTCAATATCAAATCTTGGTGGTGATTTTTTCCAGATGAGTCATAATAGACGCACAAAGGAAAGTCAGGTAACTCATCCAAGTAATAGTACGGTTACATGGACATCATCTGGTGCATTGGTGCATAATAGCGATAAAGGGTATAGTAATACTGGTCGAGGTGCGATTAATAATCAAGGTACTCGAATCCAGTCTGTATTGACGGAAGCAACTATTGATGTTTTCTGTTGTACGCCAGTTGGAAATAATGTGTCGAATGGTGGTGCATATCAGGGTTCTGAATACATGTTCGTTACTCATATGTCTAATGCAGTTGCTGATCTTATCAATGGTCGTAGCAATAGCGATTTCGACACGGTGGATGATAGAGAACCATCGAAAGAAGTTGGTGGTTCTGAACTTGAATCGAAGCCAATCTATGATGAAGCTGGCGAACAGGTCGATAGTGTTCCATTCTATCCAATTGAGAGTTACGTTGAACGCAATGATAAAGAATTTAGTCGTATCATTATTGCAAAATCTGATACCGATGATTTCTTGGAATCTTCCTCTAAGATTGCTGATTCGAATAATGATATGGCAGTTCATTATCTCATTGGTAGAAATGAAGGAACTCCTCCGATTGACGGTGAACGTGATTCGACCGAAGGTGAAAAACAGAAAGGATTTGTTCAGTTCGTTGAACTTACTAATGATGTTTCTTATATGAGTAATGCAAAAACTCTGGATGGTGCTACTGCTAATGAAGGTGCGGTTGTAATCATGTTGAGTGGAACTGGTGATTTTTATACTCAGTATCAATATGACTTGTTGAATAAACTAATTAAGCATATTCGATACACTGCAAATGATAATGACCTTCCTATTGTTCCGGTATATCCAGAAGAATTGTTGGCATTACCTGCGGTGGATGGAATGGGAAATCTTGATAAGAACAAGATTAATGTATAAAAGAATGCGAGTGCATAATGGCAAAATGTATTAACAAAATCGTGAATCAAGATGTATCTGCAAGTGGTGTACGTAATGCTACTGATGCGAATGTATATGACCGCAGTAATAAAGGTGATATAACATTTGCTGATAGTTTTCTTGATGCAATAGAAACCGCTACATTGAAACTTCAGCGTACAAACTGTACTGATGTGGTACTCGAATATTTCTCAAATAAATTTCCAGCTACTACTGGGGCTGTTCGTGGTGGGTATGACTGGGTATCCGATAATGTGAATCTCCAGACAGGTATGCAAAAAGTTGGTGGTGCACTTGATAAGGTTGCATCATCTGTAGGATTTGATGCCGAAAGTATCACATCATCATTTTGCGTAACTGTGACTAACGCATTTCGTACAGTAATCTTCTATGTAGATACGGCAACCAAATCCGCATTCGTGTTATTCAAAAAAATTGATGCATTGAAACGAAAGATTGAAAAGGCGTTGCTTGATTTCACCAGTGAAGTTCGTGACTGTATTATCAGCGTTATTGTTGATGCGAAAAACGCTATCAACAAGCTAGTCAGAAATATCACTGACTTCGATATTTTGATCGAGTTGATGGAGCATTGTCCATGTATACAAACTATCGTGGCAAAGATGTTCAATTGTGAACAAGATGATGACGGAAATGAGTTGACTACTCCTCAGCAAGTTGTTAATTGCGTACTTGCAAAGTTCTCACTTGATCCTAGTTCTATCCTTAATGCAGTTAATAGTTTCATCGATAACAGCATCTTGGATAATATCGACAAAGGATTCAACATGCTTGATGAGTTCATCAAGAACACAATGGAACTGTTGATGACACCATTGCGTGAACTTATGCGTGTTTACTGCATGTTGCTCAACGAAAAAATCAACGTGACTGGTCTTATCAAGACTCTCGGTGATGCTGATTGTCTTCTTGTATATACCACTGAACGTGATGCATCTGGAAAAGAATATTTCGGTATGAGTGTGATTGACATGATTAACACATTCAAGATGTGGGCTAATTGTTTCGAGTTCGTATGTGCGTCATTTGTTGATGATCTAAGAACTCAGATCAAGGCAATGAATGAAGATCTTCGACTTGACGATAAATACTGGCGTGATGTTATGATGATCGATATTTACCAATCATGTATTGCAGTAAATGTTCAAGCACAACAACCACGGCCTACCATGATCCGAGAACTGTTTGTTAAAAATCAGGATAAAGGTAAGGGCATTTTTGTTGGTATCATAGATGCATTCAAGCAAACTGGTAAAATTGATACCGCACGTGCACCTGCTGTAAAGAATCCGACTCCAATTGCAGATGCAATCCAATTTAAGGATGGTCCTGATGGGGAAGGCTTGCAGATACAACAGGGTACTGAAGCATTCAATTCGGGTGTAGAAGATAGTGTTATTAGTATTATCCGAAACATTGGTACTTCGGTTGACCAAGGTATTTATTTTGAACGATTCCTACAATTAGTTGAATGGGATGCTCGATTTAAGAAATCAACCGTGCATACACAGTTGATCCAAGCAATTGATGCTAAGAGTAAAGAGAATACAGCCGCTAATATCAAACAACGTGAAGTATCAACTGCATTGGATGATACATCGCTTGAACGTTCAGTTGATGCATTCTCGAAAGCCAACAGTCAGGAAGTACAATCATTTCAGTCCCCGACCTATCAGGTAGCGAGTGATTATAATGCGACTACAATCGAAAAAATAAAAACAAATGCTAAACCTGATAAACTATCTAATGAGAGTCTTCAAAATTATTACGGAAGATGGTTTAATACGGTAACTGCATAATGAATTATAAGAAGGACACACATAAAGCGAAGGAACCATTTCCTCTGAAATATCCTGAGAAATATCATAAGGCTGCCAAACCACCTCTCTTTAAGTCTGGATGGGAAGCCCAAGTATTTCATGCTTTGGATATCAATCCATATGTAATCGAATGGGGATATGAACCATTTCCCATTTACTATCACAATCCGATATACATGAATTTTACAATCTATTGGCCTGACATCTACTGTCATATTCAAATGGACAGTGGTGCCCAACATAAAATTCTCGCTGAGATCAAACCAGCTAAATATTGTATGATGCCTAAAAAGCCGAATCCACCTAAGGATCAAGACCCCAAGAAATGGGATCGATACCGAAAAAGTATGCTCAGATTCAAATCTGATAGTAAAGATTATATGGTGAACATGGCGAAATGGGAAGCTGCTCAGAGATGGTGTCAGAAAAACGGCATGATCTGGCGTGTTATTAACGAAAAGAATACAAATACTCTATTCAAATAATAGAAAGTTATACTGTGTCAATAATATATTTTGTAGTGTATACTACGAGGTATGTTATTCTGTATGACTTGCTGTAACAAAAAAGCTCCAATTGATTACATCTATGTTCCTCTCAGTGAACGCTTAGTTGATTTCGGTAAAGAAGTCAGTGGTGAACAATTGATGAAGCAATATAGTTCCACGTTCATGTGGGTATTCACGTTTTATGGCGATGACGACTTATGTGATGATTGCAAATTCAAGTTTGCTGCCATGAATCAATGGTTTCAACAATACAGTCTGTTTACTGATCCGATCCGAAACGTGAAGTGGATACTTGAAGATGAACCTGAGAAAAATTTGATTTATCAGGAAATGGGATTTTCAAAAACTCCTATGCACATGTTCTGTGACAAGGATGGGAAAATTATTGATATTATAATGGGATTCCCGACCCCTGAGTGGCTCGAAAAATATATTTTGCCCTTGGTAAAAGAAGAGATGAAGTTTTAATGAATAAACTCAACACTAAAGCATATATCATCGGATATTCTCTGGATTCATCTATGTTCGCACGTGAACTTGCTGTGAAACGAGATATCGAGGTGGTTTATTTACAGACAGGTGACTTAGCACATCCGCTTGATGACACACGTGATTACATATCATATGAAAACACGTTGCAGATCAAAGCACTTGGAATCGATGTCGAATTCAAGAAAATGAACAATTCTACGTTTGTCTTCATTCCATACAATGATCTTAAGTTTGTCAACAACCGAAATGGTCTGATTAGTTATCCATTGAATAAGTCTAGCTTTGAATCTGCCGAAGAATGGGAACAAGTTGCTTTCTGTCTTACTAAGATTGATGAATTCCGAGATAATCTTGAAACCGCAAGTAATTTCATTAATATCTACAAGAATTTTTTCCCCAAGTGGTTGTATGATAGTTTGTTGAAATACATGGGAATAAATAAATGGGGTGGTATTCGACAGTCCAAATTTACTCGTGAGGGACTGGCCCGTGAAATCGATCTATCTTGTCTTGATGGAAATAATACGGGAAGCATTTATCGTCCAGTTGATGGTTATGCCGATGTATGCGAAAAATTATTAGAGCATCCGAAAATTAAGCGTGATAGTATTGATATTCGACACGTGAATAAAATTATCACTAGACGAGAAAAGCAAGCTGATGTCATCCTTGCTGACAATCGAGTCGATTATATATGCAATTATACCTACGGTGCATTTGACCGTATCGAATTTCAGGTTGAGCGTAATCGTGAACAGAATCTGGAAGAGTTTTATGATATCAGCGAAGGGATTGTATTCACACCAACCAAAGATTACTGGTGCATATCGAATGAGCTAGGTGATATTGTAAAGATCCGTAGCCAGAAGATTGACGAGTTGAATTATCTGAAACAATCTGTAATCCCAACCACCGCCCATAATCGGAAGCTTTATAGCGAATATCAAAAAATGCTTACCCTGTATTCTGGGAAAATCTTATATTTATCGAGTCAGCTTAACACGACTGTGAAATAATTTCAAATTTCTTCAGATTTATGTTTGACAAAGGAAAACATTTTTCTATATTAGTAAGTAACAAAGGAGTCGATTATGAATAAAGCCAACCCAAATTCCGAAGTTGCAACTAACGAAGAACCAGTCGAGGTGATTAATTCCACTGAAACTATTTTGGTGCCGAATGTTGAATCGGAGTCATTTGAAGATTGGAAAGCCAGAAAACTCAAAAATAAGAGTAAATACGCATAATCAATGAAAACTGCTGTTATCGTCCCTTTACATAACCAATCTAAGTATTGGAATAAGATCCTTATAGGGCTTCAGAGACAATCTGTGAAGCCCGATTTGGTTATTGCGGTTGTGGACCGCCCTGGCTGTGATAAGGGGCCTCTGGTAGGCTCTGGAGAGCCAGAAAACGCCACGTGGGATGCACTTACACATATCTCAACCCAGAATTCCGAGTTTCCTGACTTGAATATCACAATAGAGGTTATCTACTCAGTTCCCGCTCAACTACCCCGAACAGCCGATGGTAAAATTTTCCTAGCTGGTATGGCACGAAATGTAGGATTGGAAGTTGCAATTCGACAAGGCTGTACCAATTTCATCTTCATTGATGGTGATTGCGTCCCCGAATCTGATCTAGTTAAGGCACATAATGCCAAATTAGGGAAAAATTTGCCTATTCTCACGGTGGGCAGACGCAGAGAACGTCAATATCGGTTTCAAGATCGCAGAGAATCAGTAGCAGCACTGGCTCATCTACAACTATTTCGTGATAAAGGGACTGTCATCAACGAGCATGGCAATCTGATTAAAGACTGCATGGTTGTATGGTCATGTAACATTGGAATCAATCTATATGCAGTGAATCTAATCAAAAAGTTGAATTACCGATACTTTCAGCGAAAAGAGCTATTCAGCAGTGATTTTCTTGGTGCATGGGGAGGTGAGGACAGTTATCTTGGAATACAGGCGGTGTATTGTCGAATATTCATCACAACCATTGGCGATAGGCTATCCGGGGTGCATCACATTGACCATCCACGTCCAACCGAAACCCATTCAATTGAACATAAAGAATATTTTACCAAGCAATGTAATCGACTAAGGGATAAAGTGCGGCTTAATCCCTTAGATCTAGATTTTTTTGATTATTCTGGTTCAGTCGTTCTCTCGTAAACGCCATTCGTGGTAGTTCGAAGATCATTAATACTGACTTCGAAATTACTCTTGATATATCTCTGTCCAGTGCGATCCATTCCATTTCCATCAACTCCTGATAGGAATTGTTTATCACCGCTATTGTTTCGCAATCCTTTGAAACTGGTTTTGAATGATCCTTGGAATGTATTTGGGGCGTAGAACGATAGACTGTATTTCAATGGTTGGTCAATTTTATTATTGAAATTCAACGTTGGAATACCAGCCATTACGACTGAATTGAATTCAAAGATATGGGACACAACGGCATCCAAATCTTTATCACGTGGAGTTCCGTTTTCTTTAACTCCATGAGGAATAACAAAATCTTCCTGAAGTACTGCCACATACATTCCTAATTTATGGAACGAGCTACGGGGTTTCAGAATCTGTGGTGTATAGAATCGGTTCATTAATGCATTGAAAAACTGATACATCATCATGTTTCGATCTTCCATGATACCGATTTTAATTTGTTGTACATCATCAGTGGCACTTTTTACCAATGGATGTCTAATTGATTTGATAGAATCAATCATATATGAGTTATCAACAGAAGCTTGAACACTTGGTAGTTCAGCATCAGTACATGTCCACTTCAACTCAACCTGTTCATCTTCGGAGTTGTAGTGCTTGGACAACCAACGATCAAGAGCTGTGAGATACACCGTATCACCCAATGATGTTTTTATGTTTCCTGTGTATTGATTCGAAGCCGAACGCTCAAATTTTGCATCCGATTTCAGCTTTTCAATAGCCTGTCTAACATATTCACCGTAGAACCCAACCAAAAATTTGTTTGGTCTGAATATACTGGCATTCCCATAGAACTCATCTATGCGTTCTTTCATTGTTTTGTTTAATGAGTGAACTACTGGCATACATTACTCCGCTATACAATTTACTGGATCTATTTCATTCGGAGGAGCTTGACGTTGCACTGTCAATTTCGAATACACAAAACTTACAGTGAATTTAACTGGATCTTGTCCCATGAAGTTCATACTCAATTGTTCAAGTTCCAATGGGAAGCATCGTTCGAATTTAACGATCTGATGTTTCTGATATGAATCATCTGCCATGTGAATGTTAATGTAAGGAATATAAGTTCTTCGATTGCGATAAAACCCATCCTGTCCATATACACGATGTTGTATGCTCTGAGCTGGGAATGCATCGGTTGCTCCACTCTGGATAGTCTGCATATATCTATGTAGGTTCCAGTAGTTTTCCATTCGATCATCACAGATCATAGTAATTGTTAGCAGCCTGTCATAATATTCATTATCTTCAGTGATAGGAATATGAACCAACGCTTTATAGTTGCCATCCAGCTTGTATTTTAAACTAAGTCCGGGGGCAACAAATGCGGTGATACTACCATTGACAGCTTCGAATGAGGGTGCATCATTTTCATCATACGATACAGGAATAGGGCCGATCTCACATCGAGCGGTTCCTTGGTGCAAACGTCCTAGATTTCTGTCTTGTAATGGTCCATCCATAATTATTACCTTATAAGTCTAAGAAGTACTCATCTCCTGTCTTTGAAGTGAAATAAATCTCATATACTTCATCTTCTAGTTTATCAAAGAATGTATTCGAAATTAACTCGGTGCACGTCCCTTTTTTAATATACGCCAATGTTGCATGTGGTTTGTATTCATCGAATGTATCGGTATGTTCCATATTATCCGAGATATATTGATTCAATTCTCGCAACTGGGGACTTTCAACTGTTATTTTCAATACATCGAAATTTGGGTTAGTGTCGAATTTTTCAACCAACCCCAGTTTAAATGAGATCGGGCCATATCCATCAATCAACTCTTGTAATTTTTTTGGATCACTATCGTGCAATCCATATTTTACTGTAACATGCGGCGTATCTTCATAACCATCCATCCCATAATCTTCGTTAATATAAAGATTTTCTTCGGGGATATTTTCGGTTGCCCACTGAAGAACCTTATCTGCAATATCAGCACTGAGATTCAACATAGCACAGCTATATTCGTAAACAAACTTATCCGCCGATTCTCCCATAGGAGATTGGGGATTAGTGCGATGCGGAGCAAATACTTGCACTGGCAACTGATTGTTTCGGTTTTTATTTCGTTTTTTTGCTCGTCTCGGCATGTCTGTTAAAATTTGTGTAAAACTATCACCATCCATACGGTTTCCTCATATACAGTTTATAAACTATTTACCAATAAGGAGTTTCAATATGACTACTGTTCATGACACCAACTATGAAATGATAGAGAGGAAACAATAATCACTGGTCCGGTTGAAATAACACACAGTACATTTAAGCCATCACATATTGGTGGTATTCGACCGGAAGATGGTGATACCGAATGTGAACTATGTTCTGCTGATGAATAAAAAAAGCCCCGCATGCAGGGGCTTTTATGTTATTCGAGTTATCTTATTTCATGAAACGCTTGAAATCGATCTCGCTGATATCGACATCGAAATCTGCTTGAGGTTTAACAACACCAACATTGTCACCTTTTGGCTTAGCAGCATTCGATTCTTCTTCAACTTCCTGTTCAATCACCTCAGATTTTGTGATAGGAGCAACTTTTTTTGTTGGCATTCCTTCACCCTTTGGTTTAACGATACCAACTTTGTCACCCTTAGGTTTTGCTGCATTTGATTCTTCTTCATATTCAGCGGTAGTAACATTAGTTGTGATTGCATCAGTTTTCTTCTTAGGCATGGCTTCGGTTGTTGCTTTAACAACACCCGTGTTGTCACCAAGATCAGTATCATTGATTTTATCCACAACACTCTGCATTTGACCAATAATGGAATAGTCCTCGTAGCTGTTTTTTACTTCGATACTTCCATTTGCATTTGTCTTGAAAGTAGACTTAGGCTCAACAATGCCAACTTTATCGCCACGGAGTTTCTTATCTTTCTTGGTCAGATATTCTTGATAGTCATGGAAAGTTTCTGCACCGTCATGTTTGACAGGTGTCCAGAAAGGGAACAAAGTTTTTTCGCCACTAACTTCCTTCTCTTTCATTTCCAGAGGGTTAGTGTGTTTAAGATTCTTCATGAGAATCTTTTCAACATCATCGTTATTTGGTAACTCGAATTTTTTCATGGTAAATAGTCCTATACCTGTTTGCTATACTTAGTTTATAATAATCTGAAAAACTATTTGAAAGCATTGTATTTGTCATGATCTCGATTACTTTGCTTGGTCTCAGCTTTCTCGATATCACGCATTTTCTTTTTGATTTCTCGCTCACGAAGTTTGTTCTTTTCACGGATAGCTTGGCGAATCTTTTTATTGCGTTCACGTCTCTCTGGGGATACGTTTCCATCAACAATAAATTCATTGACTGTCTTATCAAGAACCTTACTAACCTTAACTTGTTCATCGTTGAACGTATTCACTGCGTTCTTACGTTGGTTAGCGGCTTCATTTGCTTTCTTAGTTTTTTCATCAATCTCATCCCAAATACCATACATTTCTTTGAAATTATGATTAAAGTATTTGTTTAGTGCTCGTCCAGATAGCGGAGAAGTAGGTAGATTGCCCTGAGGAATGTTTCGGTCACTACGCCATGCCTTTCCTTCAACGAATACTGGTTCAACCCGGAAACGACCATCCCCAGTAATTTTCAGTAGAGTCATGTGAGTACAATTAGCTGCCCAGTTAATGCATTTACTTTTTTTCTGCTCCCCATCAAGGAAAAACAGTTTCACGGTTTCGGGACACTGGAAAGCAATTGCCCAATAGAATCCCTTTGTGTCACTCGGATCGATTTCAGCCAGCTCGGAGGTAAATAGATACCCATTACGTCTACCACCAACTTCATCGGGTTTGGAGTTTGTATCGATTTTCCAGAAATTGTTAATATTGGGATTCCCATGATATACCTGTTTCTCTGCAATTTCACGAGCTTTCACTTCGGATTGCATTAGGTCGATATACCATGTTTCTTCTGGCATTTCGATAGGATCTTGGGTGTGATAGAAGATATTCAGGGTGTCGCTGACAAATTCTAGCCAGTCCTTATCTTCTTCCGTCTGGAAATCGAATCCATTAAACCATGCTTCATAGTCACTTTGGGCCTGTATGGGGAGTTCTTCCACGACAAACATACCATCGAACTGTTTTGGGTAATAGCCAGACTCACGGCACTTGAATGCCACCCAGAAGTCCAATACAATGTCTCTGTGATCTTTCCAGTTGATACTATCATGAATATAGTTAACTAGGCGAATTCCTGCAATTTTACGAGCTTTCATATGGTCTCCATGAAACCCCTAAGTGGTCTGATAAAATAATTGTTAAATGATTTAAAAGTTGTGTCGGAACGCAAAGCGTTCTGACACAACCGTTTTCCTGTAGTTAAGCTATGTAAACTGATAAAACCTTTGGATGTTCCACCTACCGTACAAACCCCGTATTTAGAGTGTTTGACGATAGATCCACGTCTGAATCCCATAGATCGAGTAGAACCATAGGTTCTGCGAAATCCACCAACCGAAGGTTGGAATGCATGTAACTGTCTACGATGAAACTGCATTGGTTTAATCAGTAGCATATCAGTGTCAATGCTTGGTTTACCCTGCGTCTGTGACGCAGCTAGAACCCATGAATCGACACAATGTGCATCCCATGTATTCGAAAGTTTCTTAGGATTCTTAGACAGACCGAGTTGCTTACGCATCTCGGCTGTTTCATACCCCTGCTTAGTGATAACTTCTAATCCGATATCAGTTAAACTGGAATAAAACCATCGTTTACCCGTTTCTAACGGGCTGAACGATGCGTTCCATCTTGACTTACCTTTGATGGACTTGGTTTTAATATCTTCCACCACAACTGTTTGTATTGGAAATACCTGAGTAAGAGATTTAATCAGGTTGAGTTTGGCTTGCCACCGAGCTTTGGTGCTCGGTGGAATCCAATCAGTTTTATCTATCACTGGTTTACCTTTTCTACATGGGGTATTACGGAAACGTCTCGCTCTACGAGCGTTCCGTCTGGATTCTAGTGTGTCTGTCACCCACGTCACTGAATCCAACTGTATATTCAATACAGTTTTTGTTTTAGTAACTACAGAAATTCCTTCTTTTTTTGAGCCGGGGTCTACCCCGGCGGTAACTGACTGAATTTTGTTATCAGAAGGTGTTCTGTTCAGTCTGATACAGAAAATACCTTTATGGATAAAAGGCGTTGCATGTTTGGACGCAATGAGTCGCCTTGCCCTTGTAGGGCAAGTTGGCATCAAAGCCTTTCCATTATATACAACACCTACTAACATTATCATTCCTTTTTAAAATTTGGTCTTACGACCACTCCCTATTTCTAGGGGTATATATACATCCTCGCCACTGACCACCTCACTTGAATCTCTAACTGGACGAGCATCAGAGAGTGATTGTGTTGTCAACACGATGGTTCAGTTTGCTATGCATGTCCCTAACGGGACATGTTCGCACAGGCTAGTCAACAAATTCAATATATCCTACTAAGCTCTCAGTGACTATATCTGGTCACTTAGCAAGCCCCTAAATCTTCAGTCTAGGGGTTGTTGACGATACCTAACGTGTTTCTCTCAATAGTTTATAAAAAAATTAGTGCCAATCCCAATTTTTTTGCTATCTTTGACTGAAACAAAGCCATAACCCCCTATCTGACAGGAGTCAACCGATGATCGGTAAAGAAATTCAAGGTATTCTGACCAAGTACACCAACGTTCCTCCCAGCGGCGACAGTGAAGCATGTGTACAGGTCGTAATTAAGCATACCAGTTCCGGTGATGTTCAGAATCTTATGTCGCACTTCGAGAAAGCACTGGACACTACGAATATCCAGTCCATGTTCGAATACCCTGTTCGCTGGTCGAAGCTGGTATTTGACGTATCGGACTATGATCCGAACTACTATCTGGTAGAGTTCGATGAAATGGAATTCAATGCGAGACTTCAGAAGATTGAAGTGACCCGAAAAACTGAAGAAGGAATTGATTCGTTTGATTACAATTTTCACTTCAAGAAAGAAATCAGCGATAGTGATGGTAAGAATGCCTATATCTACCTGAAGCACAAGGAAGAGAATGAAGACGGTAAAAAAGTACTGATGGATTACCCCGTTCTTATCAACCTGTGCGATGAACCTCAAACACACTCTTCCGATAACGAGCTACTGTAAGAGTATAAAGTACAAAGGAGTACATAATGGAAACACGAGAAACCTTGAGAGAATTTTCCCTGAATGTGGTAAACACTAAGGGAAATGAATTTCGAATCGAATATGGATATGACCTGAGCAAAAGTACACCCACGTACTACGTCAGAGCATCTATTGATGGAAAGCCTATGGCTTCTACCAAATCGGTACTCAGTCGAGTTCAGCGTCTTGGCATTGAACCTATCAATCGTTTGATCGAATTGATTGGTTGTGATGAAACTGGGGTTGTATCCAACTTCGAAGCTGAGGCAATGACATTGCTCATGGATTACTTTGCACTTCGTAATTCATCTTGCACCGACCGCCTTGCTTCGTTCCTGCGTATCACCGATGACAAGGGCCTCGGAAAGCTTGAGGACACCCTTTCTAAGTTGGTTGATATGGATTCACAGGGTAAGAGCGAAAAGGTCATTAAGGGCACTTATATGCGTTATCTGAACTCACAGCGTCTTCGTATGCTTATGGAAGTCAGAGAAACCGTTCAGTCCCTTCGCAAGATGTTCTACAAGGGTGTTGAAGTATCTGGTGCGAACTGCGTAGTGAAGCAGGAAGGCTATCTGAAGCAGAATCATTATCCGACTTATTACAAGCGTGATATTGATCTGATTCGTGCTTCCAGAGTTCGAATCTACAAAGAAGTACTCAAGCGTGAGTATGTCCCGGTGCAGGATTAAATCCAGTTAATGGATTGGGGGTGAAGGGAGTGGCCACTGGCTGCTCCCTTCTTATTTTACGTCTGATATACTTTTCCCGATTTACCAAATGCCATACACGTTCGACATCGATGTCCAATTCACCATCCTCGATCAGCATGGTAGGAATATCGAATAAATATGTGTAAACATATTGAGTCCTATTTGGAATGGTATTGGTTGCAATGATTTTCAACATACTTCCGGGCATGTCAGCACGAAACGGAATTGTTTCGAATTCATCACCAATTTTGAGTCGGAAAAATACACATTGGTTATTGAACGTATTACTTCCACCGAACGCACTCATGAGATGTAACTGGATGAACATGTAGTCATTGATCTCCATTCCCCACCACAGTTCGTAGTCAGGATATTCTCGGCTGATTCTGGAGTCAACCAGATTCTGATTTTTGTACATGAAATCTTCGTACTGGTTCCAAAACTTCTTGAATTTCTTACGAACATTCTCGTGGTCACATTTGATTTCAAATGATAGCTGTACTCGGCTATAGGATTTATTTTGATGCATGATGGAGAGTTCACCAACCGGAGTCACTTCACACCAGTTAAGCGGTTCTTTCAGGAAGTATTCCATATCTTCCATCATATCATCGGCAGTGGCATTGATGTTCGTTTTATCGAAGTTGCTTACCTTTACTTCGAAGTCACCAGCATCCGCAGCGGCGGCGAACATCATAATGACAAACATAATAGCTACAGTAAATTTCATATGAGTCTCCTTTGATACTCATAAATATAGAAAACTATTTTGTTTTGTCAATCAAGTAAATTAAAAAAATCGCACAACACGACTAATCGTCTTAGTGTTTACTTTGACGGCCTTTTTACGTGCAGGTTTCTTGGTTCGTGGTACTCGGACAGGAGGTACAATCTTGGGTCGATTCTCTATCTTTTTCAGCATCTCGGATGATTCATCCAACACTGGTTCTGAATCAGATTTTTTAGAAGATTCGTCCAATTCTACAGTTTTTTCACCGGAATCATCCATTGTTGACTCTTTTGATTTTCCTCGTTTTCGAGAGTTTTTATTTATCGTCTGTGAAGGTTCATCTGAAGCATTTTCTTCAAAAATTTCTTCGATCTCTTCTTCATTTAACATATCTTCATTTTCGGACATGAATAACCTCTACCTATAGTTTATAACATAACTAATTATAAACTTTATAAAAATGGAGAAATACCAATGAAAGCAAGTGCTATTGCAGAACAAGAAACAAAATTCGGAACCGAACTGACTAATACGAGTAAAGTAAAATACAAGGAAATCGATACAATAGTAATCGCTGGCGGTGATACAACTATTCGCCAGATCCGACCTAATTTCAACTCGTATTATTATGCGACCGAAACCAAGAAAGATATGATTGTCATTCATTCAACCGCAGGTACACTACGTGCTGATATGGCATCATTAACAACCAAAGACAATCATGTGAGCGTATCTTATGTTATCGCAAGATCGGGTGAGGTATATGAGTTGTTCGATCCTAAGTATTGGTCATACCATCTTGGTACTGGTGCGGTAGGTGGAAATAAGCCTAACTCACAACGCAGCATTGCAATCGAAATGTCTAACTATGGACCCTTGACATTACGTGGTGAAGATTTGGAGACGATATATTCTCAGGTCACCTACAAGGATTCAAATGGAGATACTAAGAAGACAAAGAAAGATGTGTATTGCACTCTTCATGAACCTGAGTATTACAGCATTGTTGAGGATGGATATCGAGGTTATAAGTATTTCGCTTCATTCACACCTGAGCAGTACAAGGCTCTGAATAATCTTTTGGATTACCTATGCATCGAACACAATATTCCTAAGACATTCCTTGATGAAGATAAGCGATATGAAACATTCGCATCTACATCCGAGGCAAAGGAGTTCAAGGGAATATGCACTCACGTAAATTTCCGCAAGGCTGGTAAATGGGATCTAGGTCCTGATTTTGCGTGGGAAAAAATTACTGGTGAAGAAGTCGAAGCTGAGAGCGAAGAAATTTCTCTCGAATCGTTGATGAATCCGGTTACTGAACCAGTAGTTGAGAAGCCAGTAATTGTTCCAACTTCAGCTCCAGCCCCAACTCCAGTAGTTGAGGAACAACCAAAGAAAAAAATCAGTTGGTTGTCCGCTCTTCTGAAACTATTCAGAAAATAAAATCTTGAGGGAATTGAAAACAAGTGATTCGGCTTGTTTTCTATTTGCCCACATGAACATATCAATCTCAGGCTTCCCATTCATATGAGGAAGCTTTTTATTTACGATGATTGATTTGCACTCGAAATCCAATTGCATCACTTTTCCAGTAGGATCATCGATTAGGAACACGACAATATCCTTTTGCTTGGTATTGATGATGCAATGTGGTTTCATCTCAAGGTCAATCTTGAAATGTAGGAGTACATTCACTCCGGTTTCTTCGAATGTTTCTCGAATTGCCGCTGCGATAGTAGTTTCACCGGGGTCCATAACACCTTTTGGGATGGTCCAGTTTCTATCAGTGGGATTGAATTGATATGAATCGGGCTGAGTAGCATGGCCCAGTAGATACATTCCATTTGAACGTATCAAGAATCCAGCGGAAGTGGGTTTCATTTTTGATCTCGATTTTGGAGTTCTTCCAGTCGTTTCAGCTTTTCGATTATTTCGAGAAGTTCTGGAATTCTTCTCCGATTGTTCATCATTAATAACAAACCTAACAACTGCAACATTAACCATATAAAGGCAATATCTGGTCTATTACTAAAGGTTTCGGTTACAATCCCAATGACTGCAAATAATTGAACTAATAGTGAGAGGAGATAAAACCGACCTTTTACACGAGACTGATTAAGTTTTGCGGTCAGTTGTTGAATTTCTTTCTCTAGCTCGTTCATGTGCTTTCCTTGTTTTGAAATAAAGATATACAGGTCCGCCGACAATAAAACCGAATGGAAGTATAACCATTGCTGCAATGAGCAATCCATTAACGATACGATCTTTCATGCTTACTTGTGACGATACGTGATACGACCTCTCGTAAGGTCATAGGGTGACATTTCTACGGTGACTTCATCATCGGGTAGAATGCGAATATGGAACTGACGCATTTTTCCAGAGATGTGAGCAAGCAGCATATGGCCGTTCTCCAACTCTACCTTGAAATTTGCGTTGGGAAGTGCTTCACGCACAATCCCTCTGACTTGAATGCCTTCTTGTTTTGCCAATTATATGTTCTCCATTTGAGTTTTGGTTCTAACACGAGTTTATAAGATAGAAAACTATTTTAATTTGTCAATCAGATTTTTTTAGATTCTAGGTTTTGGGATACAGGTTGATTGAGCGACTCGATTTATCGGGTTGTGATGTGATCGAACGGATTGGCTTGATCTCAGATGGCGATCCGCCATATCCAACCGGAACTGCGTGTAAACATGCAGTCAGGAATTTGTCTTTAACTCGTAGATTGAAATATCGATCCACTGTTAATGAACCAGCTATACCAATATCGCTGCATCTACCAAAGTTCGCCATCGATGATTTTTCAGGTGGGTTTTTTGTCAAGGTAACATACCCCATCCCAACTACGATATATACAACATCACCAATATCTAATCCAGCCATTCGCACGTCAGCCGCTTGAACTGAATATCGACCACGCTTATCAAATATAGATTTTGTATTCGAATTCGGCGTTAGGTCCAATAGGTTTTCAACAATTCGATAATCATCCTTTACACTGAGGCGAGGAAGATCCGCCGTAATAGTAATCTCTGGAGATTTACGAATCTGTTTAGTAGGAACAGGTCCCATTTCCCTCAACTCCCCGTCATCAAGTTCATAATTTTCAGCAGATTTGTCAGATGGATGAATTACGTCAATAACAATCCCAGATTGCAGAACTTGGCTATGTTGGTAATACAAAGGATAGCGATGCATCATTACAATTTGCTTAATTGCAGACGTACTCAATGTCGAACCTCGTTCACTTGCTTCGGTTGCAATATCACGATGGGTGAATACGAGATCTGCTTCGATGCATTCTTCGATAATTTCATTAACTATGTCTTTACTCATCTTGTTTCCTTTACCAAGGGGATTCGGTATTGTCATCAGTGTCTTCATCGGTAAGTTTATTTAAACTGACTGGATCAATCAATAGGACTTCTCTGATTTCCTTTCGGAATTTATCATACATTCGATCAACTCTTTTGGTAACTAGTTCACGTTCTTTATCCATGAGATCTGCACCAAGTAAATTGCTTAGTTCGGAATCGGTCTGTTCGATGGAATCTATTTGTTGTTTCACCATCAATGTTTGTCTACCCTGTGCGATAAATGCTTCGATGATTTCATTGATGAGGGCATTTGCTTTTTTACCATATAACTTCACAGCTACAATTCTCAACAATTGAAGTGATGTATAAGTACCGAACTGAGTAAACATAGTACTCATTTCACTTTCTGTCAGCTCAGATGTTTCAATACCATCAATCTCTTTACCAATCTTTTCACGGATTTCGGCTTTTTTCTTTTCGGCTAGTTCTTCCAGTATTTTTTGAAAGAAAGTTTTCTTAGGGGTTGTATCTTCCGATCCCTGTATCTCGTTATCTAACTCGTTATCCATTATACCCTCAATAGTTTGTCGATATGATCCTCTAGATATATGTATTCACCGTGGAATAATATGGTAGTGCCATTTTGCATGAAGTAAAATGGGAAATTATTAGTTTTTCTAACCATGTGCATCCATCTATCATCATTGGATTTCTGTATAAAAATTAAATTGTCTTCATATGAAATACCATCTAATTCTTGTCCCAGAATGATGACCTGCCCCGGAATGCCGAACTTGTCCAGAATATCGAGACATTTATACAGGAATTGTCTTTTATCAGGATGTAGCAGCATCATCGTCCTCTTTGAATGAATAACGTTTACGTGCAATCTGAATGAATTCATCGATTGCTTTCATTCGGCGATCTTTAATTCGCTTTCTTTCGATTGCCATTAGATCGGCCACATTCGAGTCGAGAATGTCACTATCTTTACTCTCATTGTGTTCTTGATTATGTAATAGTTGGGCATTTATATAACGCCGGAACCCAATGAAAATTTCATCCATAATATCATTGAGAGGTTTTCCGGTTTCTTCATGTTCCATGCTCACATACTTCTGAAGGAATAGGAGTGCGGTGTAATTAGTGAAATCCTGCTGTGCTTTCTGGATGTCGATTTCATCGGAGGGAACTAACTTCGCTTTCTCATAGATACGCTCAACAGTTGCATTCATATCATCGAGTTTTTTATTGTGCTGCTCTTGCTTCTTCTGTACAATTCGACTCTTGGCAGCTTTCTCCTGAATCGATTTCAGGATGTCTTCGATATCATCATTTGGTTCACTCATAATAAATCCATTTCATTATCTAACTCATTTACCATCTCAACTAAGATGTCACCGTGACATCTCTTTGGCTTGCAATAACACCCAAGTGTTTTCCCTTTGAGTTCATGCAACGATTCCATTAGTTCGGGTTGAGTTCGAATCCATTCTTTGTATTTGGCGATTGCTTCATCACTGGATTCCACTTTGTATTCACCGAGCGAATGCTCAAGATGAGTGAATGGATTCCCCCATTTACTGGGGCGACCAATGAATATGTCAAACGGTTCATTCTTAAGGTTAACTACTTTCGTCATGCCTTAAAATATAGCAAATTAAGGTACTTTGAACTCAGGTTTATACTCAGGGTCAATTACATGTTCCCCAAATTTGTTCGTTTTGAATCCGGGGATGTATATGCCAGTCTCTACATGTTCCATTGAGTAATCGCTGATATTATTTTTTACATCAACAGGATCACGGTCGTCCCGTACATGACATAACGGAGGGTCAAATTCAAGTGGTAAATTTTCACCAAATTCATCATGAATCATATCAACACGTAGGTTACGTTCCTCACGTATATTAGCATCCAATCGAGAATACATAAACTTATAAACACGATCAAATAACTTGTATTTGTGTTTGCGATTGTAGATGTATGTGAATACACGTTCACCAAATGGAAGTTTTACTTTTACTTCATTCCATCTGTCATTGATAATAACTTCATCGGTATACGGCTGATACACATGAGTTGCATCAGTAGCAACGATGTCTGATTTATGTGACTGCAACCAATCAATCATATGATTGATGATTCGGTTACGTAAGCTTTCATCTACAGGGCGTATGTTTGTCGCCTTCAGTGTTTTACTTACCGTACCATCACATGAGAATTCTTTATTAAATACCCGACCATCATCTCCCATTACTTGTTTACGAATAATGAGTTTTGTTTTATCGGGTGAAAGTTCTGGTATAAATTCAGATTTGCTCTGAATAAATCGTGGATCTATTTTCATATACTGTCTCGATAATATTGTACTTTGAAATATACTTTATTATCGAGTCAGGCATAAGCTTTTAATTATTTGTACTATTCTTTCGAAACGTCAATACTAGGATACTGCTTTTTCACAGCATTGGCAACTTTCTTTTTCATTTCTTCCAAAGACTTACGATGATTTCGGAGCAGAAAGCCCACGATCTTTAGTCGTGGGATGAATGCGACAAATTATTTTCAGAAATATAATGAAATAAACTATATTTACGTTAATGAAACAACTGAAGACATATAAATATAAGTTATATAATCGGGATGCTACGAAGCATCTTGATCGCATACTTGATTTGTCTTCATGTATATATAATCATTGTATTGCATTGCATAGAAGATATTATAGATACTACAAGAAACAATTGAATAAGTATCAGTTGCAGAAGCACCTCACGAAGTTGAAGAAACTGCATGTGGAATGGAACGAAGTTCCGAGTCAAGCAATACAAGACATAACGGATAGAATAGATCGTGCTTATAAATTATTCTATGCTAATTTGAAATTAAAAAGAAAGACAAGCGTTCCACATTTCCAGAAACGAACCAATTATTGTAGTTTCACTACAAAACAGGCTGGTTATAAGTTATTGGAAGGGAACAAGATCAAGATTTCTAATAAGGTTTATTCATATTGGAAGTCTAGAGAAATTAAAGGTGAGATAAAGACATTAACGGTCAAGAGAACAGGTCGTGGATATTATATCTACCTCGTATGTGAGGAAGAAGTATCATACCCAGAAAGAGTCACATCAGGTAACAGCGTGGGCTTCGATTTCGGTATGAAAAATTTTCTGATTGCGAGTGATGGAAATGATGTCTCGATGCCTTTATTCCTAAAGAAAAATCTGAATCGTTTGGCTCGATTGAGTCGGAAATTCAGCAAATCTAAAGGAAAGAGAGGATCGAAACGAACTCTGCTGAAAATCCATGAAAAAGTCGCTAATCAAAGAAACGACATGCACTGGAAGTTAGCTCATAAGCTAACTGGCATGTATGATGTTCTTTGCTTTGAAACACTTGAACTTCAATCGATGTTGAAGTCATGTCAGAAAAAGATCATGGATTTTGGATTCGCTTCATTCATTAATATTCTTCAATATGTAGCTAAACAAAAAGGGAAAGCAGTTGTCTTTGTAGACAAATGGTTCCCTAGTTCTAAGCTATGTTCTGAATGTGGATGGAAAAATGAGAATCTAACTTTGAAAGATCGTGAGTGGGTATGTCAATCATGTGGTTGCATTCATGACAGAGATTATAATGCATCTGTTAATATTTTAAGAGAAGGGACTTCTTCTCTAAGTGCTTGCACCATCGGTGCAAATTGCATTTGAATCCCACGGTTTCAACCGTGGGAGTACGTCAACTAAATCTCCATCGTTGTAATGTTTGTCACATGCGTTACTTTACCACAAAGAAGTCAGTCTGTTTCGTGAAATCATAATCTTGCATGTCTCTGACGAATGTAATGAAATCGGGATCGACATCGGTGAATTCCCATCCTTCCGCATCCATTGTGATTTCTTCGCCATCATCGGTAGTGATAGTTATTTCACCAGTCTCTTGAGCAATTTTCCACGTTTCTTCGTTTGCGGTTCCGTATTTATCGAAATACATTGCCCAATAGTCATCATCGTGTGATTCAATTTTGATTACTTTCATTTGTTGTCTCCATACTTCTCCAGTAAAATATACCTTATTTTCAAGTAATTTAACGGATTTCGTGAGAGAAATCCCCTAGATCTTTAGTCTAGGGTATGAATCGAACAACATTTTAATATGCGGTTCAACTCATTAAAGCACTCACTCGGACTCGAACCGAGGATCATACTCCTTTGCAGGGAGTCGCCTTCAACCAACTTGGCTATGAGTGCATAAGACGATAGGGGGACTCGAACCCACCGATTTCCGATTTTGCAGATCGGCACCTTACCAGCTTGGCTATATCGTCATAGGGTGAAAGACGGGAGTCGAACCCGCAAGCCTTACGGCACCAGAGTCACAGTCTGGAATGTTTACCAATTCCATCACCTTCACCATGTTTACAAGCCCACAAGGATTCGAACCCTGAACTTCTGGGTTGGAGCCAGATATTTTTGTCCAATTAAACTATGGGCCTATATGTGGGGTTGCAAGTAGACATAGTATATTTCACATGACCATGTAGTTTATCAACATAATCCATTTCATAGCAGAGAGTGTGGGACTCGAACCCACAAGCCCCTTGCGGGACACGACACCTTAGCAGGGTGTTGCCTTACCAATTAGACTAACTCTCCAAATGTTACTGCGAGTGTGGGATTCGAACCCACGGGCCGCTTTTAGGCGACCTCTCGATTAGCAATCGAGTGCGATAGACCACTCCGCCAACTCGCATTAATTGGTCAAATGATGATTGCTGCTGGATCATAGGAAACGTTATCATGAATTGTTTTCCTATGAGTGATCTCACGTCAAGGGTTCATCCAGCCGGACCACCATTTCTTGCCTACTCGTATGCCTACAAGTCGTGCAATCATCATCTGACCATACTGCGAGGGTGGGATTCGAACCCACGGGCCGCTGTTAGGCGACCTCTGCCTTTCCAAGACAGTGCAATTGACCGCTCTGCCACCTCGCAACGATATTCTAAGGAAGCGGTGGGATTCGAACCCACGAACCAGTATCTCTACTGATTGCCAGTTTTCAAGACTGGTGCCATTTATCCACTCGGCCACGCTTCCATTTATCCAGTAGCGGGGACTCGAACCCCAATCTTAAGGACCACAACCTTACGTTCTAACCACTTGAACTACTACGGGTATGTACAGAGAATAAAGGACTTGAACCCTACGGTGTTATCCATCCCCCGCTTTCGAAGCGAGTTTGTCACCAGTGACGGTATTCTCTATATAATTCTGTATATCTTTTTGTATATGGCAAATCATAAGATTTCAACCATTTTCGCACTGCATTATCTGATACTCCATATTGCTTAGCTATTGATAATACTGTAATGTATGCCATTATTCTGTTTTTATATAAGTAGACAACAATGGGTATGGTGGGATTCGAACCCACAAAGCCAAGAATTTTTGAAATTCCCCGATATACCAATTCTCTACATACCCGTATACATAGAGTGGGAGTCGAACCCACATGCCTTTGACTCTCGATCAAAGAGGTATACCAATTCCCTTCACCTATTCTTGATAAATTTAGTTCCAATATGTCAAACATCACTTATCATTCAAAGATGATAAGTATAGTACCATCGGAGAGATTCGAACTCTTCACTGTCCTGATCCTAAGTCAGGTGCCTCCTACCAGTTGGGCTACGATGGCATATAGTGGGTAAGGTGGGACTTGCACCCACACCGGATTTCACGGAGTCAGTGAATTTTAAGTTCACTCGATCTGCTAATTCTCTACTTACCCAAATAAAAAGCGGGAATCCCATTGAGATTCCCGCTTCTTATAGTTAAACTTATATCAGTTTACCTATCCATCACAAAGAACCTCGCTGGTCACTTGACCACGAGAGACACAAACTGGATAGATGTAAACTTACGTTGTTCATTCTTTTAACTCTTGTTAAAGGTTTCTTAAACTTTCTGTATAGAAATATAGATTAAAAAACTCAGTTGTCAATCAACTTTTTTTCATTATGGTGATTTTTATTTCGATCTATGTTCAATTGAGTAATACGATCTCGTTCAATTAGGTGTGCATTGATCCGATTTCTTATAGACTCACGTTCACGTTGTCGATGCAATTGATATAGATCGCCTCCGTTTTCTATATAGGAATATGCTTCTTCATATGTGGGGAACATACTAAACAACAAGCTTTTCCATTCAAGCGTTACGTTGCTTTTCACTTTATATGCTTTGTATAAAAAGTCATATTTGCAAATAGCGTGTGATCCGGTGAGATCATGCACATACAAATTGCTCTCTATAAAAATCGCACGTGATGGATTTGATGCAACTATGGTAGGTTGAATAATAGTATCTTCGGCCCGTTCAATCCACACGTCCTTATCTCGTTCCATTAGCATTGATGGTGTTATTAGATCAAACGCCGACTTACGTAGGGTCTTGAGGTGATCCCATAATGTACACTGATCGTAATTCCAAGGATCGCTAATATTAGTTTTCGAATGTTGGAATTTTACCTTTCCATTTACATCGATTCGATCATGTGAACCGAATGTAATCAGGGGGTTTTGCGATCGATATGTTTTCTGAAGAACATTAAATACATTACTACCGATCTTTAGATAATCATCGCCATCTACTTGAACAATGATGCTATCTGGGTTCGTGCATAAGAAGTTGATCCCATTGTACATATTACGAGCAAAATATTTACGGATCGGATTAACAACTATGATATAATCTTTGAAATGTTCTCGGATATAAGTACCTGCAAGCATCGAAGTTCGATCAGTCGATGAGTCGTCAATAAATATAATTCCTACATCATGCTCATGAATTTCTTGTTTAATAGAATGTAGACAACGTATTATACGGGATTCGACATTTCTACATGATACTAACACAACAAACTCATTCCGCAGCGGAGTTCCCTCCACTACGTTCAGATCGGATATACTGCTATCAACTGTATATTGATGGAGTTCGGTATCATTCATCGGTAAACAAATCCAATATTTCAGCGAATGTGTAATCTTTCGGTTGATTGGTATTGATCTTACTCAATCTACCATCAGCTTCCAATGTCTTGAAAATAGGTTCGGTTACATTATGGAATTGATCGAGTCTTCTACGAATACCTTCTTCGGTATCATCGGATCTACCTCGACTTTTGAGACGTTCAATGGCAACCTCTTCACCAAGTTCCAGATATATACAGCGGTCGATTTCCCAATTCTCAAGCACGAAATCCATTTGGCCTTGAGTTCTCGGAAATCCATCTAGAATAAAACCACCTTTTTCTTCGGCATTTCTGAGATATTTAGTTGCCACTCGGAACAATACTTCATCTTCTGCCAATTCCCCTCGGTTATATCGCTCTAGGGTATAGGGATATACCAGATTGGGATCTGTAGTAAAACATTCTTTCAGGGCATCTCCGAATGAGATATGTACCAAATCAAATGTATTCGCTAATTTTTTTGCGTGGGTTCCTTTCCCACTGCCTTGAATTCCTGCAATTATTAGGTTCATAGGTGCCTCCAATGTAGTAAAAATAGCAAAAAAGTTCCGATGAGTTGCCAATATCTTGCTATATTTCATCATGTACAAAAGGAATCTAGCTACCATGAGAAAACCAAATCTGAATACCGCCGATCCGGTTACTGATTTGATGCTTAAAGAAGTTGCCAAAACTACAGTGCTCTCCCGTGAGGAGGAGCAGTCCTTGTTTCAGCAATACAAGATAGCATCCAATTCGAAAAAAGAAATCATCCGCAACAAACTCGTACAGTCGAATCTCAGATTTGTACTGAAAATTGCATTGCATTACAACAAGATACTTGGGGTAGATGTAAATGATCTGATGAGTGAAGGTAAACTGGGGTTACTGCTTGCGGTTGATAAATTCAATCCTGACCGAGGGATAAAATTTATTTCATTCGCAGTCTGGCATATTCGGTGTCGGATATCTAAATTTTTAGAAGAGGATGACTTGATTAGGTTACCACCGAATCAAAAATTGAGACTGAATCGACTACGCAAGATGAATCCTGATCAGCTTGATGATGAATCTAAGCTGCTTATTCAGATGATGGGGAATCCGACATCACTTGATAGTCCTATCAATGGTGAAAGTGATCTATATTTAAAAGACATCATTCAGGATGACACTGCTACCGATGGGGAAACTGATTGGGTAAATAACAGGGTGCGGGACGATTTAGCCCAAATCATGGATGAAGTGTTGAACGAAGAAGAAAAGTTCGTTATTGCTAGTGTATTTGGATTGAATACCGATGGTGGATCAATGACGCTCAGAGAAACAAATGAAGCCATCGGTAAATCACGTGAGAGGGTTCGGCAAATTCGAGATCGAGCATTGGCTAAACTAAAACGCAATGCACAGGTGCAGGATTTGCATGCAATTCTCAATGAAGTTAACACTTAATGTTCGGATTTCTAAAACGCTTATTTTTTGCCGAAAAGGAAGAATTCGATTCGTCTAACATGGAGATAGACGAGAAAAATTCATATGCTGAAGAAAAAAAGAATAAATTAAGTACTGACCATTATGTAGAGGATACGTTCTATATTCATGACGAACCAGACCCTCCATACTCAAGGAACAATGATAATATGCCATCACAAGTAACCGAACACGAATCAGTCAGCTCACAAGTACAGATCTTTGATGAAAGAACTGGTCAAATGGTGACGATGGATGCTAATATGGCGGCTGGTAGAATGGAAAAGCATGCTCCGGGGCTAATGATTCCGGGTATTGGGCATGTTGGTGCGGGTCAGCGTCCTCAACAACGTCCACCGCAGCAAGGTCAACCTAGACCACAACAGCCGATGCAACAGCGTCCTGTCCAGCAACAACCCCAGTATGTACAGCAACCTCAGTATGTACAACCACCTGCACCACAGCAGCCGCAGTATGTGCAACAGCCAGTTCAACAACCCATTCAACAGGCTCCTCGCCAGATCCCTGTGCAGCAACAGGCTCCTCAGTTTCCTAATATAGAAACCGCAGTCACTGCTGATGCATCATATATGTTCATGGATCTATCTGGTGTAAAGCGTGAGACATTGTCTGTGTCTTTCAATAATGGTAATCTTGTGATTTCTGGGAAGCGAGAAAGCAATCTTGAAACTCTCAAGAATGAGTTGACGAAGAAATCCAAGGCACGTAAAAATCCATTCATCAGTAGGGTAGATACCGTACCGAAATATTTGAAGGGTGCATTTACGTTTGAGTATCCGTTTGCTCGAATGATTGATGAAAGTGCCATCGTAGCTACGCTAGAGGATGGCATTTTGAAAGTGGTTCTGCCTCACCGAGCAAAAGGTGAAGCAGTCTCCGTAGCGATAGGTTAACCTATCGCTTTCTTTTTCCGCAGTTACAACCTTTTCGACCGCTATTAACAATCTTTCGGATTGTACTACCGATTTTATAGGCTGCTTTCAACCCGGACACTTTATACTGTGGTGGAAGCATCCATACATAATCCAAAATGCTAGGGAAGTCTTTCGAGAACGCATCAATTGCTGCATTTCCTTGAGTCACCGCACCAGTTTTGGATGCATATTGAAAATCATCTGACATTCCACCAGTTGGGACGAAATCGATTTCATCTGGAGTGATTTTTTTCCTGATTAGTCGTACATAGTTTGTACATACTGGACAATTGCCATCATAGAATAGTCTTGGCTTTGGCATCGTTTACCTCGTGTTGATGTAACTGAATACCCTCTAAAATAGACTTCTTGGATACCAGTTGATTATTTTCCTGTAGTAAATTGTGTACAAAATTTACAGCTTTCTTTGGGTCATTTTCGGAATATCGATTGAACCAATCCATTGATAATTGATCCAATCCATAATCCTCTTGGTGTTCGAATACATTTTTTATGAATGTGGAAATAACAGCAGGGTCTTCGTGTTTAAGTACTGGCCCTGCTATTTGATATACAGCCTCAAGCTGACTTAGCTTTCGGTTGAATTTTCCCACTTACCACCCCTTCTTGATATTTTTATATCGGTGTGGCTCCTCCATTACTACTACAGGTGTTGTCGTGTCAAGATCGTAGTCTTTTTCTTTTGCTTTCTCTTGATATGACTTTCCGAACATTTCAGTGAAAATATCATCCACTTTTTCCATGACGGCTTCGGTAGTACGATCTTTCGCAGTTTCCATAGATTCATCATCAACCGTTTCGTCACCTTCGAATGCTTCGGTACGTGCCATTTCCTTACGGATGGAACCACCGATATTGAGTCCGCCGATACCATCCATCTGTGGTTCGATTTCATCGTCATCAACATCTTCGGCTGCACCTAGTTGAGGTTCTTTTTCATTCTTCAGTTCAGGCACTGGTATGTTGCCAGCAGAACCGGATGCTTTATTACCAGCGGAGCCAGACGCTTTGTATTCATCGGTGTCCAACGTAGGGACAACAACTCGGTCAGCGGCTGCTTCCTGTTCGTCAGTAAGTTGTTTCATGTCAACTAGATCTTTGGCCTCAGTGAGAGCGGTGAACTCTTTCCACTTGTCCATATCTTTTAAATTTCCAAAACCATGCATAGTTTACCCAATTTGCGTTTATTATAGTTTATAAAATAATTACACTCTGAACATTAGACCATAAGTACCGTCATCGTCTTCATCATTTTTCTTTTTCTGATCGGGTAAATGCTCAGCGGAATCCCCCAACATTTTTTGATGATATGATGGATCTCGCATTTGAGCAAGGTTCTGACGTTCCTCATTGATCTGAGCCTCGGTCTTGAGAATGAATTCATCCTCTTCCAATGCTTTCAGGTTTACTTCCACGATGTTACCATAGTAGTACGGTGAGTTCAGATAATATGGAATCCAATACGCAGAAGTGATATGGTCATCATGATTACCACCAAGACCACCCCATTTCTCCTGAGTCAATCGACCAAATGAGAACAGTTCGTTAATGGTTTCTCTGTCATACAAATGCATAAACTTTCTCTGAATATATGTCTTGAAAAGAATACATGCATTCTGCTTAAGCTTTGCGGATGCCCAAAGTCCCATCTGCCTACCCTTCGGATCGAAGTGCAATAGATTGTCATATTCGACAGTCGAATGGAAGAAATTTGTTGCCACACCACCGGGGCCGTTTTGTTCGATAATCAACCCCGGATTATGATATTTCTTAAGTATCACATAGGCTTTCTTACAGAAATCTTCGATTTCCAAATGATTAGTTGCTATCGTGGCCACTTGATGTAATGTGATATTTGATTTCACGAGGAATATGTGTAATACAGTATAGTCCTGATACACACCATATCCTGAGTCAAGTGATGCCACATATTCCCAGTTCTTGGTTTCAAGCTCCTCTTTCCGTCTTGGGAACTCATATATCTTAATATACTCTGGGAGTTTCGGTATTTTGATTGGTTTCTTCGATGTCAATGTCTTCAAGAAATTATGGTCAATGAGTGTCGATACAGAACCAACGAACTCACACTTATATTCCTGATTAAATCGGATTTCACCGATCTTTTTCATTTCATCTCGTGCCCACGACTCATCACGATTAAGCCCCGGAGCATTCCAAGGAATTTCACTTTTTACATATCCATTGTCTTTATCTGGATCTATTGTTTCATCTGGGAAATGACCATCTTCCCACATACGGAAGAAGTGGTTCATACCATTTGGTGTACTCGTGATAATAACTTTGGTTGTTTTACCAGAAGAAATAGTAGGAAACACGGAAGCGATAAATTCGTCTGCGATATGTGATTTAACGAATGCAAACTCGTCAAGATACAACAAGTTGATAGACATACCACGAATGCCATCAGGAGAAGTAGCAGCACACACAACACGAGTACCGTGTGAGAACTGTATACCACGTTTGTTCCACTGCTTAACTCCGGGTTGCATCCAATATGGCAATGCAATGTACGAGTCACGCAACTGCTGCAATTGTTCCTGTGCCAAGTTCAATTTGTTAGCAAGGATAGCAACCACTTTGTCCTCATTAAACATTGCATACCAAAGAATGAATGCACGAGTCGTTGCCGATTTACCACACTGACGAGGGAACTTCACTATATTGAATCGGTTGTCATCGAATTTACCAATTAATTCCTCTTGGAATCCATAAAGGTTGAACAACTGCATACCTTTATCTTTGGTATTGATGTACACATAATTTCGGATGAAATATATAGGATCTCTTGCACATTTTGCAAGTTCCTTTAACATCCACGGCTCCATTTGTACACTTTCATTGCCGTCACGCAGATTATTAACACCATTAAACGCCATGTAACAACCCTCTGTGTTTTACAAGAAATTGACACTCATATTCCTGTTTGAATCGGTCTTCTCCTAATACCATTCGCATTGATTCACAACGAGCTTTGAGATCTTCGTCTTCATGCATTGTATAATCGATTTGAACTGGATGGAAATCCAAGTAATCCGATATCGCATCGGTCCACATTTTATAGAAATGGTTAGGGCCATTCGCACCTGAGCTTATTATGATCTGCGATGAATTTCCGCTTGATAGTGTTGGGAATATGGAAGCCATGAATTCTTCCGCAACATATTTCGGGATGAATGCAAACTGGTCGAGATACAATAGATTGATGGTGTGTCCTCTAATACCATCTGGACTTGCCGGGGCTGCCATTACGTTATTTCCATTTACAAATCCAATTCGTCGTTTATTCCATTGTTCAGCGGAAATTTTATTAACTTCAGTATTGATTCCCAGTATTTCTTTAAGAAATGGAGGTAGCTCTATAATCATGGTTTTCAATACGTTAAGTATATGCTCAGATGCAGATAGTTTCGGTGAAAGTATCGCAACTGTTTTATCTGTGTTGAACAACAAGTAGTGTAGGATATATGCACAATTCAATGTGGTCATTCCCATCTGTCTTGCTTGATTCACAATCACCCAACGGTACATCGAATATACTTGTGCAAGAGCCGACTGATATTTACGTGGTTCGAATCGAACTAATCCACTGTCAGCACTTCTGATTTTTACATATTTGGACATGAAGTAGTTGATATCTTGGCATTTTTCCAGTTCTTCGATTTTCCATCGTTCGGTTGGATTAATGGGCGAGTCACCTAAATCGTCTAGATCTGTGATGAATTCATCCAATGCACCTTTATGCTTCGATGAATATTCATCAATTGCTTTTCGGATCACTTCGGAACGACTTTCATCGAAAATCTCCGATAGATTATCAATTGTTCTATCGGTCTCCTCAGTGATGTATATGTTAATGCGTTTCATTTATTTCACTCTTTTTGTGATGTATACTTACCTTTTGTTTATATTTTTCTATATTAGGGCCATATGAACGGTTAAAAACACGCATTGGAAAAAAGAAAATGAAGAATTTTAAGCAATTTCGCACCTTCTTAGAGAGTCTAAAGACTGTCCACCCTGTATTCAAAGCTGCCATTCGTAGCTATGAAATCGTATTTGAGGGTGTCAAAGGTGCTATGACGATGGTTTCCGGTGCGGTTCCCTCTGATTATGCGGTGACTAAAGCAATTCACGAAGCGACTGGTAAGAAAATGACTAAGATTAACTGGAGTGATTTCGAAGATCCTATGGTTCAGGCGGGTGTCGAGCTGATGAATCTGGTGAACCAAAAGGGATATGAAGCATACGTAGTCGGTGGTGCTGTGCGTGATATTGCTATGGGCGATAAGGATGTTCATGACATTGACATTGCTACCAATATGCCTATCGATGAAATCAAGAAGAATTTCAAGACGGTCGAATACGGTGGCGGTGAACGTCATGGTACTGTAATTGTCCACTTTAAGAGCAATGATTACGAATTGACTCAGTTTCGTACTGAAGGTTCGTATAGTGACAGTCGCCGCCCTGACTCAGTTGAGTTCGTACAGTCATTCGAAGAAGATACTAAGCGTAGGGATTTTACCATTAACGCTATGGGTATTGATGCGGAAGGAAACGTGATCGACTATCATGGTGGCACTGATGATATTGAAAAGGGACTCCTGCGTACTGTGGGTGATGCTAAAGAACGTTTTAGTGAAGATGCACTCCGTATTCTTCGTGCAGTCCGTTTCGCAGCTCGGTTTGATTTCAATGTTGATGACAAGACGATGGAAGCGATGAAGGAACTCAAGGAAACTGTGAATAGCACTTCCATTGAGCGTATTCGGGATGAGTTGTTCAAAACAATTGATTACGGCGGAGATAAGTTTGCGAATGCACTTGATCTTTTGATGGAAACTGGAATCTGGGATGTTATTGTACCTGAGGTTCAGTTGAGTGCCGAAAAGATTGATCAGGTTCGTCAGGCAAACACCAAGGACCCTAAGATCAACTTTGCTATTTTGCTGCAAGACAAAGACACGAATCAGATCAAGAATCTCGGTAAGCGTATGACTTTGACCAATGATGAGGTCAAATCGATCACATTCATTGATGCTATGCTTGAGCATTATGCAAACCTTGGTGGTATTCCTCGCTCTGCTGCATTGAAAATCGTAGTAAACCCTGATTTTTCCATCCTTCGGGAGACTTTTGTTGCGATAAATGGCCGTGATATAGAAAATTCGGATGACATAATCGAAAAAATTTCTACATTTAAGACCGTAACCGACCGACAAAAGCAGGTAAATCAGTTTATCATGGATGCTGGTGTCCAAGGGGCTAAGTTCGGAGAAATTGGTCGTACAGTGATGAATTGGCTGTTCTCCGAATACAATACTGGAAATGAACCATCTGATGATGAAGTAAAAGGATACATTGGTAAATTGGTATGAAGACCGTATTTGATGACATGGACAAGTTCTCTGATGCCAGCAAGCATGTTGGTAAGGGGACTGTAATCAAGATTTTCGATTTCGATGGAACGATTTTCAATTCTCCTATTCCTAACAAGGAACTGTGGGATTCCAAAATGTTCGGTCAGTTGATGTCGGAAGTCGAAAGTGGTGGCTATGGCTGGTTCCAGAACACGATCACGTTGGATGACAAGTATATTCAGAACAGCGACTTCAATGAAGACGTTGTTGCTGAAATTCGTGTCGCCAATGAAGATCCTGATACGGTAACTGTTCTGTTGACTGGTCGTACCACTGCATATGAACCTCAGGTCAAGCGGATACTGGATTCAGCTAATCTTACCTTTGACCATTATGGATTCAAGCCAGTTGCAAAAAAGCAAAAGATCTACACCATGAATTTCAAGCAGGAGTTCATTCGTGATCTGGTTTCGATGTATGGTGATGTTGTGTCCATTGAGATGTGGGATGATCGCCGGAAGCATGTTGATCGGTTCAATGAGTTTCTAGACATTCTGGGGCTTAATGGAGGCGTTCATTTCATCAAAGAACCTGAACGGTACATGGACCCTGCATTGGAACGTGAAGTGGTTGAAAGACTCAAGGATGATGCTGCTGTGAAAGGTACAAAGTTCGAATCAGTAGGGAACAATGCTATCTATTACGGTGCATTCCTCTATCCTGAATCTCATTATGCTCTTCTGGAAGCGGTGAAAGATTTTATCCCTGAAGGTTGGAAGACATATGCACATCACATGACTCTTTTGTTTGGTAAGGCTAAAAACCCCACGGTTGAAGAATACATCAAGCAGAACATCGGACATGATGTACAGTTGAATGCTGTTAAAATCGGTATCAGTGATGATGCAATCGCAGTGCAGATCGAAAGTGATGTACCTAGCGATAATGCAATTCCTCACATTACAGTGGCTACTCCTGTGGGTGGAAAGCCTTTCAAGAGCAATCAGATTCGGAATTGGGAGCCACTACCAGCACCTATTACGGTGAGAGCTGAGATCAATGCTTTCTATGGATAATTTTATGCGGAGGGAGCAAGAAAAAAATTATCTTAGTAGGTAATTGGAAACTTGTTTTGATGTATGAAATTAGGTGCTGGATTTTTAATAGCTTGTCCGAATACACAGAAGATCTTACTGGCTCTGCGAAATGACTCAGAGCCAGTTTGGTCTATTTTTGGTGGTACGGTCGAGAATCAAGAGACACCGATTCAATGTGCGAAACGTGAGCTTATTGAAGAAGCTGGGTTTATTGAGGATCGTGATTATAAAATCGTATCAAACCACCCAATATTTATTGGAAAATATGTAAATTTCATGTACCGAACATTTTTATGTGTTTCGGAACAGGAAGTGATTCCAACATTGAACTACGAGCACCTTGACTATAAATGGGTAGCTCTCGATGAAATTCCTGACAACAGACATTTCGGATTACAGGGATTGATGACTGATCCCAAAGCAATGAGAAAGCTATCATACATGTTGAATCCGAAACTCGGAGGGAACAATGGATAAATTTAATAAAGAAGTGAATGAAGAGATCCTTAAGCACAAGTGGATTGAGTCTGAGAAAGTTGGTAAAGACATCGGTATCAGGAACGCAAGGCGTGACTGGCTTATTAACCATTGGGGTAGATTTAAGAACTACTTCGACCGCAAAGAGGCTGGGTTGATTTCCGATGAGTAATGTTTACATCCTGAAAGACCCTGTCTATAACGAATCTACATCTCGCATAAACAATTTCACACTTGAATGGATCAAGTGGTATCGTTTTGCGAAGATAGCTCCTAAAGAACACAAGATCGAATCATCGGATATCGTGATAGTTAATCTATACGATGGTGTTGATCCATGTGCTGGGTACGATATTCATCCAACCGCAAAACGTATTTACATTGTTCATAAAATCAATCGTGACAATGTCAAGCATCTTGAGGATGCAAATTTTATCATATACATAAATGATGTCATGCAACAGATTGCAGAACTTGCGGGTATTCGAAAACCTTGCATTGCATGTCCTCGATATCCACTGTATGAATTTTTCGGAACTGAATTTCTCAAAGAGGATTTTGTTCATATCGGTGGTTGGTTTTTTGATGACCGGATCGAGGGATTGACTGATGCTTTATTGAATATGAATTCGAAGCTACCAAAAGATATTCAATATCACTATTACTATGTGTGGGGTGGCGTTGAATCCAGAAAGAAAAAAATTCACGATCAGTTCGAAACATTGCGGAAAATACCAGTGCTGAATAATCGAGTGCATACATTTGTTGAGAGTGAACTCTCATACAATATTTCGCTGTTTACCACACGTATTGCCAAATACGGGTTCATACATCGAAATGCACCAACCATTGAAGAAGTCTTTGATCTAATCAATTCAAAAGATCAGTCAATACTTAATTATAGTATATCTGAAAGTTCAATGTTATCTATGTACCAATCAAGTAATGTTGATGTTATTACTACCGATAATATCGAATGTATTCCATTATATCGGGATACTAATCATTTCACTTTTCGAGACTTTGCTGAAATAATTAATAATGCAGTAAAAAAGTTTTCCTAATTTTTTCCTGATTTTTGTATATTTCAGAACATGAAAGTTCTAACAATCATCTACAAGAACAATAGTCAGCCAGTGGAAGTGAAACTTCCTGCTGCATTAGCGGATCAACTTTACCACGATATTTACAATGCAAGACTTAAGGGTGATACCACTCTTCGAATTGAAGGTCCAAACGTATTACGATTTATAGATCCTACTCAGATTGTGGATTGCATGTCGATTGGAATAGCGTAAAAATTTTCACAAAAAATTTACTCAAAAAACACACAACAAATGCTACCTTTCAGGTAACGAGGTGAAACATGAATTTCAAGAAAATACTCAACGTACTGGAATTTGTTGCCAAAATTGCAGCGTTCCTTAGTCTTACTATGAGCGTAGTAATTAAGACACGAGTTTTGCTCGGTCTTAGCAACAAGAAACCAAAATCTGAGGACAAATCGGATGAAGATAAATCATAAGCTGATACGAGAAACAATCAAATGGTTTACATTTGCTCTGTTCGCTATTTCCGTAGCTTTCAAAGTAAAAGCCATCATCGAACATGGTGGTGTTAAATCCATCAAAGATCCGAATGAAAGTATTCCTGATGATACGGTTCCCGTGGAAGATTATGATGACGATGATGATGATGATGATGATGATGATGATGATGATGATGATGATGAGTCTTAAGTGTATGAAAAAGAATCCCCGGCCATAGCATGCGAATCTATTGGAAGTGCACACGGATAACCACCCACGATATTAACTGGAGACGAGCTACATATGAACGAATGGAATTTTGGTGACAGCTTTCCATCAATTGAGATTGATGCGGATTACTGGAAAACACTGACAATGCAGGAGAAAGGCCAGTATTTTCTTCGCCTCATTTTCCAAGAAAAAGATCTTGGTAACCGCATCAATATGTTGAATTACATTCTCGGTAATTCAGCAAAAATTATGCGTACCTTTATCAAGAATCCTGAAGTAAAGGAATATGCGGACATTTTTGAAAATGCTGCCCATCTGATTTCTGTAAGTGCTGCCCTCGGTAACGTGGTTAAGCAGAAACAGAAATTCAAGAATACCAAAAACAATGAAATCGCTAAACTGATGGGACTACCCAACGGTAATTATGTTAGCGAATCCCGCCTTGATATCACTCATGCAATGGCAGAAGCCTTTGTTGATATGACTGATTATCACAAGGATAAGTATTCTATGACCATCGACAACGTTGTTGCTGATGATCCTAAGAATAAGAGTGGAGACAATCCAGATGCCGATGGCGTGTCCAGTATTTCTAAGACCATCAAACTTGCTGGTACTGTGGATAAGGACAACAAATGGGGTCTTATTATTAAAACCACTGGCGGATTGTTTGATGATGAAGATACAACTAGCACAACTAAGTGTACGTTGTTCTTCCCGAATACTGGCATGAAAATGCATCCAGAAGAACTTCAGGAACGCATTCAGAAAGTCATGTATGAATTGTATGTCGAAAAGATTGACACCCGTGCCAATTATATCGAGATCAAGGGTACAAGACTGGAAGTCTGTAAGCGTGAAGAAATTGATGTTGAAATCAAGAACATCGATGTCAAGCGTATCACCAATACCATGCGTAAGGTGCTGGAAGAGAACGAAAGACGTGGCATGATTTTCGTCGGCGAACCCGGAGTAGGTAAGACTATCTGCGTCCATAAGGTTACCAATTATTTCCGTGATCGTTTGGTGTTCTGGGTTAGTTCTGACAGTATCAATTCTGTTCTTGGTATTCGTCAAGTGTTCAAGATCTTTGCAATGTTCCCCAATTGCATCATCGTGTTTGATGATTTGGACTCTGGTCCTTTCACCGGTAAAGATGAAGTTACTGGTGAATTCATCAAGATGCTGGATGGAACCAACAACCGTGAACTGAAAGCATTCATTCTCGCAACTGTGAATGACCCTTCCAAGTTGCACAACACTCTTATCAATCGTCCCGAACGTTTCGATGAAGTGATCCATGTGAAGAATCCTGAAAGCGAAGATGAGGTAATCACTATCATTTTCGGCAAGGCTGAATCTAAGGGATATGTGCGTAAGGAAGAAGTCGATGAAGATCCTGATATCCTCGAAGATGAAGATGTGAAGGGTCCTATCGGATTTACTGAAGACGATCCTGAATTACTTGCACTCGCACGTACAATCATCAAGGAACGTTTCACCCATGCAATGGTTGCTGGCTTGATTAAGGATGCTCACTTCCGTATCAATGCTGGTGAGCCGCTTACAGTGGATGCACTGAGAGCTGCGGTGGATGAACGCCTTGCTTCGATTCAGACTGCAAACATGGTTGCTAAGAAGGGTAGACTGCACGTTGATATGGACAGTCTATCCGATGAAGCCAATGCGAATCTGATGAAGAAAAGTAAGCTGTAATGATAAAGACTTGGATACGCCATTTTATCTATGATATATCCATTGATGTGCTATTCAGAGAGTTATACAAAAACTTTGTGTTCACCTCGATGGATTTTTCAATGGTAACTGGACCGCTGGATACACTTAGAGCACAAGGACATATTGATGGGTATACTATCAGCTATGACCCCGAAACTAGGCAAGCCACGGTCGATATTGACGTATCCAGTCCTTTCTTACGTGCTATACTCAAGAATCTGATAGACCAACATCGTTCACAACAAAAAACATGATTAAGACTCTAATCAAGCATCATATATTCGATCACTGCATATCAGTTATGTTCGACCGAATATCAGATAACTTCCGAAAAAAACCCACTCAGAAAATCAATATGCCAATGAGATTCTCCGTAAAAGTAGGAGAACTTCCCGCTCGGCCATATGTCATTCGATCACGTGAAGAATCGATGGCAGCACTGAAATCCCAGATCAGTAAATATTCCAAAACAGTGAAATATCCCTATACTTTTGATACATAATTTAGGGTATTTCTAAACATATTATAGTAACTTAATGGCATGCGGAGTATAATACTTTCCCTTGCCATTTTTTATAATATGACATTTAGATTCGACCGACATCGTGGGTGGGATTTATTTGTAATTCGACTTCGGTTAATATCGAGCTGGATCATCATTTCCTGTCATGAACGAACAATGGCTTGTATGATGGATACTATGGTAAAAGAAATTCAACATGAAGTCGATGTCGAAATACTTGGGAAGATGCAAGAGGTTGCCAATGCTGAAACTTTTAATTAAACATCAATTGTGTGAATATGCTATCGATACTGTATTTGATCGATTGATATTTAATTTTGCTTCCCGCAAGATGAAGTATGATGACATACAATTCGGGACCACCCCCGGATATGAAGATGGATCTCCACGGATAACTATCATACATAATGGCGTAACTTACGTAACATATTTTACTCGTGAACTATTTAACGATATTGCATTAGTACATGGCAAATTAGATGCCCAAAAAATGCTTCGAGAAGCACTTGCATATGAATTCCATCGGTTTACTGGAATGATGGTGGTAATGTGATAAAAACTCTCATCAAACATCAATTGACGGAGTATGCAATTGCAGTATTTTTCGATAATCTAATTGATGGGTTTTGCTCACCTGAACTCAAACGAAAGCGGAGAAAACTTTATTTTCCTGAGTTAATTCCCTTTGACGAAGTTGAAGTTATTCCATTGAGTGAACCCATCGGACTTCGATTTGCATTAAGGTATATATATGATAAAAATAGCTCTGAAACATTTTCTCTATGACCAAGCAATTGATGTCTTCTTCAAAGAAGTCGTTAAAAATTTTGTGCGTCCGAATCTTGAGCAATCGGTAGTCGATAAAATTTTAGCGTTGGCTAACCAAATTCGAATGCAGCCGATTCCAATTGGAAGTAAAGTTCGACGGATTTCTTCCAGTTATACGCTTGAGTCATGTTCTGACATAGAAACATGGCACTCTCCAGAACTCGATGATATGCTACTTGAAGTTCTAATGGAAGAACTTAATCAAAATGGTAGTAAATACTATCCTACCTATATCAGCGGCGGCGGGTGGAGTAGCGGAACACAAGACTCTGGAATTATATTCTCACCATACATATCAACTATTTTTTCATCAACTGAAGAAAATTGATTGACAAGTTCCGATTTTAATCTATATTTATAGCATTATGAGACACAATGAATTGACATATAATCTTTCCGGCATATCAGTACTTCCTACTGAAACTATCATCGCCGCTCAATTCCCGCCCCGTGTGGTGTAGTCTCTCCTTTTCCGCAAAATAATTCTATCAAAATTAGTTGATTGCATAATCTACAGGATTACTGAATTCAATTAATTCTAACTGTGAGTAGCTCAAATTGGAAGAGCTTACGGTTTGGGTCCGTAGGGTTGGGGGTTCAAGTCCCTCCTCACAGAGATTACTAGCTATAGCTCAGTCTGGGAGAGCGTCTGTCTGGGGGACAGAAGGCCGGGGGATAGAAGCCCTCTAGCTAGATATACAGTCTATGGTGTTTAAGAAAAAATCCCAATAAACCGAGTAAATTGACTATATTTACTTACATCTTTTGGAGGATGTACCATTGTGAAACACAACAGGAAGAAAAAACGATACTGGAATCATAAGCACACAACCGTGCTTAAGTTGAATAAAGCATATATGCCCATTGACGTATGTACATGGGAAGAAGCTGTATGTAATTGGTTTGCAGGACGAGCAAGTATCGAAGCAAGCTACGATGACATTTTATTGCATTCCGGTTATTCAAAAGATTCTACTGAACGTAACGTCATGAATTGTCCTGCTGTGATCCGTATGAACAGTGATGAAGTAAACCAATACCAAATGGTAAAGATTCTTCCTCTAACCAGAAAGTCATTGTACGAACGTGATAATGGTCGATGCTGCTACTGCGGAGCCTCATTCACAATATCTGAAATGACCGTGGAACACGTGTATCCGGTATCTAGGGGTGGGCTAAGCGATTGGACTAACCTTAGAGCATGCTGCTACGATTGTAACCATGAGAAGGGTGACAAACTTCTTAGTGAGCTTGGATGGAATCTTAGAAAGAGAGTTGGTGTTCCGACTCTGTCTCGAAGTGCACCCAAGAGTATCGTAACCAAGATTTCTGGACACATTCCGCATGAATCTTGGCGACAGTACATTTACTGGGAAATCGAACTCGAAGAAAAGGTAAGGGATATCGGATGATATCCCTTCTTTTCAAACATTATATCGGAGAGTGGTGTATCAACCACGTCTTCGATTCTATCAAACATAATTTCTCCGATACATCACCAATCGCAGTCGGTAACACATTTCGTGAAATCGTGATAACCACTGGTCCTTTTATCGCTCAGCATAAAAATTGCGTGATAACTGATGTGTATTCGGGTACATATTTGGGCAAAGAAACAACCCTTTTTAATTTCACTGACAGTACAGGTGATCGCATTTACTGTTGTGACTTCTTTTCAGTTAAACTCAATCGCTAATCGTATAAACATAAAGAGTAACCCCTTTATGTATTTATGATAAAGATTGCACTGAAACACTTTCTATACGAACTGTCCATTGACATACTGTTTAACAAGTTAATTCAGAATTTCAATGCATTAACAGATGAATCTATTCCGAAAAAGGGTGATTTCATCAAACGTGCTTCTCATATCTATGGGGATGAACATTATTACAACTGTGTTGTGAAAAATGTCGAGACTCGTGGATCTTCAATTGACCCATACCACATTGTATATTTGACATATGAATCCTCATCAGGTGCAGATCTTGATGAACTGTACTATAATGATGAGGAATTGATCGAAGATGAAGATGATATGGTAATGATTGACAGCACACAAACATTGGCCGATTTGATTGACAAAGAAGATTTGGAATTTGTTGAAGGTGATGGATACATTGTATTGAATTCAAAGTATTACGTGTTTCACCGATGATAAAGACGTTTGTTAGACATACAATCCTTGAATTCTGCATTGAAATCCTATTCAATCAGGTCATGCACAATTTCCCAATGGATCTCGATCCGACAAAATTATTTATCGGTGAGTATATCAATGTCAAAGTGATAGTCGATAATGAAGAAATTTTATTATCTGGGTGTCGAGTGGAGCATGTGAGAGATAACTATGCAATGCTGCGATATGATGGCTCGGATCGACCCCTGTATTTGATTACGAATGGAACTGATTTGTTGGAAATTAAGGGAAACATGAATTAAGTGAAGATTCTTTTTCGTAGTCAATCACCGCTGTAAATGGTATATTTTATCTTAATACAAGGAATTTATATATTATGCCAAATGTAGCGATTTATGTGACCGCTGATGGAAGATTGATGATGCTCAAATTCGAGCAATTTGATGGAAATCTGGATATTACGATTTGTGAACTAAGTGAATATACTGATACTGAATCACTCACTGATATCCCAGAGTTGCGTGAAGACCAGATATGCTTTGCTCGAATTGCATATGAATTTAGTTTTGATGATGAAGAAGGGGTTATGCAAATGGCACTACATGAAATAGTGGATTTACATAATCATGGAGAACCCGTATGTGTTGAAAACATGGTTGAAAACAATCTTGAATTCATGGGTGAAGTATATATCGAACACATCGATAATTTTTACAGATACTAATATATGATCCAGACTGCTATTAAACACAAATTGTATGAAGAATGCATTGAAATTTTTTTCAATGGTCTTATCAAGAATTTTCCAAGAAAAGGTGTGACTCCAGTAATTGGAGAGTTCTATCGAAAAATCATTGACCATGAAGTTAATGACATATACTACAACTGTAGAGTGATCAGACCTGAAGATTTAGATTCATATGATGATATGGTATGTGATTACGAAGAAGAAGGATATGATATTGATGAAATCGCAATCGCAATCATATATGAAAGATATTCGGATGATGATGGGGATGAATATGTTCCCGCCGATTACGATGAAATCGGAGAAAATACCTTCGATCATGACGAAATGCCCTATTTAGAGGCATGGAAATAATTTTTTAGTGACTGCGGTGGGGACGATTAAGAAAAAGAAAAAAAGTTGATTGACAAGTACAGAAAAAAATCTATATTTGTTTACAACAAAGCTGAGAACTTTAAGTAAGGAAATAAAACCATGTTCGTATCTTTCGAAAATAGAAATAATGAGAGAGAAAACAATCCCACCGGGGCTTGTGGTTAACGAACTTTGTTTCCGAGAACTTACAAACCCCGTTGGATATACCAGCGGGGTTTTTGTTTTCAATTGATGGGCGGTACGCAAATTGGTAAGCGGCTTGATTGTTACTCAAGTGAGTGTGGGTTCGAGGCCCACCTGCCCAGTAGAGGATCACCAACTCATTAAACAGGTGAACATGATGACTAGTAGCTCAATGGTAGTAGCTTTCGTCTGTTAAACGAAGGGTTGTAGGTTCGAGTCCTACCTAGTCAGCTAACATGCCCGTATAGCCAGTCCTGTCTTCTAAACAGGTAGCTGTAGCTGGAGCTGAAAACGCAGGTTCGAATCCTGCTGCGGGTACTAAGAGTTGGGTACTGCTCATGTCCTCTACCACTGGATATGGAATGTATATGCTCTATGTGGATGCAGAGGTGTGGTAGCCGATGTTGAAACATTGCCTGTTCGTCTAATTTGGTAGGACTCTCCGCCTGAAAGCGGGGTAATGCTAGGTTCGAATCCTGCACAGGTTCTAAATACCCCGTGGTGGAATAAGAGACTACGGAGACAATCCGTAAGACTTTGTTTCGTACATTGTCGAGGTGATGAGATCTGAGCCGTGGCCGATAAAAAGGACACGGTAAATAAGCACTAGCGTCAGATCATACAGGATGAAATTTCCTGTCGGGGTATTACTGTTTGGAGGCCATATGGCAATAAAAGGAAAACGTGCAATCGAGATAGAATTTCTGGATGGTACAACGAAAGAATTGAAGATTGGAAAAGCAGTCGCTATGAATGGTCAGAGTGAACATACGAGCGGCAAAATCTATCTGGAACAAATGAAGGATGGAGACTGGAGACTTCTTTACACTGAAGATGTGATAGAAGACTTCACAAAGGTTAAAGGATTCAATGTAGTCAGAGAAGACTAAAGGGATAGGATATAAATATGTTTACTGCATTTCTTGAACGTGAGGAAGAACGATTGTGTACATGAGTATGTGCGGTAAATATCCTATGTGAATTTTCCAAAGGCCCATACTCAGGAGAGTGTGGGTCGTTTTAATATGTCCCGTTAGTCTAGTGGTTATGACTCAGGATTTTCACTCCTGCAAGACCAGTTCGAATCTGGTACGGGATACTATGTCAGTGTTGGAGCTATTGGTTGCTCCGCCAGATTTTCAATCTGGAATCCGAACGGTGTATGCGGGTTCGATTCCCGTCACTGATACTATAAAATGATAGAAATATTTGACTTATATAAACTAATAATACGGTCACCATAGGAGCCTTATTATGAAATTATATGAATGTAAATATTGCAAGCGTACATTAAACAAAGGGGCGTTAACAGTACATGAGCCGACCTGTGAGAACATCTATAATAATATTGATACAATTATAACTGATTACTTACATGGATATTCTCAGACTATGATAAAAAATAAATACAAAATACAAACGAACTATTTAATTAAGTTATTACGTGATAACAATGTAGATATTCGTGACAGATCATCGGCAAGTAAATTAGCACATACAAAATTTTCTGAGTCTTATAAGCAAAGCGATGAGAGTAAGAAAAATTTACGTGAGAAACGTATAGCTTGGATGAAGGCGAATCCTGAAAAGACCGCTTGGCGTACTCGTAATAATCCATCATACCCGGAGAAACTATTTATACAATTGTGTACAGAGAATTCTTTATATGATGCATATGATATTGTAAGAGAATACTCGCTTGGATTATTCTATATAGATTTCGCTTTTGTTAATGCTAAAGTTGCGATTGAAATCGATGGCTCACAGCACTGGTTAGATTCTGATCGCATTGATCGTGATATTCGCAAGGAGAAATGCATAAAAGAAAATGGATGGCGACTATTTCGTATACCTGAGTTCAAGTTAAAGCAGTCATATCAAGAGATCACCAATGATTTATTGTTATTTTTAAGTGCCTCCGATATTCTTGAAAAAAAGTATGATGCCGATATTATTGAGTTTGAAGTAATTCGTAAAGCAAGATTGAACGCAAAGGAAACTAAACGCAGACTGAAAGCTAAAAAAGTTGATGCTATAGTTAAATCAAGGAGAACCGATTTCAATGAAGTTTATCCATCATTCGGTTGGTCATCCAAGTTAGGTGATACGTGGGGAATGTCATCGCAAGCCGCAAGTAAATATTGCCGTAAACATTTTGATATAGGCATTGTACATGTTCGCATAACTAAGGAGCAGATCGAAGAGTGTTTGTCAGCGAAGATGTCTTTACGTGCGATTGCTCGCATATATAACATTCATTCCGATACAGTGGGTGATTATTGTCGCAAATATGGTATCACAATTCCTACTCCTGTGTACAAGGTAGATTGGGACTCGGTAGATTTGGTATTGTTGTTAGAGAGTAATACTATCAGTGAGATAGCTCGTCAGTTGGATGTAACTCCATCGGCTGTACGAAGACGAATGAAGAAATTAGGTTTAATATAAATGTTACAAATCGGAGGATAAACAAATGAAAGTAACAGACATCATCAACAAAGAAACATCTGGATACAAAGCTGTATTCACTCACTATCGTTCTGGAAAACTGTACTACAATGTAGTAGATGAAAATGGGAAACCCCTATATGAGTTTCCCGTTGATGTTACTGATACTGCTGATGTTGGTGATACTTCGTTTGTAACTGAATACAAAGCCATTACGATGATGCGTTACATTCGGAAAGCAATTGCTTCCGAGACTATCATGAAGCTGACTCTTTGACTTCGGCATGTTTAAGATATAGATTGCAGTGACATTTTCCACTGTCTTCTATATCTTTTGCACATGCTGCCGTTCCGCATCCATGTTCCGTATCATCGGGTGGATAACATGGGCATCTATGCCAATTTTCTGCCCCAAAAAACCTAAGTTTGGCTTTAGCGATTCGTTGTGCATTACTGGAAATTACCCAGCCATTTTCATGAGCCATCTGCTCAATATTCTGTTCGATAAGTTGTAAGTCGTCCATGCCCCGGAATATACTTTTTATTATTCTATATGTCGATAAAAAATATTTTAGTTGAAAATAACCGGAGAAATTATTATGGTTAATCAACTAGAACGTGGTAGCTTGAATGTGATTGAACTTGATGTAGGCGGAATGACCCCACCCAAGATTCGAGAGTATTTGCGTGAATACAAAAAGACAATTCAGGATCAGCTCGATGAATTGAAAGAACGAGATATCAGATTTATTCTGATTCCGAAACGGAGTTACTAATAACGAATGTTTGACTATATCTTTACAGTCCGACCATCTACAGTTTGTAATATGGACTGCACATATTGTCTAGGCGTAGATGATATAGCAGCAAATCGTAAGTTCACAACATTTGATATTGATGCTATCAAATGGCACTCCGAACAATTCCCTAACAACTTATTCAGCTTCTGTGGTGATGGAGAAACAATGCTACATCCCCAGTTTGCTGATATCATCATTGAATTGAGTCAGATTACGAAAGTTACATGGGTAACCAATGGTACTCAGTTCAACACTAAAAAATTTGATCGAATTTTAACCGAAGCAAACTTGGAAAATATTTATGGGATCGTGATATCTGCTCACTTCGGACAGACTGACATGAATTCATATTTAATCAATCTTGATTCCACAATAGATAAGCTTCGAGATTTACGTATTCGTTTTGGTATCACGGCTGTGGTGTCGAATGAGAATATTGACGACATCGTTAGTCAAGCGAGTAATATACGTAAATATGAGATCAAACTAGAATCAGTTGTCGATTATCCTAAAGCAGGAACTGTTGTAAATACTGCACTATCAAATCGAACCAGAAATCTATTACGTCTGAATAATCTACGCATTGCGAATGATGCAAATCCAGTAATTACATATCCTGTAATAGGAAAACCATGCCCGAATGGGAGTAGGATATTTGAAGTATTGAGCGATGGAAATATTATTGATTGCTCGTATGATATCAACCGGACGATAATTGGAAATATAAATATCAAAGAGCCAATAAAGGCTCTACAACACAGACTATGTAAATTCGACTGTACGTATTGTTGTGACATGGTTAGGGGTGGACACAATTTTAATCACGTTGGATTTCACATGAGTTTTAGGAAATAATAATCTCAGTGGGAAGGTTATATCACCGGAAGATTGGGAGCAGCTTACCACCGATCTACGTAGAGTGGTAGGTGACCAAAATATGCGTAGTATACAGGTTCAGGTTTATTTCTGGGCATATGATATTCATGGAGCTGGTCATCTTGAAAGTGGCTACACATTCAGGAATGGTGGACGTATAATTGCATACGCAATATGGGATTCTGCAAACCTGAGTGGGTGTGATATTGTAAGAATTACCGATGATGGGTATATTATTTAGCTAAAATCCTGAAAGTTTGCTATCTTTTCTTATCCAAGAGAAAGAGGTAAATAATGAGTAAGGAACTCACGATGGAAGAAAAGGCCATCAACTATGAAACCCTTCGTCATATTGAAGCGGTTCGAAATGCAATTAGTCTCATGATACGAGAATTGACGATTCGAGGGATGGATCATGATCAATTGAAAATGCAATATCCTGAACTCACCGGATTTCTGACTCATACACATAGGCTTAAGGAGGTGGAATACGATTCTCCTGAATACAAGCAGATGTTGGGTGAACTGAAACCGACACTGGATCATCATTACGCTAACTATCGACATCATCCTGAGCATTTTCCGAATGGTATCAACGATATGAATCTGATTGATATTATGGAAATGTTTTGCGACTGGTCTGCTGCGACTGCTCGTAATAAGAATGGCAATCTACTGAAAAGCATTGAAAGCAATCGTCAGCGATTCAATATGAGCGACCAGTTGGTGAATATTTTCAAGAACACTGCATCACTGGTTGACAACATCGGAAATCGAACCTGAGCACACAATAAACATGGAGAAAACATGTACACAAAGATCAAAGCCTCTCGAATACAGGCTATGAAAGACAAGAACGAAATTACCAAAGCATTCCTTTCAACATTCATGGGTGAAATCGAAAAGGAAGCGAAAAATGCGATGACTGAGCCTACTAATGCAATGGTCGAGCAGATCGCTAAGAAAATGGCAAAGAATATTCAGGACAACCTCAAGCTATATGCTGATAAGGGCCTGAGTACCACCAAAGAAGAGGCTGAGGCGGTTATTATCACTGAATACCTACCTCAGGTGCTTTCCGAAGAACAGACCCGTGAAGCCGTTATTACGGCCATTACACAGAGTGGAGTGACCGATGTCAAGGATCAGGGAAAGGTCATGGGTGCCCTGAAAAAAGAATTTGGGAACACGCTCGATATGAAACTTGTGTCTCAGATTGTACGAGACACTCTAAATTCCTGATTGACAAAGGAAAATAGATTTCTATATTCTAACCTCAGAGAAAACTCTGGGGTTTTTACATAAATGACAAAAAC